TTTGATAGCTCAACGCGAAATACTTCTTTTTTACCATTATCAGCTACAGCCACAACTTTGGTTGTACCTTCTCTATCGAAAACTTCGAGTCCGATGAGGTTCTTTTTAACAACAGTCCCAATTTTAATTGGACCTTTTGGAGTGGAAATAAGTGCGCGCGCAGGTTGGCACGCATGAACCTGTGGATTCATGTACGAATACTTGCTCTTTTCAACCTTTTTGGTGTCAAGGTCATAGTAGTAGAGTGGCGACGTTGATGCATCGCTCTTAATACCATAAGCCCAATTCAAACCTGTATTGAACCACTGTGGGCTGTTGGGTGCGGCGATTTGATTGTAAAGCGCATCATACGTATCATTGTAAAAATCAATCGCATGATTCCGTGTTTTGAAATAACCTGACTTGATGCCCCAATACGTCCAGCAACCAGCAAGACGATGGAAAACTTGATGTGCTGATGTTTCTCCACCAAGCTGTTCCGTGAAGGGAATTTCAGGATTATCACCAGCTTCACTTCGTGCAAATTCAGTAAACACGCCTTCTTCTTGGACGGCGACAGTAATAACAGGTACACCAGCTTTGCGAATGTACTTCTGCGACAAAATGTCGCCAGCGGTCTGCGACCAATGCGACGGGACAGCAACCAAACTGGAATGCACAACCTGTCCGGTGCGTTCCTTGATCATCGACAGAATTTGTCGATACTTGTATTCCTTTTTCAGAAGCGGTGTCTTAACAATAATCTCTTGCGAGATATCAACTGTGGCATCCATATTTATCATCCTAGTGTTCAGTGATGTTTGTCAGATGGTAAAAGCATCTGAATTTGAATGAAATCTGAGGGTTTGAGCTCCAGATCGTTGTGATTCCGACAATCTCTTGAAGATTGACAATTAACCCACGTTGTACCTGTGGATTAAAGAAGTTTGCGCGACCGGCGACGATGCAATCGTTCAAATTGGAAAGCAACAAGCGTTGCATACACACGTATGATAAGATATTCTCGTGATCGCGTTTACCAGATGCATGGATGTGTTCCCGCAATGCTGCATCTTGATTGATGAGGATATCTTCCAGCGATTCAATCGCGTACGTCAGACGATTTTGAAAGGACTCTGTATACGCGTACTTTAAATCTTGATACGCTGCAATACAGGCTTGTTGGAGTATGTTATTGCAACTGTTTGCGAGATTGTACACTTCAAGAAGTGACGTATCAACCTCGACACTTTCAACCGGATTTTCGTTTTCCATATCGCTCCTCCACGCCATAAACAATGTCGAGTAGCTTTGGGACAATAAAATGTTCAACCTTTGTATTCACATTTTGCAAATTGTTTCGCAATTCTACCAGCTGTGCCGCAACGTACGTTGCCATGCGCAAATTCGGAATTGCTTTGTGTTCCTCCAGTTGTTTCTTGTAGTAATAACCCGGACCACCACGAATACCAGCAATCGTGTTCATCAAATGATGATGAATGTCTGTGAGACGCATCGTGAGTGCCCACAGGTCTTTGTCGTAGAGTTGATTGACAAGGAATTCCGCGCGCTCATCGCATGACTTGCTTGGAGAATAAAATGCCATAATCGCTTGCAGAGCAATCTTATCAATTGTCTCTTCGGCACCACGTCGAATACCTTGAATAACAAGCTCTTTGAAATCCTTGAATGTCTCTTGCTTGTTGGAGATAGACTTCAACAATTGCAGCGCTTCTCGCGGAACACGATCCGAGGCAAGTGCGATCTCTTCGCAGATACGCTTGACTTGCTTCTCCGGAAAATCAAATGCTTTTTCGCGTTGTGCTACTTTGTACAAATGCTTTGCCAGCGTCATTTGATCCGGCTTAACAACACCCACTTTGTGCAAGCGATTCAGCAACGGAACTTCTAGCATCTGGGGTCTGTCTGTACACAGAATCCAGACAACCCGATTGTGTTCGGGTTCTTCAATCGTTTTAAGAATGGCAGACTGTGCTGGACCGCGCAACGAATGGACCTCATCAAGGATGAACACCTTGAAGGGTCCAACAGGAAGGAACTTCGATTGTTCGATCATTGCACGAATATCGTTGATACCGTTCTGGTCGCCGATGTTCTTTTCAATGATATCCGCTTTGTGTCCACCCGACAAACCAAGTGCAGCGATCTTCGCAAGTGTTGTTTTACCACAACCCGATGGTCCATACATCAACAGAGCATGAACATCTTTCTTCTTGATAATCTTTTCAATTTCTTGCTTTGGTCCTTCGTTGCCGAGAACCTGTTCGACCATTGTGGGTCGATACTTTACACTCCACTGTAGTAACTGTTTGTCTTGCATCTGAAATGGTATCCTGGTAGAAAATCACTCTATACCTATTTTACGGTTAGAGTTACACCTAGAATTAGTAAACGGTCAGGAATGCAACCTGTCAGCGAATGTGCTTGATCGGCAATTTACTGGCCCATTTTTGGAGTATATCGTGGGCTTTTGCTTCATTTGGTGGTCGATTCATAAACAGTGTGCGATGTACTGTGCAGAGACGAGCGACCGCTGTGAGCAGCACGAGATACTTTCCAGTTTCAAGTTTGGACGCTGTTGAGCAAAAGAATACAACACCTTTGTAGGTAAAGGTGGCCAGATGCGAACTGTATTCTTTCTTCTTCTTGGGCTTCGCATCTGTTTTCATACCACGAGGAACTTGAACCATTGGTTAAAGTGCTTCCGCAAAACGTGCGATGATCTTGTCGTATTCTGCATCGCGTTTGGTATAGTCCGGTACGTCCTCGACCTTCCCGCGTCTCGTGAATCTGTCTTCTTGATATTCACTCTTTGTTTCTCTGGGAAATCGCCAGAGAACTGACTTCTCACCAAAGAAGAAATGAATTTCGGGATAAACCTGAGAATGTGCGGTTTTGTGTTCACTCTTTGTAATATATGTCACCAGCGATAGGTTAATTGGTGGATTTTCATAATCCCAAGGTGTCGATTGATAAACAGGCATCGACACACTTTGAACGGAGCACATCACGAAAACAGCAGATGACTTTTCCATTATAAACCTCAACGATGAAGAGCTGGTTTGAAAACAAGTTTCTGTACACCATCAATCAATTCTGGACTTGAAATGTACAGCTTCTTTTCAAACGTGTTGTACCACATATCTCCGACGGAGACTTCTTTGGGCGCAGTAAGACTGGCGTGCAAGAGTACTTTTGGTTTTGGAAACCAACCGTGCTCATCAAGAATACGTCCAATGAGCGGTTGCTTTACAGGCATCAACAATTCAGCTTTGACAATTGCTGGTGCCGCAAGTGCTACACCAAGACTTGCAATAAATCCGCGGCGTGACAGGTTCATGTCTTATTCTCCGTTTGGAACTTTACCAGTTAACCGAAAGTACAACGATGCAGCAATCAGTTCAATTTCGTGCTCAAGATCGATATATTCTTGGTGATCAAACGAATCTCCTTGCAATCCAAGCTGTTGCAACGCATTGAGCTTATCAATCCCAGACATGAGCATTGAAACAAGCTCGAAGCATTCCGCTTGTGATTTCTCCCCGGCCCCAAGAAACAATCGTCTGTGACCAAGTAGTGTTTTTGGTAATTTCATGATTTTCTCTTTGCTTTAATTGTGATCAATTTTTCCATTAACCCGAATGCAAGCTTGAGCGCAACACGTTGATGCATATCTTTGGTTCCTGTTCCGCCCGGAAACTCCACGGCATACATCGGTTTGTATTTGTCCAGCATCAACTGATTGCGTGCAGGGCCAGCAAGTGCGTTGTAGGCTTGTCCGTCTCGCCTATACTTTACGACGCACGGTTTTGCCTCAAGATTCGTCCAATCTGCCGGTTCTTCTTTGAAGCGTATCTTGCGTGATTTTGCCCACGCAATTGCAAGCTTATCGGCACCATCCGCACCACCCGCGATGACAAAATCGAATTCATATTTCGCATGGAGCTTATCGAGAAACTTGAACACGACGCGCTCGTTGTTAAAATCACGTCCACCATACACGACAACAGAAGCTTTGAACATTGTGTTTACCCCAAAGAAAAAGCCGATGGGTGGCTCAATCCCATCGGCTTACAGTGTATTTGTATGTTACGTTGCCAGTGCGTAATCGCCCGGCTTATCTTTGTCTTGCGGATTCAACGCATCGCGCAAACCGGACGGCATCGGAACACCTTTGTTTTCCAACATGCTTGCCGTTCGATTGTACGACGCATCACTGTCACTGGTTTTCTTCATCAAACGAATGACGACACTTTCTTCTGCATCAATGAGCGCTTGCAAGTCTTCCATTTGATCACGGTACGTTTCCGCAAGCTTCGTCTTGTCCGTGCGATGTTTGGCTTTCTGTTCAAGCATCCGACCGTTGAGCGTTTCAAGCAACTTGTTTGCTCGGTCGATTTCCAACTGAATGTCGTTGCATGCTTCCTGGTTCAATGCATCGCATTCGTTGTCGGAAATGTTGTAATGTGCTGTCGCACTTTCCAACGCGTTGTGCAATTCCTCAAGACGATCTTGCGATGTTTTCAGCATATTGCGACGCTGGGCTTTCACAGAATCCCGCAGCTTTTCAACTTCCATATTGACGGCATCACTGCGCTGCAAGCCAGCGTAGGCGCCAGCGCTTACTTTGTTGGGTGTTGAGATCGGGCGAGCAACACGCGCTTTGTCTTCGTCACGCGGATAAAGTCCGGCTGAACTACCAGCGACAGGTTTTGGTACACCCGGAAATGGATCGCTTTCCGCTTTGCGGATTGCATCACGCGTTTCTTTCTGAACATCGGTACTGACGATACCAGCCATTTCACGATCAATGTCAACCATCTGCATTGTATCCTCTTTCTGCTGTGGAAGGGTTGTAGACTAGACACCCTATTATAACACAGATTGAAGGCCGACACAAGCCCTATTATCGCAGCCCTAAAGGCCGTGGAAGCGTGTTTGTAAGCAGCGGTTGCTTGCTAACATCGGGGAAGTAGCCGATTGTATCACCATCTTTCGGTATGGGAAATTCACCAAAATAACCGGTCACACGACCATCTTTGGTATTAAAGCATTCTGCTTTCACACGGAAGTTGATACTCTCTTCCAACGTTTTTTCATCGGTGACGATGAAAAAACGGTTGATCTTTAACTTCTGTGGATTCGGGTTGATCACAGGTGTTCCAATAACATCCCCAACGTTGGTGTTCAGCGGAATATTTGGGGCATTGTCAAAGATTTTAACATCAGGTTTTGATCCTCGACGGATCAATTCGCGTGCAACGACCAACCCAAACTTATCAAGGAAGTCAGCAACAAGTGGTGCTTTGTGTGTGCATTCGATGTACCGCTCCCCTTCAGCTTTATAGTGTAAGGTGGTCTTATCACGGGTGACTGTATACCATTCCGGTTTGCTGTAAACCCGTGGTGTACGGCTCAACCACTCCGTTCCAAAATTTGTGTAACTTTGTACGACCAAACCAGAAACAAAGATAAGACCAAGAGTGAGAAATTTCGGAAGATACTTGTTCATCTTACTTTCTTTGCGTTCGCTCATCGAGACGCTCCGTTTTTAGGAAAAGTTGAAGTTGTCCATCCTCCAAACGACGGAACTGACCTTTAAATTCTATACTCAAATTGTTTAAGTCTTCACGAAGTTTTTGGTTATCTGTTCGAGACTGTTGCAATTCACTTTGGATGTTCTTCACCGAATCGAAAAAAGTTGTAAACTCCTCACTCTTTTCCAACAGAATCGTAATGTCCTTTTGATTGTTAAAGGGGACCATAATCCAATCGATCAACTGGTACGTCGCATTGATAAAAAGACCAAATAGAAAGACAAACGTAACCACAACCCACTGAGCGAGTCCGTATCGCTCTTTTACTTTCTCAATAGTTTCCCACCAATGAGACATTTTACCAACCTTTTTATGGAGCCCATTTGGCGTATCATAAATTAGAGTACATTCTTAAAAGAATTAGAATCTTGAAAATAATACTGTTGAAAAGCAAACCGATTAACCCAAAGAAAAAGCCGTGTCGGGGAGGAACGACACGGCTTCTTGGCATTGTAGGTGAGTGACTAGACCGCTCCACCTCGCTTTCGGAGGAAAGGATCGGGAAGGAATCTACTTCGATAAACTGCGTGGTTGCGCACGGTATTTATCAAGCGGTTCTTGATCATAGCTACCCCTTCACAACAGTGCCTTACGCAGAAGAATTAGCATTCTCCGACCTGATTTGCTGGAGAAAAAAGCGGCTGGATTAATCCAGCCGCCAAGTTATACCATTCAGGGAGGGAAACAAGAAGACACCGGGGAGGAGTCTCCGATGAGGAATTAGAAATTCCTGTTTTCGGACGGTTTGCTACCGAACAAGACTTTGGAGCTCGTGATACGACAAATCAGGCATGTATGGTACGTCATGCGAATTTGCAAAAGCGTCCGGGAATGTTTGATCCGTCGCATACTTGGTAATCACCGCAATCGCGTCGTGCGAATGGAGAGATTCCAAATGTGAGCACACAATACGAAAGTCGTAGATATCCTCGCGCGCATCAAACACGTGGTAAAGTTGACGTGCAGCGTCTTCGACAAACTTGGTATAACTGCCGTTCAATTCTGCAAACGCTTGTTCATCGGCACGCTTGACCATCACCTGTGTTTCTGTGTGGAGCGCATCCGTACACAACTCTTGAATTTCTTCAATCCAAATGTGGGGTTGGTTCGAATCCAGTTTCAACTGCACGCGCGCAACCGATCGCTGTGAGTGAGAAACCGTTGCCTGATTGCGGTGCGCACGCGCATGTTCTGCCAATTCATAGCTGCACGGACACGCCGACGAATACACAAAATCAAATTCGATGGCGTGATAAATAGAATCCGATGATTCTTCATCCCCAACCACACGCAACCGGAACAACACGTCGTAGTATTGATACCCTATCAAGCCCTGCGTGCGCAAAGCGGGTTGTAGAATCGGATACGAGAACTTGATCAACAGTTCCGCGTTGAGTTCCCCACTCCGCTTGCGAATATCTTGCAGCACGGTTTCCAACGCTTTCAGCGTAAATGTCCCACCGTGATTGGTGTTGCAATGTTCGTAGAACGTCCGAATGATCCGGGACATGTTGATGCCCTTCTTTTCAGACTCCAAACTAACAGTGCCTGTGATTGACGCTTCCACAATCTGCGATCCACCATCCCGGCGGGCGATGGTGAGCGGCACGCGAAAGCGATGAATCCCAACATGGGGGATCGCAACGCGTGCGCCTTTGAAATCACCATCCTGCAAATCCGGCAACGAAGCAACATACGCATCATCAACCACCAGCGTGGTATCGTACTGTGTGTCCGGTGATGTATACGAATTCCGAATCATGTCATTCAATCCCTTGCGACGTCTCTGTATACCTTTTACGGTCAGTCAAGATCGTCCAAGTCATCCAGATCATCTTCATCTCGTTGCCGAATGCGTTGCGCCAAAATAAGCGTATCGTCACTGATATCCAAATTGATCAACTGCAATGTCAGTTGTACATACTCGGCATCCGGTGTTCCCGCCGGGCGCGTCTTTTTCTTCGACAGCTTGAACACGTAGTAGCCATCGTACGACCCAAACTTCTTCTTGAGACCGTTGAAATCGCACTTGATCAACGCGTCCAGTTTGACGGGGTTGTTCCCCACAATCTCATGCAAACGCTGGGAAAAGCGTGCGGCGGCATCGTCACACGCGATCTCCGCGATGGCGGCGTAGGCATCCCCAATCCGTTGGGCGTCTTCAACGAGACGCTTGACTTGCTTGGTAATTTTCTTCGTTCGGCTGTTTTTGCTGGCTGTCATGATACTCTCTCACTCAATCTGTGATGCACTTCAATTGTTCATGCTGTGGTGATAATTTACAAACCATGTAGTCTTCGGAGTATAGCACATCCGAAAAGGAAAGTCGAGCGTGCACGTTGTACATCGTACTGATCAGTACAATAAAAACAAGAGCGCTGAGAAGGGTTGGTGTGTGAAGGCGTTGAAACATAGTAATCCCCAAAGATGGTGTGTTGGTGCAAAAACAACCGAACGACGAAAACCCTATCAAGAATTAAGGATTATTTCGGTCTTTGCTCCACAGGTGTCTTAGGACGTACTAAAGCTAAAGTTGCCGTACGCTTCCAGTGCGTCAATAAAGTTTGCTTGGGATTCAACACGCTTGTAGGCCATGGCCAGGATCAGCGCTTCGCGGGGTGCGTCGCTTGCACAGGTTTGATGTGCTTCTGCGGCTGAGCTCCAAGATGACGTTTCGCACCACACATCTTCAGTAGCACTGAACGCGTAGGTGCGTGGTTCAGTACACAACTCCAACCGCGCAGTGACCAGTGCATCTTCGTTGAAGTCAATCGGATCGTGGAGATCGTTGTGACGTAGCCACCGATTGAACGCTTGTTCGGTATCACCTTCTTTCTGGTAAAGACCAAGCCGTTCGAACTCACGGTACGACAGCGGTGACAGTTCACGCCGAACGCCATCTGTCCACACAAGAAATTTACGCATTGTTACATTCCCCTGTGAACGAAGACTCTGATAACATGTGCACCACGGGATTCTGGGAGCGGATGTTCTGTTTGTTGGATAGTAATCCGGTTCTCTCTCACACCGACGTGCTGCCGAATCCAGTTGAATGCATCTTCGTATTCGTATATAAAGGGCGTGTAGCACGCGTCATCTGGATTTAGTTCAACATAAAATGTTGTCGCTGTTGCAATCGCTTCAGCATGCTTCTTGCGTTTGGTATACGGAATGATCAGTGGTGTACTTACCATTGTTGTCCTCATTTTTTAAAAACTGGAATCGGTTCTAGGTTATTGCCATAGCTCAAGACACGCGCAAGCTCTCGCCCCGCACGCACGGCTGTTTTATGCAATGCAACCAGATCGTAGTCGTTCGGAATACGCCCGGTTTCTGCGAGCGCGCGATTGCGCTCCAAGTCTTTGAACGAATCGCGTAGAATCTCATCAACTTGAAGTTTGACGTAGTATGGAAAGCGGAGATCAACACCACCACACAGCACGACAGGTTGTCCATTCTGTTTGACGATTTCACCAGCAGCGTCACGTTTAAACAAGACAGTCTTTTCACGAATTTCGCGCCGCAACCGCAACGGATCAATCTTCTTACCACAAAACTTGCGAACAATCGATGTGAACGAATCGTCGTTGCCAACAAGATTACGACGGCGCTTGAGCGGTTCGATGAGATCGGTCAAACCTTTTTCTTTGAGAAGCTCCCAAGCTTTGTCCCATTGTTTGGTGGTTACACGCAGCATTTGTTCGATGTGCATTTCTTCTTCCAGAACGAACTTGTAAAACATGCTGAGCGACGGATCCACAGTGAGGCACTGTTCGAGAAACTTACGCACATCGTTGGTCTTGAATATCTTTCCGATATAATCGATGCTGTCATACGCTTTGCTTAGCTCAGAACTAAGCTTGACGATACCCGCTGTGTGGATTGATAAATCAAGGCGTATACTTTGACGTGTGAACGCATCTATTTCTGCCTCGTGCTTTGATACTTTCTTTTTCGAGTACCCCTTCTCCAGAGCTTTCTTTTGTTGCTCATCCGTGACGTGATCTTTGTTGTAAAACCCCAAAGAAAAGGTCGGGCGATCACCGGATGTAAACTTCAGCAGAAAACCAGTGCGCGCGATCGGTTCACCATATTTTGTCAGCACACGCTTTGAATCTTTGTCTTCAACGGCAAACTTGAGGGAATCGCGAATACTAACGCCCTGTCCGTTTGCACGAACCTTGCAGTGCATGTATGTGTCACCCAGAATCGCCGCCAGTAGATTGCGCCGTTCGTAACTTGGAAGCTTCTTGCAGTAGTCTGCAAACTGCATCTTCATAATCGAATTGTTGAACTTTTCTGTATCGCGCGTCAACGGACACGGCTTGCTGTCTTTGCGCAACACATAAGTATTGATCAAGTCGCTTAGAATGAAGAATGGAAGCGTGAACATTTCTGCAAAGAAGTTTGCTTTCTCACGCGCCGAACGCATACTCATAAAGGGAACGGAGTTGTCTCCGGATAGCAGTTGAGTCGGCGCACAATTTGCATTGATAAAGTATTTTGTTTTTTCTGTATTCCCTGATTCTTTTCCACTGCGGCAGTTGATGTAGAATGTAAAGCTTGAATGGTAATCAAGGCAATCCTTGTCGCCGTACACATTGATGTGAATGCCATTCGTTGTCTTGTTTGTTGACGTTGTGCGACCCAGCATAGTATCAACAATTTCATTCCATTGAATTGATACGTCTTGTACATCAGAGAGACGTTCAAACTTCGGCAATGACGAGCCATAAGGTATTGCGGTTTTCGGTCTGTCTATTTTCAAGTAGACGGTTAGACCAAAGCGTGTGAATTTGAGTTCACGATCTTCGGCAAAGAGCATGAGCAAGCATGCAAACTCGTCTTTCGTTATTTCACTTCGTCCCGTGCTTTCACCAACAGCATTACCTACACCAATCCCAACGATTGAATTGTCTGCAATGTTGTAGCTGTAGCTCCGTCTATCCAATGCGCCTGTCATAATAACCCCGTGTGTCTTTTCTGTACTTTACGGGAATTAGCATTCCTCATACCCCTCGGGTTAGTGTTTTTTTAACAAGGTCCAGCGCTGTTAAAAAAACACTTGATCGATTTTGATCGGGCTCGCCCTATATAATATTATAATAGATATACATAATGGATAATTATCAGCGAAGAATAGGGCTGCCCCTGACTTACAAAATAGTATGAAAATATCACACCTTTTTGTAAGTGCTTAAGCGCCGTGCAGAACAAGTCGATGGTCCTCCTTCGGCGGAATCTCGTGCTGGTACATGAATATAACACACAGAGAGAAAAGGTTTACAGTCAGTCTCGCTGTCCACCAATAAGCCGCGCCGTAAATCGAAAGCCACAAAAGAAACATAAGATACGGGATGATCATAAGTCTAAAAAGAGGCATACCCGTGTTTACCACGTAAACGCGTGTGTTCACATGATTAATTGACGTGATCGGACCTTTTGGATAGAAGACCACGTTTGTCGAAAACAAAACAATTGCAAATGTTATAAACGATCCTGGCTCTGTGATTGTTCCTTGTATGATCGACAGCGCAATCTCCGTGACAACCGAGCCATTCATCAACAGATAGCGGTGGATACGTGCCTTTGTCTGCAACCAGAAACCGATTGCATTGACAAGGTCAAGATAGGCGTCGTCAACACGCTTCAACCAATCAAGCATTTTCATGCGTCATATTCCTCAAAATTTGGTAGCACCGAGTCCAGTTCACGCAACGCACGGCGGATGCCGCGATCATATGCGTCTGGTTGATTGTAAGACACGCGATCAAGGTAATTGCACGTGTCGCACAAGTCAGCCCGATCCGCTTTGAAAATCAACTCACGTGCAAAGTCATAGCCACGCTGTTCTTCGCGTTCTTCGTCAAGAACGAACCACCTCTTTAACCATCCAAACACAGTTACCTCCTGATTGCACGAATCAACGCAAAGGATGCGAGATTCTTTGCCTTCGCTTCCAGTTGAATATCAACGCCCGCGTCAAACCACCGTTTCGCATAGGCAACCAAACCTGGGTGCCAGACGTAGTTGGAATGCGCACGGTAGGCTCTTGGTGATGCACCAACGAGCGTGAAACGTACCTCTTTTAGAGGACTAGGGTAATCCCTATGTGAGGCCGAAACAGCCTCTGGCAGAGGCGTTGACAGGTGAATTTTCGGATTGAAACCGTCCCACGTTGCACGAATGCGTTTGACGAGTTTACCGTGTGGTTCTTGCCAAACACCGCGATTCACCCAATCGTGATGCACATCATACACGTAACGCACGCCTAGATGCTCACACAACCGCAACATTGCAAAGGATGACCAGGAAAACTCGTCGTTTTCGAGCGATATCAGCCGTTTCGCACGTTTGCTGAGTCGCGCCCACGACCAGTCCCAGCTGTCAACAGTAGATCGCGCGCCGCCATGCACATTCACGCAGAAATCGTCTCGCCCAATCCCCGCGTACCCCAAATACTCCGCGAGATCGCAGTGGTACTCAAATTCACGCATCGATGCTGTGCGCACCGCTTCACTGGCAGGCTTTGCTGTGTTGGGGGAATACGACTGAATACTAAGCGGCTTGTTGTTGATGTGGCTAGACGTGTTGCCTTGAAACTGGCAATCAATAAACGAGATATCGCCGCAGAATGCGTTCTCTCCGAGTGCCGCCAGATACAACCCTTCTCCAACACCGTTGAAATCATCGCGCTGTGTCACGCGCACAACGTCGAAGTGGGCGGCGTTGATAACAGACAAGCCGCAACCACCAAGTTGGTACAGATTTACGTCGCACAGTAGCGTTCGCCGTGCATTTGCGTACATCCAGTAGCCTTGGCGTCCAACTTTGACACCACCAGCAATGTTGTATTGACTTGGCGCTTCAATGTCAAAGCGCTGCATCGAAATAGAACCGATCGCATTCACGCCACCGTCCGGATTGACTGCCGGATCAAGACTGGCCAATGGCTGTACTTCAATTGCAAAGCCCGTGCCAGCATTGATGATCTTTGAAAACTGACCATCGAGATCGAATTCAAACAACGGTGCGGTTTTGGACACGCGACCTTGCTTCACGATGAGCGGTTGCGTCACTTTGTAACGCTTGTTTTCTTCAAGCACCAGCGTTTGATTGAGCGTTTGTGCTGAATTGATCGCGTTTTGTAGCGCTGCGGTATCGTCCGTAAAACCGTCGCCGACAGCACCAAAAGTAGAAACGTTGACCGTCATGATATCTCCAATGTGTTTGAGAGTGCATGACAGAATTAACGTGGCAGAAAAGCCCGGTGAAGTGACTTCACCGGGCTGATATTTACGCGCTGAGGCCAAAGCCTTCAAGGGTTGCTTTGCGAACGCGGGCACCCAGATCAAGATCAAGGCACTTGTAGACACTTTCGCGCGAACCGGCTCCAAACAAACCGTTCATCAACTTGAAGTGATCGGCGATGCCGTCTTGGATTGCTTTCAGCGCAGAATCTTTGTCCCAGCTGTACAAATTGTTTTCAGGGTTGCGCACTTCGACAACTTGTCGGATGCCATGCATGAAGCCGACTTCCTCACGAATGTCACGAAACGACAACGGTTCGTTGTTAAAATACTTCCAAACATTGCCGCGTCGGACAAGCTCCATATCGCTGTCCCAGGCATGCGACGAACCGCAACCGGCGTATTCACCGTTCGGATAAACCCAGTCTATATCGTAGCTACCTTCACCTTGGTGATGCGTGTTCGTGTCCTCAGCCCAACGATAATCGATGTTATAAATACGGCGCTCGGCAATATTATCTCCGTGATACACATGCCCACCATTCACCGGACGAACGATGTCGCCTTCCCAGAACTTTGTTTCTGGAAGATCGCCGATGCGGATTGTACGCCTCAAATGATCTTCTTGAATATGCATCGTAATTGTTTTGTTTTTGTGGATAGGATCAGCCCACAAACCCTGTTTACGGAGATCGTAGTGTTCTTTCGACTCTGGCGCAACCTCGCAGTTGTATGTGTCAACGTTGACTTCTTCAGTTGCACCCGCCCATAATACCATCCAATTCCCGTCATTTTCGTAGATGCCAGGAACCTTGTTCGAATAAGAATTGTAGCGCGCAACATAGTTGCGATAACGCCCAGGCCGTACGCAAACACCAATCGTGCCTGCTGCGGGATGGCCTTCCCGATGGTAACCCTCTTTGTCTGCGGTTGCAACGATGACCATACCCGGATATGCAACTTGCCAAAATATAGACATGTCAGAGTCCTTCTCTGTGATTGAATGTCAAACGGGACCAGTCCCAATCACGGCTACCCGAAAGTAGCCGTCAGAATGAAAGGTCTCTATTCTACCAGATGCTCAACTTGAATTTCTTTGTAAGAGTAAATACTTGGAAATTGTTGTTGACGATCTTCTTCGAAACGTTCACGGATGTAAAAGCGATCCTTGTACATCCAGAGCAGCGGCGGATGCTCACTCGTTCCGCAATCTTCGATTTTCGCGAAGATTGGTTGACTATGGGCTCCAAACAAAATGATGCAGATTGATCGCAATGTTAAGATTCCTTCTTGAAGACGGTTTCACGTTCTTTGTCGAAATCCCAGCGATACATGCGCGAGTCATGTTCGCTGTACAGCGATGGGCGAATAAAGCATTCTGCCCAAATCGCTTTAGGGATACGAATTTGTTCGTGATGTCCGCGAAGAAGAATACCCCACGGGGTCCGTTCGGCTGTGTTCGGTTCGTCGATTGCTTCTGCCAGTGATCAATTTGCGTATTCGTCATTTGAATTCTCCGTAACGTTTGAGAAAAAGAGAGGTGGGTTAAACCCGCCTCGCAATCGTTAGAGTTTCTTTTCGGCGCAAACCACCACCGCGTAAATGCGAACCGGCGTCTTTGCTTTCCCGTACATGCTTTCGACTTCGGCAACCGCATCTTCAATCGTTTGCGCATAGCACGGTTCGAAACCCTTTTCACCATTCACTTCGCGATGCGCATGAAACGTTGCACGCTTGCCAATGATCCGTTCGTTCGGATGAATTTGCCGCGTATGACCGCCTTCCGTGACAACCTTGATCGGCTTCTTCACCGTTTCCGGCTTTTCGTCCGTCGGCTTGCTCCAAGCCGCGTCAAGCATTTCGATTTTTGCAACGTCGTTTGTGAACGCTTGCACGGCAGAGACTGGATCCTTCAAATTCTTCGCGATTTGTGCGAGCAGATGACGGAACACTTTCGGCAAGAAAGCCGCGCGGGTTTTTTCGCCGTAGGCTTCGCCTTTCTCGAAAGCGGCGAGCGCTTCGTTTGTCGTGTATTCGATCAAAAACGAACCTTTTTCGTTTGCCAAACCGAGCGCTTCAAATCGTGCAACGATCTTACCCAGAACCTGCAAAGCTTGAACCGCTTTCGCCGGAATTTCTTTCGCCGTGTAACGATCCGACGTTTTCGCCGCAAACGGGATGCTTCCCTTTTCGCGCAAGTGCAATTCAGCGGCAAGCTTCAATGCCAGATCCGAAAACTTTTCAGACCGTGAATTGCTTTCCGCCTCATCTGCAACGCGTTCGCACATTGCGATCAATCGCGGCAGGTCAGACGTTTTGACTTGCTTAATCGGACGACGACGAACGATCCCCAAAACGATCTTTGCGTTTTTGATTTCATCGGCGCGTGCATTGTCGGTTGTAACGGTTTCAACAGCGAGCATGTCGGTTCTCAGGGTTCGTCGCCTTGCCCGACCGATTCGGGGTTGAGGCGCGGGGTTCATTCTCACTTACAGAATAGCCGATCCGAGCGGCCCTGTCACGAAAAACGTCAAAAATCGAAATCCAACAAACGCTCAATTTCGGGCCTTTTCAGACCCGATTTTGAAGGAAGTGGACGACGTCTTCAACAGTTGTAAGACCGTCAGCATCATCGTCTGGGATTTCAATCCCAAATTCTTCCTCGAAGGCCATAAACAATTCGACAACATCGAGCGAATCCGCTCCAAGATCACCGATCAAATCGCTTTTCATTTTCACGTCACTCGCATGAACACCCAAATGATCGACAAGGATTTTCTGGACGCGTGTGAAAATTTTGGATATCGGTTCTGGTGCCGGTTCCGCCTTTGATTTCGATTTTGGTTCCGGCAGCGGTTCCATTTTTGCCGTTTCGCTCTGGCCTTCAAATTGTTCTTTCGTCATGAAACCCAAGTAACCCACATTGAGCAAAACGGATTCATCAAAACCGCAAATCTTTTGCGCTTCGGCAATGCGCGCCTTTGTGATCAATTGATCGTCAAACGTCGCGAAAGCGTTTGCAGTCACTGCGCCAGATTGAAACACGAATACGAAACAATGCTTTTTCATTGTGATCACCTCATTTGGATTTCTGCGATTGCGCGAATATAGTCTTTGTCGTGCTGCGTCATACGCTCCAACTGGTCCCGCGAGAAGCGTTTGAACACCAGTCGATGCGTCAGACCAATAAAGTTGCCGTCCCGATCACGGGGCAGTTTTTGGTAATCGTCTTCGCTCATTGCAATGTCTTCGAATTTGACACAGCGCAACCGACGACTTTCGTTGTACTCCAGAATGTCTGAAACATCTGGGCTTCCGTCAAATTTGGGTTTCCGAACGTGAACGTCTACCACGGCTATTCCTCCTGATTGGACCAATCGATATGTTCGGCGAGACCGAGACGCTCCAGATCCGCTTTCAGCGTTGCACGATTCTTGTCCATTTCGGACTGCCATTTCTTCGGTGCGTCATAGGCGACAGTGCGACCGATTGATAGAGCGCGAATGCTGAATTGGTGAAACGCGTTGTACACGTCTTGAATGTTCGGCTTCGTCATCATCATTCTCCAGGGTTTATGCTGATTACAGTGTATGCAAAAACGGGACCGTTCGCAAGGACGATCTCCAGTTTCAGCGCCGAGATAAACGTTTGTCCCGCACGTTACGCGGTTCAAGCATTTTGATCCGGGACTGGAACATCGCATTTATCGTTTGACGAATCGTCACGTCCAGCGACGCGTCTCGATGAGGCGTCAGCGTCAGCGTTCGGCGAAACAGCATCGCCTCCAAATCCAGATATCCGAAACGCTGCACTTCGATATCCGAAAGCGACCAGTGTTCATTTGTGTAATCGAAATCGCTCACACCAGACGTGGCAGGTGTCAAACGTTTGTGCGTTACATAAACCGCAGGGTTGGCCGTATGCGTTTGCGGACGCGTTTTGGATGCCCGGATTTCCCAGAGAAAGTCCGCAATCACATCGTGATACGAGATCGGTGGTTTCTGGCCGACAATTGAATGCACACACTGCCAAAGTGTCGGAGCGAAACACACACGCGGTTTGCCGTGTTCTTGGTGAGCCGATGCAGGCATCTTTGCTTTGAGCACAATCGTTTCACCCAGATCAACTTTGGAAATATGATAAAAGCGACGAGGGACCATAATCACATGCTCCGTTCGCGACGCCAGTTTTCGACAAAAACGTTTTTGTCGATCCCCACAGAATGTCATCGTTGACAACGGCAATCATGGACGTTGCGGGAACGTAATATTTGACGCCGCTTTCACCAAAAAGCTCAAACACGCAAACGCCTTCGCCGTTTATTGTGACGTCGAGATCAACACCCAGAATTCCTTGGCGCGTGCCGACGTTGATCAACGTGTTTCCATCTTCCGCAGCGGTGAAAGCGATTGCGGCGGTTACGAATGTTCCGCGCCCAGTGTCTTTCGGAAGTTGCATGTCAAATCTCCAGGGTTTGAAAAAAACGTTTGTTGGGCAGAAAAGGGGCCGAAGCCCCTTTTTATAAAAAGTCTGCGAAGTTTTTAAAACGGCGTCGGTTTCGCACCACCGGCGTCGGAACATAATCCGGCAGGACAAACTTTTTGAAATTTGGATCCGTGCTGCAGATTTGGTGAAAATAGTAAATCGCGGCTTTGTAGGGTTTGCCGTTGCGATCAAATTGCATCGGTGCCATCGGCGCACGCGTATTGAAGCCGCGAACCTTCACAATGCCGTCGTGCGTCACAAACGTTTGACCAACAGCTTCGGGTTTAAGCCCGGCACGATGCATCAATGCGCGTTGCTGCTGGACTTCAATCGTCTCAATCGTTTCACCGTTTGCAGCGAACCCGATCACCAAATTCATTGACAGCGTCAAGCCGTCGCGGCGAATGCCGTTGAATTCGGTCTTGATGCCATACAAACGTTCGATCTTGTCGGCAAACTTTTTGTACGCCGCTTCAATCTTCGTTGCATTCTTCGCCGTCATTGTACGCGTCATAACCATTTCCTCCGGTCACAGGATCAAATCAGCAAAGCTCAAACGTTTGTTGAGTTTGGCGAATTTGATACAAGAAAAGGGCGGGAGATCACTCCCCCACCCCTTCCGGCTTGTGTTCGATTAGTCGTCGAGATCGTCCAGATCGTCAAGCTCATCTTCGTCTTCATCGGCGGCCTTCGCCTTTGCACGACGCGACTTGCGAGCGGGCTTTTCGTCTTCGTCTTCGGCCTTAGCGCGGCGACGGCGGCGCGGAGCAACTTCCTCCACTTCGTCTTCGGCCTCATCTTCGCCGTCTTCATCTTCGGCTTCGGCGGCGTCTTCGTGCATCGCAACGATGATCGCCTTTGCCACGGTGCCCGGACGGGCAGTTTCGCGAAGTTCAAGATCGAGTTCTTCGATGATTTCATCCATCGCTTCGCCGTTATCCTTGAGCGTTGCAACGATCTGGGCTTCAAGAGCCTTGAGACCGGCGAGCAACATGCCAAGTTCTTCGGCCTTTTCCTTCGCCGTGCCGTCGATGTCCGCGAGGAATTCCTTTGCATCGACGCCGTACGCTTCGACCAGCGGCTTCAGATCGCGCATCGTGCCAGCGACCGGTTCGCCTTCGAAGTTTTCGAGGATTTCGAACAGATCGTCAACCGTGACGTCATCCGCCAGAAGTTCGATTTCAACTTTCGGCTTGCGAGTGCGGCGAGCGGGTTTTTCATCCGCTTCGGCCTTCGCTGCGCCACGACGACGGCGCGTCGGCTTTTCGTCTTCGGCTTCCGCCTTTGCACGGCGCGAACGACGGGCAGGCTTTTCAGCAGCGGCGGCTTCGGCGCGAGCCTTGCGGCGAGACGAACGAACCGACGTTTCGATTTCGCCAATGTCTTCGGCGCCAGTTGCGCCTGCAATCGACTCCAGCAGATCGGCCAGCTGACCGGCCACGGTCGGGGTCAGGTTCTGTACAGAAGCGAGAAGACGAGCTTTGTTGTTTGCACGAGCCATTTCAAAAGTCCTTTTCAAGAGCCGGACAATCCGGCGGGTTGTTCGAAGCGGAGCGTTTCGCTGTCCGTTTCGATGATTTGAGAATACAGGAATTCGGGACCGGATCAAGCGGAAACCCAAAAAGCGGAATCCAACAAACGTTTAAAATCGGTCCCTCGAAACCCTTGATTTTCGGGCTTTTCGGCGAGCGCTCAAAATCGCCCCTTTAAAGGCGGCGAATCGAGACCGGCGACGGCCTGTCCGAAAAGAGCGCTCTTTAGCCGCCCCTGTTTTAGCCGTCGCTTATATACGGGACCGGTCAGCCCGTCGCGGTTGAGTTTACCAGAATGTCCTCCGATGAATTACCAGATTAGCCATGTCGCTCGATGGCGTCTGCAATGAGACCGTTGTGTTCATCGAGCTTGGTTTGGAGTTCCGCAATCTTGGTGTTTGCGGCGTCCAATTCGTGTGAGAGTTTCCAAATGCGATCACGCGCAGCGACAACAATGGACTCGTGCATCAAGTCATCCCGCATCAACATGCGCACAATGTTGCCCAGTGTGAAATCATTGAGCACATCAAGCGCACCTTGACCGATATGATCAACGACGTGGCGCATTCGCTCTTGAACGAACGGATCGGTCATTGATTTTTGTTCGTCTGGCGACGGAATGTCCTGCATTGGCATTCCGATGCGTTTTGCGAAGTCTTTGATCGACATTGTCGCCGTTTCCGTTTTTTGTGCGTTGTGGCGATGCAGCCGACTTTCGATTTGCGCGCGCGTGGCGTCGTCATAGTCGTCATCGTCGTATTCAACCGTGGCCACTCCGACATTGAGATTGATACCGTGCGTGGCGAAGTCACCGCGCATCGTGATCAAGTTTATTTTACCGTGGCGGAAGTCCTCCAGAATCTGGCCAGCGGATTTGTGCCCCAATCGGAGAAATGATCCATTGTTTTTGTTTGCGTAGACTTTGGCTTTAAGCGCTGATGAGAAAATACGAATGCGTTGGGTCATGCGATGTCCAATCCGAGATTGTGAGAGTCAACGAAAGCGTACATTTGGGCTTTCGCGATGTTGCGGGTTGTGAACGTGCGACCGGGCTGGAGATCTTCGTGTCGCAGAACCTTGCCCGTGCTTTCGTCTTTGATTTGAAACGTCCATTCATTCGGAGTGTTGTCGGACGGAATTGGTGCAATCGATCTATAGCGCGGCATTGGCATCCTCCGGTTTCGAGAAATCGAGATTCATATGCTGTATGAATTCCTCCATGGCGTCTTGCGCTTCGCGACGTGTTGCAAACGACATACCGAAATACACTTCATGGAGAAATTCGAGGTTCAGATTGAAGTATACAAAGGTGTAGCGACCTTCGTTGACAGCGAACAAACATTCCGTAACGTGGCTTGCGCGATAACGCTTGGTTACAACCATACTGTAATCCACAATGCAAGAAACATGATGATAAACGATGTCCAGATCGCTTTCACCAGATCCGGAATGAAGTGCTTTCGAAATTTCGTTTTGATGAGAAGGTATCCATGTTCTTGGCACTCCCAGCAAGGCTGTACACCAACGTGCGATGAATACACTGCGGATGCATCAAAACACACGTAACACGGAATGTTGTGGTGCGTTAGGCCGGGGCCAAACGGAACGGCATCAAACACAGGGGATGCTGGAACCAGATTGAGTTGATCCGGTTTATCGTCATGGTAGCGAAGGAATTCAGGTTTTTCGTCCATTTAAAGCTCCTCAAACCATTCACTCATGCACCACGCAACGGTGGCGATTTTGAGTTCATGTGACGGCTCAAATGACTGCAACAGCATTTGAATTGCTATTTTCACGGAAACCCAATAGTCGCGTGCGTTGACGCCTTCGGGTGTTTTGTAGTCGATACCCAGAGCATCGAGACTGCTGCCTATATGAAAGCACCGCGATGCTCGACGATTCCAAACATTGCTGTTGCTTTTGAAATCATCGGGAATGCTTTCGTACGTCGGATAATCCGACATGCGAGCGCCTACCAAATCATCATCGAGAATGCGAAACTGGTGATTACCAACTCTGAGTGCGATGTAATTGACAGGCATTCGTTTTGGAATGCTCGACGTTGGCTTCTTGTTTCCGGTTGCAAGGTTGCCCTGTTTGGCGAGTGCTGCGGCTTGCTTGGCGTATTTGTTTGCCTTACCCATGAGTTTTGCCTTTCTTTTGAAATTTTGTTTCTGATGAAATCACGTTGATTGGTTTTATTCCGTACTCATAATCGCGAATCTCTTCGCGAGGCTCCAGAATTTCTGCCTGTTTCTGCGCAAGTTCTTTTGTTGCGTAGTATCCAATGATATCGGAACCTTGAAAAAAGCCTGATTCCCAGCTACGCGTGAGTTTATAGACCTTCATTTCTTTTTTCGAGGAATGCCTCGCTCCAATTCTGTGAGTTTTTCCAAAATGGACGTCAAGACAACGTGTGTTCCATATTCGTTGTTGCGCTTGGATTCACCGAGTTTATCGTCGATGAAATGTCGCAATTCTCGAATTTGGTTGTTATTGAGTGACATCGCTACCTCCGTGCGCGTTTGTGACGCAGCTTGTACTTCTGGCGAGCCGAAAGTTCGTCACTCGGACCGTAGACATTCCAGCTGTAACCTTGCCGAAAGGCGTTGACGTCCACAGTATCAACATCGGCAGGCACCCACTTCGAAGGGTCGTCGATGGTGCCCCACGTTACAATGAAATGACTTTCTTCGTAGCGCAAACCAGACGGCACTTTAACCGGTTCTGCCAGCGGCATTTTGAAGTTTGCGAAACGTTGCGCTTGACGCGGTGTGGTCAAGCGGTTTGCAACGTTGATAGCCCGTCGCCGTGTGAGCAGCGACAACAGCAGATGATCATTCGTTTCATCTGGATTTTCTTCAATGTTCAATCCGAGATAGTGGATGCCGTTTGTTTCACCAACGAACAACAGCGGTTGATCGTACCACACAAAGGTCTTCAAGATGTTCATGTGCGTTCCTTTACACGTTGAGTTGATTGCGCAGCAAATCCCAAACGGATGCCGCTAGAATTTCAATCAGATGGCAATTGTCGGCGTTGACGAAAATCGACGATAAGTAGTCACCGTCCGATGACAGAATTTCTGCTTTCAGATCATCGGGGAGGGCCAGAAAGGCCTCATCTAGTTGAAACATTGCCACGATTTCAATGCTGGGGCCATGCTCATCAGGCTCAGCGTCATGAACTGCTGTAACAATGGCCGTCATTGGTAGTGTGCATCCCACGGCTTGCAGTTCAGGTTCAGGATGAAAGCGAATAATTGTTCCAGCCTGGAGTTGATCGTTGAGAGATTTGAATTCTGTCTTACGAAGTTCCTGTTCCATTTTACCGTTCCTTATCGTTTGATTTCAACAAAACGCGTGACACTTTTTTCGCCATACGTACGTGTACCATCTTGTGTGATGAATTGAATGACACGACGCTGCCCTTCAACGTGGATCACTGCTGTTGTCGCAAATAGTGACCCAGCCACTGTTTCAACCAGATACTCCGAACCATGAGAGATTAAATCGAAGTTAGTGTACCACTGCATTACGCGTCCCTCATGTTTTCCAGCGTGACAATCTTGTCTTTGAGAAAAGCGATACGCCCGTCGATTTCTCGTTTGCCTATTTTCTTCGGTAGCTCGCTAGGTGTCAAAAGCAAGCTGCCAGCATAGTTACTGCAATTCGCAGCAATCAGTGCAAGTTCTCGTGCGAGTTCAGCGTTGGTAATTGAACACCTCCAGATCGTTTCAGAATGATTCTATTTGAAGCAATTGCGCCGAGAAGCGCGCCGATACCCGTTGTTCCACAAACAAACACGATCATTGCATTTTGATTTATGGTTGTGAACCAATGACAACCAATCACGGTTATGAACGAAAAGACGAAAGCAATAACCATTCCCGTTATTGCTCCAAGGATCAACGCGGACACTTTCAGAAAAGATTTCATTTAGTCCTCCATGCGCCGTAGGATTTCTTTCTTGATGCGGCCTTTCCAAACAACGAGAACGCGCATCAAATTGTGATTGCTGTAACCACCGTTCAATGCCGTGTCGTACATGTCGAACAGTTGCGCATTGCTGGCTGTTTTCAGCTTTGCGGTCCACGTTGGTAAATCCGCTTTCGCTTTTCTTCGCCGCTTTAAGGTCATCGCGTCGCTTTTCTTCGCCGCTTTAAGGTCATCGCGTCGCTTTTCTTCGCCGAGTTGGGAGATAACGTTTGAAAACGATGCAAGTGTGTTGTCGCGTGGTTCGAAACTTTTTGAAAGGCTTCTTGGTCACGCGTTGTCTCCAGAATCGATTGCGGCGTCACTTCGCATTTTACGCAATTCCGCTTCATTATCCCAGTCGAACATGAAACCTTTGCGGTTGGATGGTTTCAAAAAGCATTTCTGATTGACTTCGGACGGAATGAAAATGCGAACGTTTTCACCAGTTAGGCATAAGAATGCAACTTCGTCCGGACGAGGATCCCCGGAGTAATCACGTTTAAGAGCTTCACCTTCAAAATGTGGATTGTTTGTCACCCAGTGTTTTACTTCATCGGTTTCGGTAGCGTGTGTATCGCGCATTGTCGTTTCCTTTTTGATCATTTTCAATTTCCCCAATCATTCGCGAAAGGGGAAACAGAAACGGATCAGGCTGTTTCAGCGTAACCACGCTCGTATTCGTTGAAACGTTTGCCGGGTGGGTACGGGTTTTCGTGCCGTTTGTATCGTCCGTCTTCCTGACCGCCCCAATAGGCTTCGCGAACGCGTTCGCGGGCGTTGCGCTCCGCTTTCTTCACCCGCCGTGGGTGATAGTGATCGCCGTAGAAGTAGCGATTGATCGCACGCATGTAACGATGCCAGGCCGTTGTGAATCGTTTCGGTTCCGGTCCGAATTGCATTATCGTTTCTCCAAATTACGTTTCGATTGTACGAACGATCCAAAAATCGCCGTCCCAGTACGGATATGATGCCGCAATGCCTTGCTCAACTTGTCCGTTATAGAAATCGATTGCGGATTGTTCATGAACGAATTTTGCGTTGTACATTTAATTCTCCAGTTTGTGTTGTGTCCTGTATACAGGATATCCGATTTTTGAAGGCTTGTCCGAAAAATCGTCAAAAGGCGAAATCCAACAAACGTTGAAAAAGCGGATCGGGGAGAGGCCAGAAACCCCTCCCCTGCAAATCGTCACAGAGTCATTGCAAGCGCAAGAATGCCAAATCCGATGACGAAAATTGTAAGTGCAGCAATTGTTGCGAGTTCACGCACCACGTCTTTGATCGTTTCGCGAACGGGAATCATCGGCGCGATTTCAATTTCGCCTTTCGTCAAGTGTGCAACATGTTTCGTTTCAATGTGTGCATAAGCTTTCGACATGCGATCAATCCTTTTCGGGTTGTCGGTTCGCGGGACCGCCCCGCGCCTTCATATACAGAATAGCGCCTATTCGTTAACGAAGTGTAAAGACGGTTCACGGCTTTTGAAGCGTTCCCGTCATCCTTAACGAAAGGTTAATGTCACCGTTAACGCACATAGAGCGTGCGACCGAGGGCGAACAGTATGCGAATCACAGTCCCGACGCGTGGATCTTTTGTTGTGCCATCAGCGATACGCCCAACTGTTTGGGGATTACACAGTGCGCGTTTTGCAATGTCTTTGTATTTCATTTTGGAGGAACGAATTTCCCCTTGAACGTATTGTGTCATTTCATACACATTTGAGAATGGTGTTTCTGTGACTGACGATTCACGACGTACATTTGGGAGAGTCACAACATTTCCGGTTGGGTTGTTCATTTCTCGTTTCCCTGTGTTGAGGTGCGATTCAAGATCGCAAGGACATTATAGCACAACCAAATCAGCCTGTCTCGAAAACGTTTGTTGGATTTCACCTTTTGACGATTTTTCGAACAGGTAGGCGTGGCTGAGGTATACTAAATGTGTGATTCTGAAATGACGAGGAACACATACCTCACAAATTCAAGCATCAGACAACAGCGACGAACAGCGCTAATTGGGTTGCTCAGTTTGACGTTGTCAAATTCGCAAATGGGGATTTGCGAGCAAACGGCGTTTTATATAATTCCGTTGGTATAGAACAACGTATGTTCTCGGTTAAAATAACAAATGATCAATTCCATGTACAAACGCGCTACGCTGGATTAGTAGCAACCTTTAAAGCGAGGACAGATGCGGAAACTTTGGGACAAACTGAAAGCGGCAATATTTTTTGAGGATCCAGATGAAGTGTTCTTCGTTCGTCTGTCTCGTCTCGATGGAACAGTTATCGGCTACGTTGATGGAGAGTGCAATCCGGGCTATGACCGCGTGCTCTTCACCAAAATAGCAGCTTATAAGATCGCTGCGAAAGCGCGGTTGAGTGTAAAGCGTGACTTAGAAGCGCGTGGTAAATTCATAAGATGGTCGAATAAACAACCAGTCCGGATCGCGGTTGTCTCTTATCGAGATCCAAACGATAGCATCGATCGTCTTCTGATTGACAAAGCAATGGCATACAACGGACTCAAAAAACATGGTGGAAACAATGGCAAACGGGCGTAAATCGAGTAGTAACCAAGACTTCATGCGGCTGATCTTCGCTTACCTTGCGTCGTTCAAGAACCGATTCCCAAAGTAAAGAAAACAGTTCCATCGACACCGTCTGAACCTAAGAAATCAAAAGTACCAGCACCGTCGGCACGACCTTACATGGTGCAGCCTGCAATGTTTGCAAAACCCACAATGCATCATGACTGGATGCAACAGCTTGTATGCCGTGTTGATAACTTAGGTAATCCTGCACGGCTCGTCCTGACGTTTCTTATGCCACATGATCTTTCGATTGTCGAAGAATCACCAAATAAGCTGTCGTACGTGATTGACGCGAAGAACATTTGGTATCAACCGCCAATCGCGTCTCGTGCAAAGAAGACGCGCAATCCACTGATAAATTGTACGGTCGCAAACACCGTTCAAGACGTGATCGAAGTCTTTGCTGTTGGTGAAAGATTGCATCGCTTGCCGGTTCAAAATATCATCGTCAACAATGTTGTTTCGCTTTGGGACCGCTGGGGTCAAGCGGTTGCTGATGAAAATGGAGCACATGTTGTTTCCGGCTTTTGGAATGACAATATCCCGTTTGTGATCACAAACGGGCAGTACAAAAATTACACGGACTACGAAAACAGCAAAGTAAAGTTTACCGTCGAACGCTTCGTTGAAAGCTGGGCGATTACCACAGCAAATCGTGTTACAGCAGGTTTGGTGATCAAAGAAAAAGAATTGGACGCATTGCAGTCGAAAATGATGAGCTTGACTGCTGACATTGGTGAACTAAGACGTGTTGACAAGTTGATCCGAACAACCTCGCAGCAAGCGTTTGCACAGACTCTCAAAGAGATACAGCAAATCCCCAATGTTGCATCTGTTTCATTTGCGCCGGATATGTTCGTTGTTGATACGGGCGATTGTTGGTTTACAACGTCGGCAGGACACAAGAAGTATCTGGGGCGATATCGCGTCTACTTTGGTATTGGGTCTGTGTTCTGTGCTTATCAGAACCTGGTGACTCCAAATGAAGTTGTTCATCCGCATGTCTCACTTGATACGATGTGTAAGGGTGATTATCCGGCGATGGTATCCTCGGCATTGATGGCCGCAGATTATTCTCTCGCAGTGTCCGTCATTATTGCGATGTTGCAAGACACCACAGAGACCGATTGGGGTGCGAGTCGGCGGTTGGTAAAACTCACAGATAAGATTCCTGACACAAAAATGTGGACGAAGTCGAAACTGATTACTGTCTACGGTTCACCCGCGCTTGCAACAATTGAATTGTTCAACACCGAAGTGCAGACACAGAATGAAAACAATAACTACATCCATGGTAATCCGTTTGAAGTAGAAACCAACGTCAAGAAAACCAAAGTCGCATCAATTCCAGAAGACGATGAGGACGAAGACGACTCGGATGAAGATGATGAAGATGACGATGACGATGACGATGACTAACACAACAGGAGAAAGACAATGCAAAATGTAGAGCGTCGTGTTCACATTGTCTTCGCGGACAATGTGACACCTGAATTGGATGCAAATAACCTGCGCAACAACGATCTTATCGACAGTTATGTGTTGGACGTTGATGCCTTCATTGAAGACTTTGAAGACGAATTCAAAGTTCTGATTGACTTCGATCAATTCAACACGTTCAAAACTATTGGGGATATTGTTCTGTGGACAGAATCGAAAAACGAAATAGCGTAGTTGTTTTCAATTACATGACAAACCGATTCGAAGACGAGAACTCTTACTTCCACGATGGGTTCGAGTTTCTTTCTCTCGGAGAACACAACCAACTGTCTCCAATCGACTACCCGTACAATTTCTCTCCCTACTGGATCTGGCATTCTGACTTGTCCGATCAAAACACTTGGGCGACTCTGTGGTCGGATCGTGTTCTTACATCCGATGGATACCGAGAGCGTTATAAAGATGCTCTTGAAAAAGTTGGACCTGGAGAAGATGTACTATCCATCGTCGGTGGTCGCATCTTCTCTCGCGCACAGACACTGGTGATCGTTGATACGACCTTCGATGGTACGCGAATCGCAACAGGTTTGGCTCGTGCGTGTCATCTTGCATCGGGTTCACCTCTGCTTATCTTCTTTTCGAAGGAAAAACCAAAGGAAGACTCATCATGAAACACATTTTGATTGCTGCGCTGCTTTACAGCACACCTGCTTTTGCAGACCGTCAGGTTGTTATGGACCTTGGGAATTGGGTGCTTGTACAAAACACGCATTCTTGTTCCCTTGAATTCACCCAAAATGGTAAAACATTTGGGTTCAAATCTGACGGAAAGATGAACAAGCTTATCGCATCACGTCCAAGTTGGACCTTTGCACAGAATCATGTTTTCAAGATCGATCTTGGTCTCGAAATGACAGACGGATCGCGCTATCGTAAATTGGTGCGCATGATCAGTACCTCACAAGGGACAGAGTCCAAATACGATGTTGATCTCAATGCACTCATGCATCTGGGGACTATATCAGATCGTGTTAAGTTTTTGATGAACTTGCACATTGACTTTCCAGGTACGGAAGGCTCGTGGCATATTCCAATGCTGAATGCCTTGAGCTTGCTTCCGTTTTACCGCGAGTGCATCACCCAAATGATGGATGAACAAGTGCTTGAAGGTTTGCCGTTTAACACAGAACGGGATGCCGACGACCAACCGCTTGTGTATCCAAACATCGGTGATCAAGTACGGGATTCCGTACCAATGCCGAAAAGCATGATAAGACAAGGGACAGAGCCATGAATTTGATTTTACCGGGTCCGTATTTTACAAAAGAAGATCTGGCGCCGTACATCAAGAAACACAAGAAGGATACGCTCTTTTCGTGTGTTCCCGGTTTTATTGGCCCCGTTCGTCTTGTCGTGTCTGGTAAGTTGAAAGGGGCTGTGGCAGAAGCAAATCGGCGATTGTGTGTTTACGTCAACAACAAACGGATGATCAATGCACATTTTTCCTCTGGTCCAGAACTTGTTATCGTCGAAAAAGAAGGGAAATATTTCCTCTTGTCGAGGCAGACTTATGAGAAACGAGTTTTTCCGAAAAACGTACCTATTTATGGCTCATAACACTAATTCCGGATAGGGGTGTACCGTGCGTGCGCTCCTATTTTATCCATTTCAGATAGGGATGCGTGTCGTGAAATCATTGCCAGTCGCAATCGTCCACAGGATGGTGAGCAATAAACAGCCGCTTGTTTCAAAGAAGTTGAAATACAAAGAGAAATCATACCAGTTCTCTGTGTACAACATCACAAAGGCTGATTTTGCCAAAGTGAAACGCGTTGATGGTTTAGCTGCACTCACGCTTGATGTGATTCAGCAAGGGATTGAAATGGTCGAAATCAACGCGACATCGATTTCAATGACTGAGTTAAAGTCTATTATCGCAGAATGCCCGTATGTTGGAATTATGTCAAAAGCGCGTGGTACCAATTCTGATACCGGTAGCACAAAATATGTTGGTATGACTGCGATTGCATTTAAATCGCTTGATGACTTTGACAAAGCCAAGATTCAAACACTGAAAAGTATTGTCGAGACAAAGGAAGTGCGTGATTCCCAGCGCAACAAGTTGTACGCGTGGGAAGGAAGTTTCTTCCGCAACGTACTCCGTACTGACAAAGGTTGGAAGAAAACATCCCCAGCCCGTTTGAAAGAAATTGCGAAGAAGATTCTTATTCACTTCAAAATTCCGCTTGATAAAGTTCACATTGACACCAAAGACACGCGTTCTGAACAACGTCTTGGTGTTACTAAGACTTATCGCGATGACGTAACTGCAGAAAAGCCAAATTTTAATATCGTGCATGTGCACGATGCGACCACTGATACGCTGATTCATGAACTTGCGCATGTGATTGTTTGGCATCGCTATGCAAAGGGTGAAGCCTCTGGGCATGGCCCAGAATTTTGTGGTGTGTATGCACATATGTTGGGTTTGTTTTCTATCTTTGAGGAAGACGATGTTATTAAATCAATGACCAAAGCGGGATTGAAAGTAAAGCCGTTTACGCAATCCACAAAAGCGGTCGATGAAATTTAACGTTTGTTGGTAACACCTTTTAGCAAGTTTTTGTGACAGTTCACCGTAAAATATGTATAATATGATTAGATAATGGGTATCTAATCTTAGGAATCAGCATGTTTCGCAAGCCGAAAGTTAACACAAAAGTTGAATCATTTTCGAAGAAAAAACTGGTAAAGGCGACACCGAAAAAGCCGATCGATAAAATCGTTACGAACACTGTGGTGTATCCGTACGGCAGTGTCGGCATTGTCAACTTTACCAGTTCTTCGACTGTGATGGAGGATGCGCATTTTATTGCTTACGAACAACTACCGCCCTGCAAACTCAATTTGCAAATTGTTGTTGATCAACAACGTAAAAATATGTTTGCGATGTACGCATCTGCCTGGCGCCTGATTTATCAGAAGGGTGGCGGGAATGGTTTGATGGCTGCTAACACCATCGGTACTGTTAGTGAATATGATTCCCTGACGCGAGGTGTACAAGCGCACTATCTTGATGACTACCTTGTTTCATTTCGTGAGCATGAAGCAATGTGGGTAAAGAACTACGAAAAGATTTTCGACAAACTCACGTACGAATTTAATCGCGCAGCAAACAATTTTCGTGGCGCTAAAACGGTGATGATACTATCGCCAGCGATGATGCTTAAAGCAAGCTATGTTACGATGATCATCGATATGTGGTTCCGTTTTCAAATTCCGATTATGGACAACTATCACACGATGTTTCGTTTTCATGTGTTTACATCGTCGATTCCCGGCACCAAGGCTTCAGAGAAACTTGCTTTCTTGAAGCAACTACCGTCCAAATTTAACAAAATTCTCTGTTTGATTGCGGATGACATTAGCCTGTCGCAATTGGGTGTGTTTTGTAAAACACTGAAATGCAAAGGCACATTTGATCCGAGCAAGATCAAGCAAAAAGATGGCGGTTATATTCGTGCGGATTACAAGCCTCTGCTTGAAATGCTTGATGTGAATCGCAATCCGGGGTATTCTCGACAATTCCCGTGCTTGTTTATACCACGTAAGCAAGCGTCTGAGAAATTGGTGCGTTTTTACAGCAAAATGACAAATGTCATCGTTTACTGAATGTAAAACGCTAATTCTTCATTGGGCGTGCATTCATCCAATAGGAGATAATCATGGAACCTATTTCTTTCTTGATCACACTTTTTGTCTTGATCGTGGTTCTCGGCTTGGTATACTATCTTGTCGGTATGTTGCCAATAGATGCTCGACTGAAGAACATTTTGATCGTTATCTTGATTGTAATCGCGATTATTGTTCTGTTGAACATGCTGATTCCAATCATCCCTTCTCTGCGATTTGGAGCTTAAACATGGCACGCGCTGATGTCAGTATTTTTGATTTGATGGAAGATAAGAAAGCTACTACGCCAGAAATTGCAGCAACGGCTGAACAGCAAAAGATGATGGAAAACGCTGGTCAGTTGCAAGCCGTGCAGTTTATTGGACCTGGTGGCAAATACATCGATGGCTTTTTCTCTCCGATGGAAAAAGCTTTTCTGCCGAAATTCAAGATTGATTAATACGTTGCCCGGAAGGGTTTTCCCATGAAGATGAAAAAGTCTATATCGTTGCTAGAATCCAACTCTGGTGACACACAATTTGTTACAAAGGCACCGATCCCTGGACGGACTCCTGAGACTGCATCGTCTCCTGGGAATCCTTCCGGGGTTTCTGCGTTAGGGTCGCGTTCGTTGCGATCCAATGTTGAAGATGGTAATAAAAAACCATTTCAATTGCGAAGGAAACCACAAAACAACCCGCGTGCGGTAGGCGTTGAAACGGCTGCAACAGAAATCGAAGCCGATGACGCTACCAGTCTTCCGGCTGGTGTTGCTGTTTCTGACGTTGTTAGTCAAAATGCTTTGGTCGATGTACTTGCTGGGGTTTTGAGTCGACATAACCCCAAGCAACACAACGCAACACGCTGCAATATCTTCCGCGATATGTATTGGTACGATGCAACGTGTGGATCAGCAATTGATCTGCTTGCAAAAATGCCATTCTCTGAATTTTCTCTTGTCGGTCTCAAAGACGAGAAGATGACAAAAACCTTTGTGGAATCGATTGAAGCAATCAACGTTGCTTCACTGCTTCCTAACATTGCTGTTGATTACAACGTTCTTGGTGCTGTTGTTCTATCAACACGTTGGGATGATAGCGAGAAAGTATACAAAGGGATAGCAGCACACAAACTTGATCTGTGTACGTTTACGCAGGTTCCGGTGTTTGGTGTTGATCCAATAATTTCGGTTGCGATTCCTCCAGAACTTCTTGAAGGTTTGCGATCTCAAGAAATCGTTGATAAATATCTGTCTTATATTCCTGATGATTTGCTGGCTGATAATAAGCCAGTAACTGGTACAGGAATCAGACTCAAAGCAGAAAACACGATCTTCATCCCACGCCGTGGGATGTTGAAAGACTACAGCGGCACATCACTGCTACAGCGTGCGCTTCCTGCGTGGTTGTACGAAAAAGCATTGATGCGCGGTACACTTGACCAAGTGCAAAAGCGTCAACGTGCTATTCAACATGTGACTGTTGAAGGTAACGATGACTGGGTACCAGACCAAAGTGAAATGAATGCAATCTCACAACTGTTCCTGAATGCGGATTTGGATCCGCTGGGCGCAGTTGTTGTTACCAGAGCAGGTGTTAACGTCAACGAAATTCGACGCGGCGATGATTTCTGGCGCTGGGATTCTAACTTTGATACGATTGAAAAGATCAAGTTGCGTGCACTTGGTATTTCGGAAACCTTTGTATCCGGTGACGCAAACTATTCGACAATGGAACAAACATTGTCTGTATTCATGGAAAACGTACGTGATTTCCGCAATCAAATCACGCGTGAAATATTCTATGAAAAGATGTTTCCGGCGATTTCGGCTGCCAACGGTTATACACGTAAGCGTTACGGCGGAATGGTTCGTGAAGTTGCAAATAACGGTGGCACACAAATTTATTATGACCGTTATGGCCAACTGCAGGTTCGTATTGCCGGTGATTTACCGCGACATGGTGAATATGCTGCAATTGATCCGGACATAAAAGCATCGGAATTTGTTGTGCCACAAGTTGCTTGGCATAAGCGATTGATGCCTGAAGCGGATGAGGCGTATTTGAGTGTGCTTTCGACACTGGAAGAAAAAGGTGTACCTGTTTCTATTCGTCATTGGATCGCTGCGGGTGGGTTCAAAACGGACGCGCTTATTGATGGTTTCGAAGAAGACTTGAAAACACGCGAAAAAATTTACGAATACAAGCAAGAACTGAAAGAGTTGGAAAAGGAATACGGACTTAACACCCAGAATCCGATAGATGGTGGTGGTGACGGCGGTGATATGAACGAAGAATTTGCTTCCTATCTTGCCGAGCGTCGTGCCGGTGTTCTTGGATCGATTGCTCCGCGTTCGATCTTGTCACGTGGTAATCCGGATCATCCCACGGCCGAAATTGCAGATTTCGATTCTCAAGGGCGGCGTCGAGTTATGACACGCCGTGGGCGTCAATTTAAACTGAATCGCTATAACAAAGTGATTGCAGAAGCGTGTTCGACACTTGCACAGAAAGAAAACGCACGCACCAAACAAGAAGAAGCATCAGTCGAAAAGACAAAGAAAATCTATACCTGACACTTGGGTGATCATATGGCGACTAAAGAACAAATTGATAAATTGCGTGCAAAACTCGTGGCCTGGGACGACGCTTACCACAACGGTGTCGAAGCTGTGCCGGATGAAGAATACGATAGGAATCGTGACAAACTTGCTGTATGGTCACCCAATGACAAGTATTTCAACAAAGTTGGTGCCGATACGTCGGCATCAAACAAAGTTGCACTCCCATTTAAGATGCCATCTTTGAAAAAAGTACGCATTGATAAAGGTGCAGCAGATTGGCTAGACAAGCATCCCGGTGAGATCGCGATTCTTGATAAACTCGATGGATCATCGGCACTCGTGGAGCAGAATCACAAAGAGACTTCGCTGTATTCGCGTGGTAATGGCACAGTTGGGCAGAACATCACGCGTATGCTACCGCACATCAAAGGGATTCCGAAGAATCTTCCAGATGTTGCTGTGCGTGGCGAGTTGATGATCTCTGTTGCAGATTGGAACAAATATAAAGAAGACTACGACAATCCACGTGCATTGGCCAACAGTCAAGTTACGTCCACGAAGAAGTTTCATGCAGCGGTGAAAGACGTAACTTTTGTTGCACATGAAATTGTAAGCCCAAAACTTGATTGGAAGAAAGCACGGGTGCGATTGAAATCGCTGGGCTTCAAAACAGCAGAAACTGTTTTCTTTACCGACCCGACTCCAAAACAACTCGAAGATCATCTGAAAAAACGTCGTGCTGTTTCACCCTATGAGCTTGACGGCTTGGTTCTCATTCATTTGAGAACGGGAGATCGTATCTCATTTAAGGTAGATGCACCACCAGTACAAGTTGAAGCAAAGCGCGTAGAGTGGAATATTTCACCGAACAAGATTTGGAAACCAAAGGTATTGCTGAAAACACCGGTAAACATCGGTGGTGTTATGGTCAAGCAAGCAACTGGTCATAACGCACGTTATATTCTTGAGCACGGAATCGGTCCGGGTGCAAAGATTATGATTGTGCGATCTGGTGACGTGATTCCCAAAGTTGTTGGTGTTGTGAAGAAGGTAAAACCTCAACTTCCACCAAACTTCAAGTGGGATGCAAATCGCGTCGAAGCTCTTGCAGATGAACTCAGTGATGAGCATACCAACATTGTGAATGCGAAGCGCTTGATCAACGCGTGCAACGCTCTTGGTATTCCGGGTGTTAAACTCGGTGTCGCAACAAAGCTTGTTGAAAGTGGTATCGAAAACATCACAGATTTGCTCAATACTTCTCTTGATGAGTTGCAAGAAACCGATATTGGCAACGCAAATAGTATAAAGCTAGACGCGGCACTGAAGAAAGCAAAACGCGAAGTTACACATGCAGCATTGATGCACGCATCGGGTTTGTGGCCGAAAGGTTTTACCACAGACAAATTTATATCGATCCTCGACGCTTTTCCGATCAATGATTTGATTCAACGCTACAAAACGAACAAACGGCAACTGCGGGATGATATTGGTGACATTCACGGTTTGAGCGATACAACGGCAAATGTCTTCTTGAAAAGCTTTGCCCCCTACATTCGTTGGGTGAAGTCGCTAAATTTCCGTCCGAAGAAAGCAGCACCACAGAAGATGCTACAATCTTCAAAGTTTTCTGGTCGTGAATTTGTCTTTACTGGTATCCGTGACGAAGCTGTAAAGCAGTATATTCTGACAAATGGAGGCATCGTAGCAAACACCGTTCGAAAAAGTACAACAGACTTGATTATTAAAGATGAAAATTCTAATTCATCTAAGACAGACAAGGCAGAAGCGCAGGGTATTAAGCTGACCACTTTGGCTGATTTCAAAAAGCGTTACAAACTTTAATCCGAGAGAGAGCGAAAAATGACCAAGATCAACTACGTTGAAATGCTTAAAAAGCAGAATCGCAAAGCCAAAGAAACAGCTGCAAAGAAAACTGCAAAGAATTTCATTGGTAAAATTGTATACGCCGATGATGAAGCTGGTGGTTATCTTGCACAAGGAAAACTATTGTCTTTTAATGGTGGTATTGCTGTCATCGAAGATAAATCTGGAAAGAAAATTAAAATTAAAGGCGAATTTGATCCTGCATTCAACTCCGTTGATAACGGCAAAATTCCGTATTTCTTTGACGCCGTTGAAATTGCTGCAAAGAAAAAGTAAGGTGATTCCATGTCCTATTTGAAACAAGTTCTCGCGGCGGAAACCGCAAAGCAAGCCTTTGAAGGTCTCACTGATACAGAAAAGAGTCGTGTTGATGATCTTTACTTCAAAGATGATTGGAAGCAGCTTCAAGCCATTGTCAAATCAGCCACAAGTAGTCCTGCCCTCAAAGCCTACGCAAAAGATCAGCTGGAAAACTTGAACATGATCGCCTACGACAAGAAGATGCAACAGAGGACGTAAGGATTTTAGTATGACCAAGACTATAGAAACAGCTGCACCGCTTCCAGCATCTAGTTATAGATGGCAAATCTATACTGCCGAACGTGGTACTCGATTTACGACGACAAATGGAAAGCGTTCTCTTTCTTTAAAGAAAGGTTCCAAATTTGGTATTCGTAGAGCGTCCGCTGATGGTAAATATCGGATGATATCTGAGGAACACGGACCTACAATTGTATTTAGTTTGACAGAAGACCAAGCGTATAAACTTATTATGGACAAGTCGAAATCACTTAAAAACCTCCAGGTATTAAGAATGATTCTACTTCCAAAACATCGGTTACCAAGAAATCAAAAGACAACGATGCTGGCAACGATGACCTAGCAGCAAAAGCGACTCAGCTTTTGAAGAAAGTATTCTCCGACGCACAAGCAAACGAAATTACAATAAAGTCGCTTCGTCTTGTTGGGAATATGCTCAATAAGCTCGATCGTGACCCGATTATGCAAAAGCATTTGTCCAAACTCGCGACACTGAAAACGAGCAAGGCGAAACTCAAAGTATCAGCCAATGCAAATCAGTCTGCTGTAAAACAAGCGTTGTCCCAGGCTAATAAATACTTGAAAAAAGCTTTGTCTTCGCTTGAAGGTGTCTATTTTACTGATGCCGCTGATCTGTTTGACCTTGCATTGGCATTTGCTAAAAATGATGAAAAGCGCATTTCGAAAATGTCTTTCGATACAAATATTCGTGAAGACATGACAAAACAACTCTATACTGCTTACATGAAAATATATAATGCTTGAGCTAGAATCGGCCAAAGGATGGATACATGAGTAAACTACATCAAATAATTGAGGATATCATTCCTCCACAAAACTCAACTCTCATCGAGTTGGCCGGTACTCAAAACTCTCCGGCAGTGGAAGCCTACAAGAACCCAGAGAATCGTCATTTTCTTGATGTACAAAAGTGGTTGGGTCTTGCATCGGAAAAATATGAGATTTCTGCATCGATTCGAGACTACGTGATCGCACCGGTAATTATTCTTCCAACGGACATTCCGAACCGCAACAGTGTTGCGTTTCCATACGAAGAACTCATGAAGTTCAACGTCTCGCAAGGTCGTCCGAATTTCAAAACGTGGACTGGTAAGCCGACGTTTATGGAACATGCAAATTCGGATTACTCCAAGGCAAAGGGTATTGTTTTTGATACCTACATGCGTCCGCTGGAACATGCCGAAGGCAATATTTACAAATTGATTGCACTGTGTGGTTTTGATCGTACCAAGGACACAGAACTTGCAAGTCAGATTTTGCGAGGGAAGCGTAAATCGTATTCGATGGGTGCTTTTATCTCTCAATACGAATGTTCGATTTGCGGGGATCGTTCGCGACCGGGTAAAATGAACACCGAATGCGGTCACGTCATTCGTGGTAAGCCTGAAATCTTTACGATTTCACCAAGTGGTGCAAAAGTGCCGAGCTATCTGATTGCACGACAAGAAATCACCGGTTTTGAAGTTTCCAGTGTTGGCGTACCAGCGTGGTCTTCAGCAACGAACTCGAATATCTTTGATATGAGCGCTTACTAAGGATATAAACTGTGAGCAAAGTAAACTATATTGAATTGGTGAAGAAGCAGAATCGGAAGATTAAAGAAACGGCCGCGCAGTTTACACCAGACAAAACACTGTATGGTCGTCGTGTTATCGTGAAAGACGGTAATGATAAGGTTCTGGTAAAGGGAAAGCTCGAAGCTATCCTGAGTGCACACCGTTGGAAGGTTGCTGGGACCGTGTATGATATTGCAGATACGGATAGTATTGAAATTCCCAAGTCTGCATCAGAAGCAATCACGATCTACAACGCCGAAGCAGTTTAAATGAGGATAACATGGGCCACTTAGCAGAAATTGCACAAAAAGTCACTGGTACCTACGCTGCTATGTGGCCTACATCTTCCACACAAAAATCTCTACTGAAATACTACAAAGACAAGGTTCCAAATCTCGTTGATGATTTTCATGTAACAACAGCGTATTCGCGTGTTGTTTTGCCAAAACTGAAAAACAAAACATTGAAAATCGTCACTGAGCCTGATTTGTATTCATACAAACGTCTCGGACAGAACGGTGAATATCTTGTTCTTGTTGTTCCGCATCCGGGTTTTAAAGCTCTGTGGCAAGCAGCAATAAATATGGGTGGTACGTGGGACTATCCAGAGTACATTCCACATATCTCTCTTTCAACGAATTTCAACGGACGCATTGATGATATTCCGGATGTTCCGCCGTTTCCGTTGGTTTTCAATCAGTTTAAAGTCGACGAACTCAAGGATGACTAACATGGGATACCTGAAAGACGTTGAAATCGCTCTTGATCTCACGGATAAAGATAAAGAGCGTCTTGCTGGTGTTGCAAGAGAAGTCCGACAGAACGAAGAAAATACGAATTATACCAAAGATGAATTGTTGAAACAGTACAATTTGACAGAAGCAGAAACACTTGCAATCAAGAATGGTTCTGTATCGTCTGATCCAGTTCCCGATCCTGAACCCAAAAAGGAAGAAGAAAAGCCAGAAGATAACCAACAGGCGAACGGTAACAAGCCTGGTGATAAAAAAACCAGATTCACCGCAAGAAGAACCAAAGACGACAAGGTTCAAGGTTTCAGAAAAGAAACCTGAGCAAAAACCTGAAACGAGGTAATCATGGTTATTTTCGGACGACGCCCCAGCAAAGGTATTGCTATTCCATCAAACCGTGGAATGGCAGATCGTGCGAATCGACAACTTGAAGGTTACGCACACGTCAAAGCGGAACAATTTGAAACAGCGTTGGGCGTTGATGCGCCCTTTTTCTATTTCTGGCACAATTCTGATGGCAGTATTCCGTGTACCTGTGTTGCTGCAAAGCGTGGTCCGAATCGTGATATTGACGTTGGTGGTGAAACCAAGTTTATCACGGATGATCGTTCCCAGCAACTTCCTGATTTCGAGATTATAAAACCCGAATACGGTGACTCGTCTCTCAAAGGTTTGTTTGGTAATCCGCTGTCATTGTCAAAACGTCCTGCAACACTTGAAAGCAAGATAGAAATTGATGACGAGGATGATCCTCTTGTCACGTACGATGACGCAGATGACGATATCCAAGAAATAGAAGCCGTTTTTGAAGACGATCAAACAGCAAGCTTTGACGATCCACTGAATCTCTTCGGTGGAAAGATCATCGATTGCCCGATTTGCCTTGGAACCGGTTACATTGATGCCTGGAATGTTCACGGTGGAAAACGATTTGTATTCGACACAACGAATGCATATGAGTTTTATTGTGAAGGCATCAATGTTAACGACAACGCAAATCCCAATATCATGATTGCGGAAGACGCTTCGAATGCGAAGGTTTTCTGGCAATTTAAATTGCCGTTGGTGTGGGATCGTATTCTCCGTATCAACGTGTACAATGGAATTGAAATCATTCCCGCGTACAAATATCGCTGGGTTCTCAAAGACAGCAATGCGATTGTGCAAGAGGTAACACCCAAAAACCTCGAAGCTCTCAACAATTCTGGCAGTAATCTGCAATTGAGTTTAACACTCAAGGAATTGGGGTTGCAAATAACACATGCTGAGATTGTTTTCGCCTTTTCTGAACCACGTCGTGCGCAGATTCCTGAAATCCAACAAGGTTATGAACAAGAATTCCTTGATTGGAATGTCAATTTAAGTGTGGAGCTTCCGCCCGATCTCCAGATATCGGAAGGGGATTATCTAACGGAATCCAAATACAAACGCGTATGGAAAGTATCTACACTAACTCGTAAGTCTACGGCAGGTGGCGTTACCTATGGCTTGTCGGCTGATTTACGGGCATTGCACTCGTTTGAAAAAGACGCGGTGCAATTGTCCTTGTTTCAAACCAACTATCTAACAGGGAATCTTGTTAAGTAAAAATAGCCGGGATGTTCCCGGCTATTTTAGCCACTGCGGTAAAATAAACCTGATAGGTTAACGGAGAAACGTCATGGGTGTTGAACGCGTGGTATTAAAAGGTGAGCGATTTGGATATTTACGAGTTATAAAAGAAACTAGACCAACGATTCAACCCTGTGGACGGAAACGTCGTCGATTTTTATTTAAATGTGATTGCGGTAACAAAACTACAGTTGCACTATCTGGTGTAGTTACAGGCAATACTATGTCTTGTGGCTGCTACGGCACTAAACGTCGACGAGAAGCACAGTTAACGCATGGATTATCAACCAAAATTGACAGAAAACTTTATCAGGTTTGGTTAGATATACATAGTCGTTGCTACAACGAAAATACCAAATGTTATGATAGTTACGGTGGCCGTGGTATAAAGATAGCAAAATCTTGGCATAGAGATAATGCACAAGGTTTATCAAATTTTGTCAAATGGTCAAAAGAGAACGGTTACAAGCATGGATTGCAGTTAGATCGAAGAAACAATGATCGTAGTTACACACCCAATAATTGCCGGTATACCACAACAAAAATAAACAGTCGAAACAAACGTGTAACAATTATGATTGAACATCCAAAAACTGGAAAACAAATTCCATTAGTTGATTTCTATGACGAAAAACCCAGAAAAATATCTTATAACACCTTTGAACAAAGATATAGACGCGGTTGGTCTGTCACAGAGTCTTTGGCGCCCCTTTAAATTCTAAAATCGTAGTAAAATAATCCTATATTCCCGGAATTTTACGTTCGGAAACGCTAGGATCGGGTATCACAGAGGTAAAATCTTCCTCTTATCCCGGTCCGGCATCCGGTAGAAAAATATCAAAAACAGGAATTTCTTTTAGGAAGTATTCTAATTCTTTGTAGGGGAAGTCAACGATATCCCTTACTATAGTAAGTGTTTAACTTTGGAGAAAAGACAATGATCGATTTTGATCTGGAACTTGAAGTTCTTGGTGAAACTGACGAAGCTCGTGCAACGACTCGTCGCAAGAGCACGCGCCGCAAGACCTCAACCGCACGCGCTCGTGCAAGCGAAACTCCGGCACAGTCCAAGTCGCGCCGTGCCAAGGCTGCTCGTGGTCGTAAGAAGACCACGCGTGGTAAGAAGATTTCTTCTGCCCTGCGTAACAAGAAGAAGAGCGCCGCTCACAAGAAGGCTATCTCGCTCGCTCTGAAGCGTTACTGGAAGTCGAAGCGCGCTGCTCATCGTCGTCGCAAGGCTGGCAAGCGTGGCGCCAAGAAGACCACCGGCACGAAGCGTCGTGGTACGCGTAAGGCCGCTTCTGGTACCAAGCGCAAGACCACGCGCCGCAAGGCTTCTACCCGCAAGGCTCCGGCTGCAAAGAAGACCACGACGCGTCGTAAGACGACCCGCAAGGCTTCGACCGCCAAGAAGGCTGCCCCGGCCAAGAAGCGTTCGACTGGTCGCCGCACCAGGCGTCGTGCAAGCGTGTAATGCACGCCTAATAGCTAAAGCCACGAAGGAATTCCTTCGTGGCTTTTTCTTTGGGCCAAATTTACCGTAAATTATCCCTATATAGGGGAGATTATTATGGGCAGAAAACCGACAGTAATCGTTCGTGGTCAACGCTTCAACCAGTTGCGGGCATTACGTGAGACAGCGCCGTATGTCAGGAACGATGGAAAAACAGAACGACGATTTCTGTTTAAATGTGACTGTGGTAAAAAGAAAGAAATTGTTTTAAGTTCGGTAACAAGAGGTGTTACAAAATCATGTGGTTGTTTAATTGTTGAAACATTGTTGAAATATAACACATCCGATGCGAATCGTGAAAAGACACGATTGCAGAATTTAAAGCATGGTTTGCGTGCTGGTGACAGGACAAATGCAATTCTCTATGATAAGTGGAGAAACATGTGCAATCGCTGTTACGACACCAACAATGAGAACTATTCTGCTTACGGCAGGCGCGGGATTCGCGTATGTAAAGCTTGGCGCGGCAACAGTGGTGTTGAGAATTTTGTCAATTGGGCAAAAGCAAACGGTTATCAACCAGGGTTGGAGCTCGACAGGGAAGATACGAACGGGCATTATACTCCAAATAATTGCCGATTTGTTACCACAAAGGTGAACGCACGTAATCGTCGAGATACAATTATGATTCGTCACCCTAAAACAAAGAAGCGGATTGCGCTGATCGATTTTTACGAAGAAAAGCCCAGAACAGTGAAATATATGACTGCGCGTGATCGTTACAACAGAGGTCTTTCCTTACGTGAGTGCTTCACATAATCTCGATTCTTATCAGCCGGGAGATATCTCCCGGCTTTCTTTTTGGGCATAAACAGCACATACTTGTTAATTCAAGTACAAGTGACGTGACGGAGAACGGTGATGCCTCAATGGTGGGATGATCTTGATACAGACGAACAAAAGCAGTATTTGAAGGATCATCCCAGATCCAAGCTTAAAGTCAAAGAGAAAACAGATACTAAAGATGATTCGGAGGAAGACACGCCCGAACCAGACGAGAAAGATGGTGCTTTTAACAAGGCAAAGAAAGGGGTTCTTTCCTACATCAAAGAAAACCCTGGACGATTTGCACTGGCAGCCGTTTCGACACTGGCACACATGCGGAAGTCTTATGATGCCGATGTTGAAGGTATGAGTCCACGGAAACGCAGTGGACTTGTTGCCGCAATCAAAACAGCAATCAGTTTGAAAGACTCAAAGTCACTTCGCAATCTGTCTTTTAAGGTTGGTGTTCGTACAGGTGCGCTTTTCCTTGGAGCAACGGCATTTGCACTTGTTACAGGTGTCGATATCTCTTTTGCTGTCCCAATTCTCGCTGCGAAGTTTTGGGATAACATTGAACATGCACCGGATGACTTAACGTATCTGAAGAACGTGGGCAAAGCCTACGTTGATTCCGTCAAAGACAATTTAGAGAATGAGGACGTTGTGAAAAAAGCTGTTGTTAAAAAGAAGCCAGATGTAGTTGTTGATACGGATGGCGAAGTTGCGTACGCCAAGTTCACAATTACCTCAAACCACGAAACCGATCTGAACAAAACCATTGCTCAGATTGAAAAAGCAAACATTCCGATGAATACGGGGCGTGTGCTTGCACAGCGCCGAGCACCCAAGAAGTCGCAATCAATCCTGCGGCACATGCGATACATCGAAGATACAATGCCAATCCTCACCACGATCCTTGTTGCGGGTATTTCGCTGCGTGGGAATCTGTCAAAGCGTGCGAACGAACAACTGTCGTTGCTGTCGAATGACTTCAAGCGTTGCCGTGCGCAGTTGTCAGAATTGGCATCATCTGATTCAAGCTTGGTAAAAACACCTGCAATTGCGAAGTTGAAGAAATTTCTCAAGCATACCACCTCGTCTTCTGGGGCGATTTATGTTTCTCTTGAAACGGGATGCGCACAATTGTGCGAAACCCACAGCTTCGAACAGGTTGAAACAGAAGAAAACGCTTACAGCAATGTGACGTTTTATACCTTTAAGCATGAAGGAAACTTGTGCATCGCGCACACGATCAATTCTCCCTATATTCCAAAAGCTTTTGAGACCATCAAGATTTCAGACCTTGGGTAATGGCTTGAGAACAACTCTTTGAAAGCGAAGTCATCGTAAAGGATATATGTGATGGACATCGTCAAAGGACGGCAAAACACAGTATCAACGAAGTTTTCGCGACTTGGGGCACCTGCAACATTCGTTCAACCACCAAAATGGACGTTGTACAACTCTCAAGATGAAGAGATTATCTCTGGCGCAGCCGTGCAAAGCGGCAATACGTGGGAAGCAATCTTCACGGTTTCGAATAACTACGTTGTTCCAAATGGCAAAGAATCGCTGCTGTTGCAGTTTACCGGTTTTGACAACCGCAACAACTCGTACACGCGCGATTACGATGTTACACTGATCGATTCCCAAGAAGGCTTCAAGCCTGTGGGAATTATCTATAACCTATTGTCTCCAGGGATTGTCAAAGACAGTGTTGTATTGCCGGAAACGGTATCAACACTCCGCTTGAAGATTTTCAATCCGCTGGGTGTGCAACAAGGTGACACGGTTGTGATTGATAACATCACGCCGTCGTCAACAAGCGGTGGTTATACTTACGTGTTCAATGTTCCGCTGCTGGACATTGCAAAGAATGAATTTCTCGATCCGTATCAACTCTTTATTGAGTATGAAACAAGCTTCGGCAGTGAAACAGAAATGCATCCAATCTATTTGTTGGACATGAAGACGATCAACATCGTTAACACACTTCGACAATACTTGGACAAGGGTCAGTTATACGAAATCGATCCGTCGTTGCAGTGGCATCCGACCGAGTACATTCAATCTGTACTTGAAGGGATCAAGTACATCAATGCTTCACCCCCAGAAGTTACATTCTGGAATACAAGCGCATTTCCGAGTGCAATGGACAAGTATGCATTTTACGCTGCTGCATTTTTCGCACTTAATATGCGCTATCTTGCAGAAGGAATGCAAGCCTTTGACTTTTCAGGCTTGAATACCACACTGAATTTCAATCGTACTGATCCAATCATGGCGAAAATCAGCGAAATTCAAGGTATTCTGGAACGACTTGAAGCGTCGAAGAAATCTGCAATCAATGTGTTCGGTAAGGGAACGCCCACAGACGGAACCATTGACAAACGCCGTGCAAACCTTGGAACCCTCGGTTTGTCAATCAACCTGTTGAGCAATCGTCGCAATGGACGTGGCATCAGGCATCGCTTTATGTAATCGACATCTACAGTGAAAGGTAGAAACATGCGTAATAACCAGATGAACAGCACGAACGCCTCGATCTCGAAGCTCCGTGAAAACAAGAGCAAAGAACTTGCTTTCGCAATTCAGAAGACACATACGATTGATGACAGCCAGGCACGCATCGCAATCCGCGTTGAACCGATTCATCAGAATCGTCTGACGGAAGACAATCTGGAAATTGCAATCGCAAAGCAGTTTCCCAAGGTTCGCTATCAGAAGAATTCACTGCACAAGATGGGTCCGAACATGTTCGGCGTCTTCGTTGCTCGCAATGATCGTACCATGTCGCTTGAACACGCACAGGAACTCGCTTCGTCCAATGAAATGGTGAAGATCAATGACACCGTCTACCAGGACGTCAACGACGATATCTGGTCGGTACAAAGCGATGGTGAGCATTCTTACCTGATTGCACAGATTCCGGACAACATCAACGATCTGATTGGTGGTCTGCAACTGCGCAAGCTGGCAACTGCATCGCACGGTCTGCATATGGAAGAAGACTTCGGTCCTGGTCGTCCGATGATGTTCTACGATACCAAGAATGCTGAAATTGCTTTTGGTATCGCCGTTGATGGTTCGCGCGTGTTCAACCCGCAGCGCAAGGCACTGCAAACGGTTGAATCGGCGCATGTTCTCATCGTGGATGATGTCAATCGCTTGCCGATTGAAACGGCATCGGACAAGGAAGACTTGCTCGAATACATGACCATGTTGTACGGCCAGAACGCAGAATTCCTTGCTGAAATCAAGGAAATCATCAACAAGCAGGTTGAAGTTTAAGCTGAACCACGCACATAGGAGGTTCGGCTATGTCTAAACCGAATTACAAGACACTTCTGGAGTTGGCTCTTACCAACCCCAACAATCCTGCTGAATCGATTGACTTTCGCGTTGAAGATATTCCGCATGAGGAAGACAGCATCGCGAAAGTGATCGTATCGGATACCAAAGGTGAAACAGCATACGTCACCAACGTGCTTGAAAGCTTCGGCTTTGTTCCTGTTCCCGAATATTTGAGGCAAGAAATTGCCTCACCTTCGACACTGGAATACACCAACGATCCGGATACAATCGCACAACAGTTTGAAGGGGACGCTGACCCAGAAATGGCCAGCGCTCTGGAAGACGAGGAAGACGTTCTTCACGAAACAGCGCATACGCTTGTTTCGATTCTGCCTGATGGAACGCTTAATATCCGTACCATAGGCGAAAGCAAACCGGAAATCGCGCGTTCACTTGATACAGTTTCGGACGAAAATCGCCTCAAGGTGATTGGTAATCCGGACATGATGAAGTTTGCAAATAAAGTCTATGACATGGTGGCCCCTGGTGATGATAAATCGCTGTACGCCGCTTTCTTGTACGACTTTGATGACTTCCTCTTTATGTATCAGCCGGATACGTCGTATACCAATACGGATACCACAGAAAGTGACGACAGTGAAGAAGTCGATGACACGCCGATTGAATCGGCATCGATGCAACACGCTACAAACTTTGTGAAGGTGTTTGGAGACATTGAAGTTGCAGGGGCTTTCCTCGACAGCTTCAACAAGTATCTTCCGGCTGAACTTGCCAAGAAGAAGAACCCACGTGGTGCTTTGTTGAGCGTGCTGATGAAAGCAATGTCTGGTGAACATGGCATCGACGCTGTGAACGCTTGGTCGAATCAGGACGTGGCAAACCTCAAATCGGCTCTTGATAAAGTGGCAGACGCAGTTGTCGGAACGGCTGCACAGCAATTTGGCGGTGCAGAGTCTGAATAGGAAAACACATGAAAAAGGTTTCTGGTAAGAAATCTGGTTTTCAGGAGGGGCGGTCCAAAGTCGGGCCGTCCCGTTCTTCTGCCAAATCACAGAAAAAATCTGATAAACCAGAGAGTGGAAGTAAGGCTGCGTCAAAAGCCAAACGCAAGTTAGATAGAGCCCGTGATGATCTCGCGGATACTCTCAGAGATATGGACATCGGAGAATTCGTTTTCGATGGTGAAACAGTTGATGAAACCGGTGAATCTGCATCCCGTTTTGCGTCTGATTTTGGATTGATTCGAAAGTCTATTCTTCGTGACGGTGAAGAGTTCAACGCTGAAGCCGCACACAAAATGATTTTGAAAACACAATTGGCGATGTTCCTAGAACTTCAACCAATTGCTGAAATTGCTTTTCGTAATTCGAAGAAAGAACAAGCGGCGTATGCTGCCATTGCTGTTGCCGAGCAGGTCAAAGGTATTTCATCTGAATTGAAGATGATTGGTAATATTGAAAACCAGTCGGCATTCATCAAGGATCGTGTAATTCAACCAATCTTTATGGTGTTGGTTGAGCATATGATGCGTCAATTTCTCGGTTTGAAGAATACCATTGACACGGAATTGAGCGGCACAAAGAACCAAGAGGCGGCACGTACAATCAAACGCGCTGTTGATGCCTCGTTGTCTGTTCTGACAAGCTTCCTTGACGCGTCTCGCGAAGGTATGGGTGCAAACATTCATTCGTATCTGTCTGGTGACTTGACATTCATGTCGTCCAGCGGCGACGGTTCAAAGAACGCGATTGGTAAGCGGAAGCGCGGCAATAAGAACCGGGATAGGTGACAGCAATGAAACCCCGAGGTATTCCAAAACGTCCGAACTACCGACCAAGTGTTAAAAAGGGTGGAAATCCTTTCAAAACGAACCACAAAAATCATCCCGATAAAGAGCTTTATGGCGAGAACTGGGAAATCGTCAGCGACTATGTGCGAAAACGTGACAATTACACCTGTCGAGTTTCAGTTATTCGTCCTGATTTAAAATGTGGTATTCGATTACCTCCGCCTTATTCTGCACTGCTACATACCCATCACATAGTACCTTTACCAAAAGGGTCAAATCATCCTTCAAACTTGATTAGTCTTTGCAAAGACTGTCATTCAAAAGTTCATGGCGGAAAGAATTTTGGTAAAAGTATTACAGATAAACAGAAACGCGCTGCTGCGAGAGGATAACATGAGTAGAATTCTTGAAATTGCAAAAGACCTGCTTGAAGCGGCTGAAATTGCTGCTGCCGATATTGAAATGTTGGAACCACCAACAATTGAAGAACAGTACATTATGTACCTTGGTGCAGCGATCTCTCGCGCTAACAAGTTTTTGGATCGCCGAAAATCAGAAATTTTTGCATCGGTTTTAAATCTGCAAACGATGGGCCGTGTACAGCACGCAACGGAAGCTTATGACAAAGTTTATCTATTGTCGCTTGGCCTTTCGCTTGAATCCACATCCGAATTGGCATCTGAGCTTATTGTTTTGGCAAACAAATACAAAATTCCGGTTCCGCGTTCTTGGACCGAAGTTTCTCGTATGAATATCGACCTAAAAGGTGAGGATGTTCCGATTGCATCGCGACAACGCCCCTCTATTTAAAGATGTATTTTAGGGCTTGACGCGCCTTTGTGGCCCTTTACATCGAGCCTAGAATATGTTATATTGAAATATCGCTAATTCGCGGTATGCGTCTTTTTAAACCCATAAAGGGATTTTGTTATGAATGCTTTGGTAACTCCTGAGAATTCGGAAAATAACGCCGAGCCGTTGGAACAAGCTGCCACGGTTCGCGGTAAGTCTTCTTACTCCACCCCTCTTGAACAAATCAAGCAGGGGTTTTACTTCATTGTGCTCCATTCTTTTGCCGCATTCCGCACGGCTATGGTTTCGTCTCTTTTGAACGAAACTGCGCGGGATACGCTGGAAGTACCGGATGTTGCCGAAGCTACAGGCTTTGATTTGCTGCGTTTGGCCGACAGCGTTGCAATTGGTAAGCTGCGCGAGTGGCTTCGTTTCAAGCCCGGCAATGGAACCACGACGCCGTTTGAAATAATCTTCAATGAAGACATGTACAACATTGATACTGATCTTGCACAGAAGATCATGTCGTATATGCCACAAGGTGCCGAAAAAGGTATGCCCCTTGTAAAGTTCATGACAGAGATTGAGAAATTCAACGTTTCTGGGTCTATGTCTGCACAGTTGGAATCGAGCCTTGAAACGCTCAAAGACAAGTACGTTACACCGCTGGACGATCTCGTTGATTTCGTGATTTCAATCCAGCGTCGTCCGTACAATGAAAACAATCGGACAGACAGCCTTGTTTTCACATTTTCCATTCGCGTTGATGGTTCGGTCTACAAAGAACTGGTGCAAGCGGATAAGTTTGAACCGTACCTGCTGTATTTGTGGCTGATGAACTCGCTGACGGTGAACGGCGAGCGTCGTGGTACACAGATTGTATCGCCGCGTTACGTTGCTGCACATGCAAAGGCCATGCAGAAGTTTGCGCCGGTTCGTCCGAAGGTGAATGAGAATGGTTTTGCGCTTAACGGCAATGGTGCGCCTATCTTCATTCCACCCAATGTAAACGTTGTCGATAAATTCCTTGATACAGCCAATGCTGCTATCAATGAAGACGGCGAATTTGATTCAACCCTTTTGACAGAGAAGGGTTTCCGCAACGTCGTTATCTACGTTGACTGGGTAAACGACATTCTGGCATATATTTCGAATACCGGTCGATTGGAAACAATCAACCTGGGGCAGGTGCATCCGCTCGATAAAGCGACGGAGTACATGTTCCTGAGCACACGAATCCAAGCACCTGTTATGAAGCGTTACATCAACACGCTGAATAGCAGCATCAACATGTTGGATCCGCTCGATGCTGTGAAGTACACAGACAATGCAGATGCGAAACAGGTTCTCCAGACAACACCGGCTGATAAGATTTTCATCGACGTTGTTCTTCGTACCGTTGGTGAAAACGATCAAGACGTGAAGCTTTGGCACCTTGCCGGCTATGGTATTGATCGTGACTTTGGAGACGATCCGCGCCGTGCTGCGAATATCCGTGCTTTGCGTGCGTTGTTCCGATTGCTTTACGAAACTGCGAAGGGTGATCCCGACGCTATCGCGATTGCAGACAATTACAAATCTCTGGGCTTGTTGTTCCGTTTGATCGGTATCGAATACATGATCCAGACGTTTGCAAAGTCTACGCCGGAATATGTACAGAACCTCAATGAAGCGTTTTTGGCAGAACGTGAAAAAGCCAAAATCGATTTGAGCAAGAAGTCCTTTGACGTTCCAAACATCGTTCTTGGTAAAGGCTTCTCCGGCCTTCTTCCGCATCAAGGTCGCATCCTGTCTTCGACGGAAAAATCACCGTCTACGATGATGATTCCGGTACAGACGGGTGGTGGTAAAACCATCATTTCGGCTGTAACCGCAATCAAGGCGATTGAGAACATTCGTTCAATCCCAATGATCACAACCAAGGGCAACCTTGTTCGTGGTACGATTACCGAATTGAACGCAATCACGGAAGGCAAAATTAACGCGATCCCGCTGCGTCCGATAACCATTCGTGCAATGCGACGTACAACGGATATCAAAACGTTTGCGCGTTTCATTGAATGGTACAAGAGCTTGCCGCCGAATACCATTCTTGTGAATTCGTATAGCGATTTTGCATCGCGTCGTAAGCTTTTTGAGGATTTGGATACTGTTGCCGGTTTTGGTGACGCTCCGGTCTATACGACTCAGTATCTTCTGATTATCAAGCTGCTTGGTATTCGTATCTTTATCGGTGACGAAAGTCATATGGTAAAGAACCCAGACTCGGCCCGTTCGCGTAACTCGTATGCTGCATTCTCCCAGGGTGATATCCGTGCTCTCATGTCTGGGACGATGGTATCGAATACGGTTGTTGACCTTGTTGGTCAGGCGCGTGCGGCATCCCCTTACATCTTCGGGGATGATGCAACAACGTTTGCTGAAAACTATGGTGTTTCCACCGGTCTTATCACCGATGAAGACGCAACTGTTATTAAGCAACGATTGATGGGAACAACGGCATACCATGAGGCAACTCGTGAAGACTGGTCGTACATGCTGCCAGAGCGTGCCGACGACATTCTTTTCGCTGAGTTGACGCCCAAGCAGCAGGAATTCTATGAAGTTCTGATGCAAGAAGCGTATTTGATGATGCTGGAGGAAGAAAAGAAAAAGAATACCAAAAAGAAGAAGACAGCGTCGGATGATAGCGACGACGAAGATGAAGACGACGAAGACGAAGAGGATGATGAAGACGAGTCGGAAGATGAGGATGGTGCAATTATTGCGAAAGCAAAAACGCACTTGCAGAAAGTGGAAGCATTCCTTGTCGCTCCTGATTTGAATGATCAATACATGAACTTCCGTGGTACGCCCGGAAAGTCGTCGTATGCCACATCACCCGACGGGGAAGACCTTGTTTCTCCCAAGGTTCGTCTTGCTGATAAACTCATCGATGAGCACCTGGCAAAGCACAAAGGCAATCTTGCACAGAACAAGGTTATTGTCTTCGGTTGGAACCGCGTCGCATCGGTCCACTTCATGAAGTACAGCAAGTATGCAAGCAAAGCGCTGCATTATACGGCTGGTGACCTTGAGGTAGCACGTCGCTTTGAAAATGATGATGCTGCTTGGTTGATGGTTGCTGATGAAGGTTCTGTTCGTGAAGGCTTTAACTGGCAAATGACTTCGTTGATCTTGCGTCAACAGAGTGTTTGGGCGCCGGGCGATCACGAACAAACTCTTGCACGTATGTATCGTCCCGATCCGCGTGGTAAGTACAACCGTGCAAGCGTGCGACATGCTTGGTTGATGGTTGCTCTGAAAAATGGTATGCCGTCGCTTGACGGGGTAAAGATGGCTCGACTTGTGTCGAAGTCTATCTCCAACGCTCGTCTGACATATGAAGGTCGCCCTGAATGGCGTCGTGTTTCGAAAACGTTTGATGAAATGAAGCTTCTGAAAATGAATCTTCAACTTATCTTCGAAGCACGCGCAGATGATATTGAACCGTATTTCGGAAACTGGAACGAATTCGTTCGCTGGGAAAACGAAAACAACCATGACGCAAAGCGTCGTCTTGGTGAACAGCTTGAAGCACGCACCGGACAGCAATTTATTGATCAAAAGGGTAACGTCCTGGATATCAATAAATTCATCAAAGCGGCGATGTTCGAAGTTACTTCGACAAAGGATATCGCTGGTTCGAAACGTGTCTGGGTTCCGTGGATTGCAGGTGCAATTCCGGCTGACCCGAAGGGCTGGGGTTTCCGGGTTATGGGTAACGTATCCGCACCGATTGGTACGGTTGTGTATACCCAGTTTGGTCCTGGTATCATCGAAAACATTCTGAGCAAGGGTGTGAAGGTTCGCATTTATGACGGTCGTGTGGTCGGCATGAAGAAGAACACAATCATGCTTGTAAACGAAGCGAAGTACCCTGAGCTTGTTAAGATCGTGAAAGACCCTACCAAATGGCGGGCCGAAGCGATTGATGTTTGGGGTGTTAAGGGTAACGCAAAACGACCTGAAAAGGTTGAAGAGGAAGAAGAGATCATCGATAACCTCGATGAAGAAGAAACCAACGATATGCTTGAACTGGATATCATTCCGACAATCATTAACGGCTGGCCAGCTTTGATGGTTATGGATGACATTCAGCAACTGAAAAGCATTTCCGATTGGAATCGCGTTGATCCTTTCTTGACAGTGTCCTTCCGCTCTTGGGCTCACCTTGATAAATTCATTGATTTGCTCGACAGCAAAACGTTTATCGCAGACGATGTGATCGACGCGCTGGAGACGGAAATCGAAGAATACAAGATTGGTAAAGCTCTTACACTTGGTAAGCAAATTCCGTCGAATAGTGTTCGTCAGTTCTTCCGTGAACAACACAAGAAACTGGGGAAAGCGAAAGATGGACGTCCTGTCGCAAAGCCTTACTTGATTGCCGTTGAACGTGAAATCAAACTCGCGTTTGATATTGACTCCCACGAACCGCGCCTTATTAACTGGTTGATGAAGGTGCGTGAAAAGGTTCCGGGCGTTAAGGCTGTTAAGAAGAACGGCGCAATCTGGATCAACACTTTTACCACAGTGAAGGAAGCCTACTCTGATCTTGAAAATCTGCAAAGCATTTCGCATGTTGATTTGAAAGCCTTGCGTGCCGATCTGGTCGATATCAAGGACGAAATCATGGATCTTCGCAAAGCACGCGCGAAGCCTTCGATCTAACAGCAAGGGGCGGGATAATCCCGCCCCTTTTTCTACCAGCAACAACTGCCGGATAGGATTCTTTGTCTCCAAAAACATTAATTAAAAGAAAAGTCGAATGCACAGAGGATAACGCACGATGAAACTTGATCTGAATACACTGTTTGATGATGGTGAACCTTTGCCGTGGATGACACCAGTTGCGGAAGTTGCAAATCTTCCAGCAACCGCTGTTACCAAACTGGGTTGTTTTCTGTTTGCGGTCGGTCTTGGTGCGTTGTCGAAGGGCGATTCCAAATCGATTGCAAACGCGTTTATCAAACAGACGCGTGACTTGCAACAGTTTGCAACGCTCAAAAAGCTTGGTATTCCGGATACCTGGTTGAGTTCCAATCCGGCAATCACACAGGGCTTTGCAGACAGCTTGAAGAAAGCCATCGCAAAGAATATTGTCAACGACACCAGTGTATCGGCGGAAGAAGTCAAGTTCATCAAATTTGCTGTTCTGTTTTTGCAGAACCCTTCCAAAAACGACAACTACATTGATCGTGCGCGTAAGTTTGCCACGACTGTATCGTCAGCATATCTGCGCAACTTCGACAAGGTTGCAAATCGTATTATTGAATCGGGCGGAACAAAGTCATCGAGCCGCAATAACATTGGGGACTTGTACATTGCGCTTGATACGGTCATGTCGGATATCCTTGGGCGCAAGCTCAAGAAAGGGGAAACGTCGATCCTCAACCAAACAATAAAAGAGATTCGTTTCAAATCCACGAAACAAGCTGACCAAGTAAAAGAATACAAGTCACTGCGTCGTCAATTGTCGCAAGCGTACGATGTTGATCTTACGTCGTTTATGGCTGCCAGTGAAGATTTGATTCCGGTCAACGAGGTCTACAAACACATGAAGGCGCTGGGTTACCGCGACCACAAAGTGTTGATGACAGAGAAAGCGGTTCCGCTCAAGATTGGTTTGGTAAACGGTAAGATCAAATACTATACGGAATCTGGCAAGCCGTTGAACACCAACATTCCGGCAAATGCTGTTGATATCAAGTTTGCTCCGCGTACCTACGATGAAAGCACAGGCAGTGGTGCTTATCTGTCGTACACAACCCCAGAAGCGCTGGGTGTTACGCGTGTGTATACGGAGCAACACGTTACACAAGCAACGGAATCCAAGTTTAACACAGCGACGAAGGTTGATTCATCGATTGATAAGGTGCTTGCGCGCTGGAAGAAAGACCTGACGGCAACCGACCCGGTTACGCAGATGGGTGCGACGGTATCTCTGCTAATTTACTTCACAGGGATGCGCGTTGGTTCACGTCAGAATACAGCCGCATCTGCATCTGGTGAAAAGACTTTTGGTGCTATCTCCCTACGTCCGCGCCACATCTCAATTACCAACACATCGATTATCATTAAATACAGTGGTAAGAAGGGCGTCGCGCAGAAGCATATTCTGAAGCTGACCGATACCACGAACAAACGCATTGCGCAGAACTTAAAGAAGTACCTTGAAGGAAAGCGCGGTGATGATCTTGTCTTTTCTATGAAGAACAAGGCTGGAAAGGACATCACGCTTACGTACAGTGCTTATACCAAATATCTTGGTGCTTCTGGTTATCCTGCGGGTGTGCATAAGATGCGGCATGTGCGCGGAACCAATTTGATCATTGACATGCTGAACAAAGAAAAGTGGAAGCCAAGCACAAAGGCAATCACCAATCTGACACGGCGTCAAAAAGAAGCCGAGACTTTTATAATTGAAAAAATAATCATGCCTGCAACAGAATTGCTTGGACATAAAGCTGCGACCGGTAAAGCATTGTGGCGTACAACTATTAAATCCTATATTAACCCCAATCCTCTTCTCAAATGGTTTGCAGATCATAACCTACGTAAACCTTCGTGGTTACCTACTTCAGCATCTAAAAGTGACGAATAATAAGGTGGGGATTAATCCCCACCTCTCAAATACAAATCTTTAATTTTTACACCTTTAAGTGTTTTATAGACTTCTGGATGTATTACATTCTTATAGGTTTTGGCTAATGACTTAATATATGAAATTTTGGCACAATTTCTCGCATGGGCTGCTTCCTCAATAGTTGGATATGTACCCAAGAAATGAGTTTTTCCGTTCTTAATTACACGAGCATTATAGCCTTCGGTTCCTGGTCTTTTATTAAGACCAATTGGTAAAGAACCTTTGTGACGCCTATCGTCCCTTAAAACATTGTTTATTATTTTAGGAACGAATGAGCATGTATCAGGTGAATAGTGCTTATTTCTTTTATGTCTTAAATCTTTATCTAGTTCAAAATCTTTTGTATTCCAATTATCCATTGCTGTAATATCTTTACAGAATTTTTGGAAATTTAACCATTCATTGCACAACGTAGCATCAGCATAAGCGGAATTTGAATTTTTGAATTCTGCATCCGTACATCTTCGTATAAGGGCAGCCCAAATGGCATAAAGCTTTCTATCTGTTGTCGAAGAATACTTCCCAATACCTATATAACCTTTTCCTAAAAGTGCAGGAAACATAGGATCATGTACTGTACCTTTCCGAAGATTATTTATTGTGGTTATAACCATCGTTTTAGTTTTAATGAACTTTACAGCTACTTTATTGGCATCATAGTATTTAATTACTTTACAAAATCCACAATTTGTTTTAAATTTTGTACCTTTGGGAATCATAAGTCTTTTCATAGATGTCTCCTAACTTTATAAATTATTTTACGGTAAGCTTCCTAAACGTCCTACAAGGAAATCTAACATGACAAAAGAAACTGCTGAATCGCGTGTGCGTCGGGTTCGACGCACCACAAAGAGTGGTAAAACAATTGATATCACACCAAATGATAGAAAAAGTGGTGGGATTGAAAAGATCAAACAGCATTTCTATGATTTGGTAGATGACATAGAACAAGATTTGATGGCATTTGGAAATAAGCTTGAAAGAGCATCTACTCCACTTGATAAACTTCGATACCAGTTCACAAAAGAAATCATGAAGAAATAAAATAAACCCTGGTGGCAGTCGCTTCCGGGGTTTTTCTATGGGTATTATTCGGATTTTTCGGAAATATTAGGGTTCTGGCTGACCCCGTCGGGAAACTCAAATCATTTGAACTCCGGTATCCTTAATTCATCTATCGGTAAGACAATTACCTGCAAATTGATATTAACTGGAGGCTTATATGCCAAACTTCCGAGAAATTCAGGAAGCTATCAAGGACGGTTGCAAGTCGCCGCTCGTGATGGTTGCCCTGTCGCGCGGAGAAGTCGCAGCTAAGCGAACAGAACTACAGGCTTTCACGGATGGTGCCGGTTATTTCATGGTATCCAATCTACCGAAGCTGCATTCCCTGTTCGGTGGCTCGCTGCTTTCTCCCGTTGAGAATGCTTCCAAGAAAGAATTGGCTGGTGAAGAATTCCAATCTCTTGACGAACTGGTAACGATGAAGAGCAATCCTCTCGATGGTACCGATGTTCCTCAGTTGATTGGCGTTGATGCTGATCTCGCGTTCGTTCTTGCTGGTGAAGAAATCAATTGCCCGATCACTGGCCGTTTGACGAAGATGGAATATCATGGCGAAATCGCTGTTGACGGTGAAAGCGGTCAAGAAGCTCTTGGTAAAACGGATGACGAAGAAGACGAAGAAGAAATTTCTGACGTCGATCTGAGTGATTCGGAAGGCAATAGCGATGATTCTTCGGAAGACGACATGTCGTCTGATCCATCCTCCGATGACGAAGACTCCGACAACGTTGAAGACGATACCTCTGACGATGAAATCGAAGAAGAGGTAGACGAAGGCGACCTCAAAGACGATGAGGAAGACGAAAACATGGAGCTCTCCAACGACGACAGTCCGTTCACGATTGCTGGTACTGAAACCAAGAGTCTGCTCGACAAGTACGAAGGCGCTGTAACCGTTTACGAAGAAGACGGTGGTGAACCGTCGCTGTACGGTGCAGTTGTTCGTGTTCTGTCGGAAGATACCTTCGTGGTTATCGACGAAGATGGTAATCCTTACACGGTGAAGGCAACGACTGTTGGTGATGATGGTGATGCTGTCAAGCTGGTTGGTTCTTTGCAGTCGGCTGATACGGCTTCCGAACAGGAAGTGGATGCTGCTGATACCGTCGATCTCGGTGAAAATCAGGTCAAGCTGGTCTCTTTGACCGGTAAGGATAATTCCGAAGTAGCGGTTTTCGTTGGTCAGATGCAGATTGCAACTCTGATTCGTTCGCGCGCTGCGGAAGTTGCCGCTCCGTTGTTCAACGATGGTCAGAAGCTGATGGCAGCCTTTAAGCCAACGTTGAAGACGCACTATGGTAACTCGAAAGCTCCTGAACTTGCCAAGTTCGGCTACGTTCCGGTTGTTTTCAAGATGAAGACGCACAAGCTGTTCGATCAACGCTTGCAGCGTGAAGTTGCGAAGTTGACGGCAACGTCGGAAACAGCGGCTGCAACCAAGGTGCAGGATTTCACCTCCAATCTTGAACTTGCTTTCGTTGGTATCAACAAGGGCTTCTTCAAGGATGTGAAGAACGAACTGGCACTCGAAATTGCAGGTATGCTGAAGCGTGCTGGTGTTGCGGGTGCAGAACTCGAAGTTCGCAAACTTCTGGCCAAGCACAGCAAGTCGTACGTCAAGACTGCAATGGAACAGGCCAAGGTTCTGAATACGAAGTCGGCTGACTACCTGAATGGTATCTCGGAAGCTCTCGCCAAGAGCGACTTCAATGTATCGGAAACAGCTTCGGTTCATGACATTTCGACTGCATTCCACCAGGATGCACCGAAGGTAGCACAGCCGGAAATCGCTGGCTTTGATGACACCCCCAAGCCGACAGGTAACAGGTTCGCCTCTGTTATTGCCGGTCTTCGCCGATAATTGCAAATCTAGCTTCAAAGGATATCAACATGCTAGAACTTAATAAGTGCCAGCTGATCGAAACTCGCGTTGAGAATCTGGCTTCCGATGTTGTCTTCGTTGACGAAGGCACCCCGATGATCCACGTCCTTGAAAACGGCGTTGCAGCAACGCGTCCTGCTGCTGGTGCATCGAACGAAGTATTCGTTGGTCTTGCCATTGGCCGTTCTTCGACTCCCACGATTGTTCCGCGCATTGAGCGTCGGACGATCCCGGCTTCGTCGCCCTACACGATCAACCTTGAAAAGCCGCTGAATGGTTCTGCTATCGGCGTGTTCCTCGTCGCAACCGATGGTACCAAGACGGCTCTGACGGCTGGTACGCCCGGTTCGAACGCAACCGATTACTCGATCAGCAACGGCGTTGTCACCTTCAACTCTGCACAGGCTGGCAAGACGGTTGAATTCGTCTACAACTATGCCATCTCGCTTCAGGAAGCGATGGTCAAGTTCAAGTTCGATGCCTTTGCTCCGGCAACGGCTCCGCTGCCCACAATTGGTCTTTGCCCCACGGGTGAACTCTTTATCTCCAACTTCGACCCTGCTTCGAACTGGGGTGGTTGGACTCCGGGTACGGCGATCAAGCTTGGCAATGGCATGCTGACGCTCGGCGGCTCTGGTGTTGCAATTCCGGCCATCGTTACCTCGGTTCCGGGTGTTGAAACTCCGTTCCTCGGTGTTCGTCTGAACGCTGGTAACTAATTTCAAGTCTGACTGACTTACATTTTCCAACAAAGGATGAAACTATGCGTAATCTTCTACCCGTCAGCCAGGCACGGTTTAACAACTCGAATGAACGCATTCTGAGTGCCGATGGCAACATCAACGCTGGTACCAATGCCGAACTCGTCAACCGAATGCTCGAAATTGCTGCTCGTATCAAGGTTGGCGAACTTTCGCCTGCGCTTGAATCGGAACAGCTTTCGGCACGCGAGATTGCCGCTGAACGTGCAACCGTCATTCGTGACGCTTACCATGACCGCACAGGTAGCTCCTGGGCAGAACTTGGCGCCGCTATTTCGAACGATATCAGCTTGCGTCTCGAACGCGAAGGCTTCATGCGTTCGGTTCTGGATCGTGGTACCGTCGAAGATGGTTCTATCCCGCGTATCCGCATTCGCGAAAAGAACGTCCGTGCAGTTATCTCGCGCGGTCCCGTTCAGGTTTACCCGCAATACGTTCGCGATTCCTACCAGAACCTCGATGAATTCTATGTAACGGCTCAGCCGCGCATCGAAGAAATCGATCTGGTTCGTGGTTCCGGCGATCTGCTGGAAGACAAATACTTCGAAGGTCTCGAAGCGATTTGGGCGAAGGAAGACCAGACACTGCTCAAGATGCTGCGTTCGGTTGACGGCGTTTACAACCCGATCACGTACTTCTCCGGCGCTCTTACGCCGTCTGTTGTACAGACCGTGAAGTACAACGTTGAGCGTTGGCGCATTCCGCTGTCCAACATGATTATCTCGCTTGATCTGCTCAACGATCTGGCCACCGGTTCCGGCTTTGGTACTTGGTTCGATCCGATCTCTAAGTGGGAAATCAACCGTACCGGACGCATCGGCCGCGTTCTCGGCATGGAAATGATGACGGACGGTTTCCGCGAACCCAGCCTCCGCGTTCTTGACGACGGTGAGTTCATGGTTCTTGGTACTCCGGAATACCTCGGTGGTTACACCGACCGTGGTCCGGTTGAATCCCGCGCTGTCGATGAATTCGACAAGTTCGTACCGGCTCGCGGCTGGTCGATGTGGGAAATCCTCGGCATGGCTGTTGCCAACGGCAAGGCTGTTGCTCGCGGCAAGCGTCAGTAATCTGCTTTGGACTAAGGAAAGGGGCTTCGGCCCCTTTCTGTCTATTAAAACGGGATATCGGGTGAACAAAATGGACAACGTGGTAAAGCTAAAAAATCTGATGGTGTCTGCGTGTAAGGCAGTTCAAGACGGACACCGTGATATTGCAATGAATCTGATGGAAGTTGCTGCGGACGTTATGTCCGATGTTGATCCAGAGATCATTGAAACGCAATTCAATACCCACAGCGCAGAAACACCGGATACAAGCATTGACGTTGCAGCGGATGACGTTGAAGAAATGGAACCCGAAGTAGCCTCAAAGTCCATGCGTGATATCCTATCGGGTTGGGATTTCAAACATGCAGCAAACGGTTAAACGCGCAACCATTCTTGATTACTCCCTCGTTGCTGCAATGAAATGGGTTGAAGCAGAATTCTTGAAATACTCGAATGGTGGTCGAGAACTCGGCATCTTTCCTGTTACAGGCCCATCAATGCTGCGACAGATACCGCGTCAAACGACACAAGACGGTAAACCAAGCCGTCTGTCTTACCCGTTTTTGCTTTGGTCTCTTGGGGATTTGTCGCTTGATACCGCCCGTGGTGGTTTGAACAAACGAATGGGGCGCGACATACTCATATCAAAGGATATCGATAAAAATTTAGCACGGATGGCAAATCTAAGACCTCTGAAAGTCGGGATTGGGGTGTCTTTTAACACATCGGATTACAACGATGTTTTAACATTGTCACATGCTTTGCTTCTCAATGCCCCCGCAATATCCTTTTATATGGATATGAAAGTTCCACAGTTTCCTCCAATCGGTATTCGACTCAATATCAGTGAATCATTGACAGCGCCACCTGTTAACATTGAAACACCTGGTGAAGCTTATCAGTTTGAGACCGTTCTCACGATTGATACCTTTATTGGTGTTGAGTTCGAACAACGTTTGATCCGGGATGTTGTGTTTCGTGTTGTTGATCCACACAACGATGCGGTTTTCTTTAACGGTGATCCCTCTGACGATGTTGATGTGCTGGTAAAACGACACCTTCGTTTCACGGATCACTACGATGAATCGAATATCAGATATAGGGATCGCGATGACAACAGTTAACCATGGCATCTACATCAGCGAGACCTCAAAACGCTTCCGTGAGGTGGTTCTAACAGGTACTCGCTCTATTCCCGATGTTGATTACTCCACGAAGTCAAAACGAAAACTTGAACGTGGTGAAGCATTCACGCTTCAAGTGTCAAAGTTGTTTGCGTGCAGCATCAATGGTATAAAGATATTAATTCGTATTACAGTAGGCGGCGAAACAATCGAGTTGCCGATTTCGAGTAATATCTCGATCCCTGTTGAAGGGGATCCGATTACGATTGAGATTGAAAATCCTACTGGAAACACAATCACCGCACCTGCATTGGTTGAATACATAACGATTTAGTGGAGATACTCATGTCTGAACGAAAAGGGTTTGAACACCTGAAGGAAGACTTTCCGGTTTTCATCATCGCAAACAAATTGAACGTTGCAAAAACGCTTGATTTGATTGGTGACAACGATGTTACCATTCCGGCCAAGGCAGAAGTGCCGATTGATTCCAGTCATCTGTATCAGTTGCCGGACGCGTCGATTTTCAAAATCAAGTCGCCGACCATTTCTGATTTGGTAAACTACGGTTTGATCAAGCGTGGTGGTGCAGAACAGCCTGATCCGGTGGCACCGACGACACCAGAGAAACCGTCTGAGGATACAGCATCCACGGGCGGTTCGGACAAGAAAAATAAGTAAATTGAGAGGATAATGCATGTCTAGCTTGCCTATTTTTCTACGTCCTTCGACACGCGTCATTGAACTGGATCTGACGCAACGCGCCGATGTTATTCTGAGTACCACAGGTGCAACGGTTGCTGAATTCGAACGCGGATCGCTTGAACCGACATATCAGTCGGGCATCGAAGAAGACTTCCGTCGCTTGTACGGACAGTACGCAAACCCGACGATTGGTTTCGGCCATGATACGTGCGTAACCTTCATGACGCAGAGTGGTAATCTGCTTGTGAAGCGCGTAACAGGCACTGGCGCGAAATACGCTGGTTTGAGTGTTGTCAAAGACACGCCGAATGATCGTGTTCTGCTTCTGCCGTTTGCTGTTGGTTCGTCTCTCGATTACAAGACGCTGGGTGATGCTCAAGTGTTCTTGCTGTCGATGGATTCCGATCTTGCAACGGGTGATAAGTTCACGGTTGATATTACGGATGGCTCGACTGTAACGGCCACACAGGAAGTTACTTACGCAGCGTCGCACGCGAACACGATGACGCAGATTGCTGCATCGATCCAGGCAACGTTGAATACGTTCTCTGTTGGATCGTCGGCTGCCGTTTACAATGAAGTGAATGGTAATACGAGCCGCACGATTGTTATTCGCATCGCAAACAACGTTTCGCTTGAGTTTGGTGATATCACCGCAACAGGTTTTGCTGCAACGCTTGATGAGGGTGCGAAGCTCTTTGATATTCTTGCAGAAAACCCTGGTGACTGGGCGAATGACTATGGTATTCGTTTGTCGAATATCAACACAGGTGTTCGTGAACGTTATAACCTGACGTTTGCAGGCCCCATTGTTACGGGTTCAACTATTACCGCTGTTGTTAATGGTGAAACTGTTACGCAGACGTTTGCAACGAACAGTGATGCAACACTGGCAGCCCTTGCTGTTAAGCTTGCTGCACTGGATTCTATCAACGAAGCGGTTGTACAGACGGTTGCCGGTGGTGTTGACAATGATCGTACCATCCTCATTGTTGCACAACAGCCGGGTGCAGCACAACTCAATATTTCGTCTGTTGTTGTCAGTGGTGGTTCTGCAAACCCGATTGCAGTAACGACCAAGGTGATGACAGGTATCGCGGCAGACAACAGCTTTACGCTGCAAGTTTACTCGCGTGCAAATACGAATACTGATGTTGAAAGTTTCACGGTGTCGCTACCTAAGCAGCTTTCTTCGCGTGGTTATCAGCAGAATATTTCGCAGGTAATCAACCAGTCGTCTGGAAAGTCCTATAACATTCGCGTGATTCAGTCTGCGCTGGCTGATACGTCGATGTACAAGGAAGATGGTTCGCCGCTGTCGGTTCCATCCACGATTACCTTCCTGACGGGTGGTGATAAGGGAACGAAAGCAACGTCTGCTGACATTCGTCAAGGCTGGCGTACGATTGACGACCGTGTGCAATTCCCGTATTCAGTTATGCTGAATGCAGGTTATACGAGCATCACGGTTCAGAAAGAAATGGCAGCGATTGCTGAAGAACGCAGTGATTGTATTGCCATTCTCGATGCGCCGTCTGACAAACAGGAAGCACAAACCCTTCGTGCCTATCGTCTGAATGAACTGGACATCGATACCAGCTATGCTGCGATGTACAGCCCAGACGTTGAATACGAAGATATCAAAACGGGTGAACGTCGTTACATTCCGCCGAGCGGTCCGATTGGTGCTACCTACGCGTATTCGGATCGTCTGACAAGCTTCGTTGGTGCACCGGCCGGTTTGAATCGTGGTAAAATCACGCTCGCAACCGGTTTGCGTTACCGCTATACCAATCCTGAAATGGAAATGCTGTTTTCTGCAAACATCAACTACATTCAGGACAAGCCGGGCTCCGGTCCGACGGTGATGGGTGAAGAAACGTTGCAGCGTAAGAAGACGGTTCTGTCGTCGGTTCACGCACGTCGTATCTTGAACTACATCAAGACAGCGCTGGTAGATGGTCTTGACTATGTTCACTTTGAACCGAATACTGACTACACACGATTCAACGTGCGTCAGTTGATCGACACTGTTTGCTTGCCGATGACCAACGAAGATGGTAATGGTGGTCTTTACAAGTACAAGGGTAAATGCGACCGAGACAACAACACAGACGAAGTCATCGATGCTGACCAGCTTGCCGTTGACGTTTACCTACAGATCACGCGTGTGATCAAGGGTATTCTGCTGCGTGCAATTCTGACGCGGACGGGTGCAAACTTCGACGAAATCATCGTGGCATAAGGGATCGTATCATGGGACGTATTACATATAATCAGGTCAACAACCTACCGGATACGATGGACACCACGGCATTTGAACTGATGTTCGGACAGGTTCCGGGTGTTGGGGATACACGCGATCTGACGATCAAATGCCAAACGGCAGCAATGCCGGGCTTCAGCAATGAAGCGTGGGAATCCAATCTGCACGGTTACGTTCGTCGCTTCCGTGGTCGTAAGACCTTCTCGCGTCAGCTTGCTGTGACCTTCATCGAAACTGTTGATGGTAGCACGTATCGCAAGTTGAAGATGTGGGATGAGTTCATTGCGGGTACAAATTCTGGTAACTCTCGCGGTTATCAGCGTGAATACTCGGTGATTTCTGAACTTGCCGTGTACACCACGACAGGTGATCTTGCAAACCGTCTGAAGTTCATCAACATGTTCGTTCAGGAAGTGTCCGACGTTACGCTGGATGGTACATCGTCGCAGCCGATGTTGGTACAGGCAACGTTCTCCTACGACAACATTGAAGTGGATGGAATTCCGCTTCTCTAAACACATTTGGTAAATAGTCGGGCTGTAGACGTTAATTCGTCTACAGCCCTTTTTGTGTTTATAGCTCGTCTGGGAGAGCATAGAATGCCAATGACTTGGACACAAGTAAATGCTATGCCAGACATAGCATCAAACAACAGATACAAAGTGTTTTTCCCTATAATTCAAGGCGTTGGGGATACAAAACCGCTCAGTGAACTTGTTCACACGATTACACTTCCCCAAAATAGCCTCGGCCATATTCAAATACGGCTGTACGGGCACACCGTTGCGTTTCGTGGCGGTCGGGTATTCGACAACACTGTGCAAATTCGTTTTCAAGAAAACGTACGCGGTGAAGCGTTGAATTTGATTGAGCGCTGGAAGAATATCGCACGCAACCGAGACAATCTTGGCAATCGCAAACAGCGGTATGCAGGAAGTGGGCGCGTTGAAATCTATGATACCACAGGCGCAATAATTCACGGAATTCCCTTGGTGAATATGTGGCCAATGACGGTTGAGTATCCAGACCTTGATGAAGGTGGATCCGCACCACTTGAGTTTAGTGCAACATTCAGTGTGGACTTCGCTGAATTGGAGATCACATGAAATACAATCAGATTATTTCACAACTCAAAGACCCTGCCACGCAGAATCGCTGGCGTGTACGAATGCCGAATGAAGACTACCCCTTTCAGTGCAATGCTGAAAGCGTTGAATTTGGCTTTCGGAATACACCAGCCCGGCAGCGTGTTGCACAAGGTCGTAATTATAACTACGCAGATATTTCAACACTGGACGCTGTGAACATTGTGTTCTACGAAACCTATGATTTTTCAGTGACCGATTACTTGAACAAATGGAAACTGCTTATTTTCAATCCTTATACAGGGGTTTTTGGACCGCCTGCAAAGTATGAACGACAGCTTGTCGTTGAAATGCTCAACGAAGACGAAGACAGTGTCATCAAGACATTTGAATATCTTGGTGCGTGGCCGACGGATACATCCCCGATCACAGCATCGTACGAAGACCCAAACGGCAGAATACAAATAACACAAGCGTTTGTGGTGAAGGAACTAAGGCAGGCTTAATCAAGTAGAACAAGGAACCAAACATGAGAACGCGTACAGTTGGTGGTGACGACGGAGACAATACCTCGTCGTTCAATGAAGACGGTGAATTTGACTTCAACAATCTTCCGAAACAGAAGCCTATTCCGACACTGGCGGACGTGTCGAAGATGTTGCAAGTCCCACAGGATGATAAACCCAAAGACGTTGAAATCCAATCATCGGATAAATACACCGGGGTTTACTCGGACGCCAAAGCAAGTCATTCATTAGGTTCGGAGTGGGTTCGACAAGACCTTCCATCACATTACGTTCCGTATACTTTCAGCGATGTGTTCTTCAAGATTCTTGACATTCCTGTTCTGTCTCAGATTTGGGCTGCAAAAGTCAACGGATCGTTCACACTGTTGGTAGACGCACTTAACAACTGCGTGAATATTGATATTCGAAACCTAACACCGGAAGACTTCACGCTTGCGATGTACTGGATTCGAGACAACTCACTGCCGCGCTCGTCGATGGAGGTTGAGTATACCACGCGTTACAACAATACCATCAAGGTCAACACGCGTCGGTCATCAATGACGATCAAAGAACTCGATATGACCAAGGAAGAGGCGCTCCAGTGGCGGAAGAAAGGTATTGTTTTCCCAACCGTGCGCGATGCCGAGTTGATTCACAATTCGGAAGATTTGCCGGAAGATAAGAAGTGGTTGCTTGAATACGCACAGTATGTTGAATACGTACCAACACCGGGTATCACGGACTATTCCGATTACATGGATCGGAAGCTTGAACGTCTTAACCAAATGCAGCGCGAGCATGGCCTTGAAATCCTTGCGGAAATTGATGACTTCTCGAATCGTATCAACCATGGTGTGATTGAGCGTGTGCGTGTAAAGGACAAGAACTTTGTCCCAGAAGACGCAATAGAATATTTCATGGATCAAGCCAAGCAGATCAACAACGCAATTTTGAGCATTCCAGAGTCTCATATCTCGTCGTCGGCACCGCATATTCTTGTTCTGGCACAGAAAGCACATGAATATGTCTCGGAAGCCAACGAAATCAAAGCGAAGCTTGAGCGTGGTGAAGATGTGCAGCCGGTAGAGGAGGTCGTCGTAGTCCAAATTTCTGCGACGGATTTCTTTCCCCGCGTATGACCCCAACTACATTCGAGACATGGTTGTAGAAGTATCGAAGTATTGGGGTGTGCAATTTGATCGAAAAGGTCCAGCCATTGATGTGTTTCATGCTTACCAGAAGATGGTGGTTGAATCGCGCAAGGGTGAAGGGATCAATCCATATCCGTCAACGCACATTGCAAACTTCGACATTCTCATCAAAGCGCTCAATCAGCTTGCGAAAAACTTAGTAGGAAGATAACATGGCCACGGCAAACGGGTTGTATAGTGACAGGATGCAAGGTCTTTTCGGTATTGTACCACGTGCCGTCAATGACAATCCTGTTAAGAACATTCGCATCACAGCGGAAACGCTGAAAAACATGGAGCAAGACGGACTTGATACGTCCCACGATATGCAAGACTTACTTGAGGAGCAAATCAAGCTCCTCAAGTCTATCAACAAAGGTATTCGCAATGTGAATAGCTCGCTGGCAGTTAACAACGCCAGAAGTATGCTTGACAATGCGACTGATCTTCTTGATTTGGGTGACGGTCGCGGTCGGCGTCGTGGTCCTCGTTTTCAAGGCTCGCGCAACGGTGCTAAAGGGGCAGCAGACTCTGCAACGGCTGTTGCGCGTGGGGTAAAGACGATTCCGACACTGGTGCAGTATGAGCTTACAGGCTTGATGGCCACCACGATGCTGACTTCAATCGGTGACATGATGTCATCACTCACCAGCATTGTGGGCAATACACTGTCAACAGTAGGTAAGCTTGCAGAACGTCTTGTTGCACCTGCCATTGCGACTTGGGGTGCTATTGAAGGTGTCAAAACAAGCCAACGCCTTGATCCCGAAGGTGAAACCGGCTATTTGGGTCGTGCAAATGCGGGTGCAGCTAGTGCCGTTGATTACCTCGCGCAGGGTTTGCCGTCTCGCGCAACACAGTATTTTTCTGGTCAAAACTTCGATGAAATGGTTGTTACAGGTGATCTTGCTAAAGAACGTGCAATCGCTGCCGCACGCGCTCGTGGTGAGAAGACTCTAGGTGATCATTTCTGGGGTTTGTTTCAATCTCCGAGCGCATCGCGTGATAAAGCAATCGAAGAAGCGCGTGCAAAAGGTGATAAGAGCCTTGGTGATTACTTTTGGGGTATGTTCTCCTCTGATACGGCTCCAGCTGTAAGCACACCAAACATTGCTGATACTGTTAAGACAAAGCGCCCAGAAGTGCTTGATGATCCGGCTTTTCTGCCGTTCATGAATTCATTGGGGATTATCAAAGGTGTTGCTAAAGCTGTTGAGGTTGTTGATAATACCAAACAAGCAATTGAACGGCATTCATCTGCAACCCCAGCTGGTCGTCCGAAAACTGTTGACGACTTGAACAAGTCTATTCTTGACGTGTATCGTGCAACGGTTGCGAGCGGTCGTACAATTGGTAGTAAGATTGAAGATACCAATGAAGAATTGCGTAAACAGACACGCAATGAAGCAAATGTGAACACCGATGTTCCGACAGTATCTTCGTCTGACAGTAATCGAGCCGGTGATATTGTTTCCAATTCAACACCGATGGGTGCTGATGCTGCTCCACGTGCTTCTGGTATAAACGCGGGTGCTATGCTTGGTGAACCGACCAGCGCCGCAGCGGAAGCCAATAAGAATGCTGTTGGAACGGGTCGTTCTGATACATCTGCACTTGTTGACAGCGGTACAGGCCGGGTGATGACCACGGCAAACACGGATATGTCACCGCAAGAACGTGCTTTGCTTGATACGATTGCAATCGGGAATCCGAAGCAAAAAGGGTACTGGGAATCTCCTGATTACAACACGATTTCCGGTGGCGGTAAATTCGACAGCTACGCGGATCATCCGCGTACTGTTGGAAAGAGCGGAACAACCGCAGCCGGGCGTTACCAGTTCACAAAAGGCACGTGGGATGATACCGTTCGCAACTATAACAGAGTAAATCCAGACAATCCTATCACTGATTTTTCACCGAAGAACCAAGATCGGGCTGCACTGTTTCTCGCAGAACAAGATTACAAACGTCGTTCGAAAGGTCGTAGTTTGCGGGCTGACCTTGCTGCGGGCGGTGATGTTGGAACGCGTGTAAAGGAATTCTTGGGTGGTTCTGGACTCAACACAACGTGGGAAGCGTTGCAAAAGCGCAGTGCTGGCACTGTTGATGCGGCTTACCAAGCGAATCTACGGCGCAATCAAGGCTACGCCGAAGACGCAAAAAGCCCGACCACTGCTCAAGTATCTGGCGTTACGAACTCACTTGTGAAGGAAAATCAGTCGGGTACGCGCCATGATCCGATTCAGCAGAACCTAAAGGATCAACTTCAATTTGCGGCTGAAAAGACCGGTGTCGAGGTCGAAGTTGGTTCTGGTGGTCAGATGACGATTGCCGAAGCCCGCGCCGCAGGTGCTCGCAGAGTTGGTCGCAGAGTTGGTCGCAGAGTTGGTAAAGACTGGTTCTTACCTGATGGTTCGCGCGTTCGCACAGGTTCCGAACGGCACGATCACGGAGGCGCTGCGGATTTGAAGCTCTTTGTGCGTGATCCTGAAACAGGCAAACGTCGGGCGCTCAATATGAGCAATCCCGATGATGCCGCCAAAATGAAGGAATTTACAACACAAACGGTTCGTGCCGGTGCGACTGGCGTTGGAGCTGGTCGTGGGTATATGGGCAATGAAACAATCCATATCGGAGGTGGTAAAGAAGCTTCCTGGGGTGGCGCACCCTGGATTGAGTCTGCTCGACGCGCGGGTATGAAGGATCGTGATGCAGGTAAGCAAGAGTTTGACGCTTGGCAGAAAGCACGACAGGAAGCGGTTGCTGTTAAGGATGATGCATACAAGAGTGTGTTTGATCCGAAAGCCTCTGTAAAAGGTTTGCCGGACCTTAACAACTTCCGTACAAGCGTCGATCCTTCCACAATTCGTGGAGCAACGTCACCGTTTGACACGCTCAAAAACAGAGCAACAGGTACTGGTTTTGCAGGGTCTCTCGTTAATTCCTTTGAGAAACAAGGTGAAGCTATTGCAAAGGGCGTGGTAAAAGCGGAACAACAAGTTCCTAAAAACATCACGTTTGACCCGTCACAACAAGCAAACTCTGTAATGAGTGCTGTTGAACAAGCACCGCGTAACAGTCAGATTGCACAAAACCCGAATGGTACACAATCAAGTGGTTCAACTGTGCCCAACGTTGACAGTATCCCGCATACGGATGAATTGACAATGTTGATGGCCAACTCCTCGATGATGGCTTAAATGGTGGAATTCGTCAACGTCAAAGGGAGTAATCCCGATTATTACATTCAAGTGAGTTGCCCTGGTCATAACTTTGATGTGATTACGGAAATGCCAGAGCAACTTACATCTGGTGTTCAGTCAGATTGGGAGAGTCGTCTTCCGTATCGTCTTGCTGATCTGTTCAGCCAAATCCCCATTGTTGGGGATTTGGCAGATAAAGCAGCGGCTGCAACAGGCTATAGTCCGGAATTGCAGGAGCTTAGCTTTCAAACATGGATGGGGACGTCGCCGATTGAGATTCCTCTTCAACTGCATTTCGATCACTACGAATCGCCTTATCGCGATGTTTACCAACCGATTATGCTGCTAAAATCCGCAGCGTTTCCGATTAACGATGGACTTCTTCTTCAACCCCCTGGTCCTGTTCGTGCTGGGAGTGGCGGTTACGGTGTCAATGTTAAGCTTGGTCGGATGATTCTGTTTCAAAACTGCATCATTGTATCTGCCAATGAAACGCTTGAAACTCGACTTGGCGAAGACGGATACCCGATTTCAGGTGATTTGGAGTTAACTCTTCGAACATCGATGGTCTACGGCCATCGGGATTTCCTCAACGCGATGCAATTGAGGGGAACATAATGGATATCACACTCGCACAGAACTATCCTATTATTTCGAGTCAAGTATCAACCAAGTTCCTCATTGCGCAATTCTTCGAAGCACTCGAATACGAAAATGATCAGTATTGGTTGAACATCCATGACAAGCGTGTGGAGGCTCTTATCGGTCTTCCTCGTCTTGGACGTCTACAATATGACACGTCGATGCCCGTCACAACAAATTGTTTCGATTTCTACGGAACCACATCGCTGTGGTGGCTTGTTGTACTGTGTTCAGAGTATACGCACCCGCATGAAATTCCGACCGGAACAACAATCAATCTTCCAACGCTGACAACAATTCAATCAAATTTTGAAAAAGCGTTGACAGGTTTGCGTAACAAAGTGGTTGAAATATGAGTGCCTTATCGTCGAAACTCCGCAAGCTCGAACACGGTCGTGTTGCGTTCTGGTGCCCTGGTTGTATCAGTTATCATCAAGTCATTGTTGAAGGTGACCCCAACAAAGAGCCGGTCTGGGGTTATAATAACAACCCGGATGCGCCAACTTTTAACCCATCAGTTCTTGTTCGTGGTACGAAAGAACTCACACAAGAAGAGTGTGATCGTATTATTCAAGGTGAAACCATAACACCAATTGCAACAGTATGCCATTCCTACGTGCGTGACGGGCAAATACAATTCCTCGATGATAGTACACATTTTATGTCAGGAACAACGGTTGATCTTCCCGATCTCCCAGATAGTGAAATTTAGAGGTGCGACATGAAGGGTGTAGCAGGTCAATGGGCTCTTGAAGTAAAACTTGACGGTCGTGATCTTGGTCTCGATCCTTCGTTGTTAAACAACATTGCAGTGATAAGCAATATTCACCAACATCTTCCGAGCGTTTCTTTTAATTTCAAGGACACAACCGGAAAAGAACTAGATCGTCTTGTTGGGGATGGAGCACAAATCGATATATCGATTGGTATTCCCAACAATGTCTTCTCTGGTACTTTTCGAACATCTGGTCAACCAAGCACCGATCACGGCGGAAGCATGAACATGATCGGTTACTCTGGTTTTCTTGATAAAATCGGTTGGATGAAGAAGGTTGTGGATCGTGCTTATCCTGGCTCATCGTCGTCTGTGATCTCACAGATTGCGAAACAAGCTGGTTTAAAGGTAGACGTTGATCCGACAAACGATGTCATGAACTGGCTACCAAATGAAACAACGCTGGTTCAATACGCCCGACATGTTACAGAGCGTGCATTTTCGTCTGATTCATCTGCGATGATTCTTGCAACCACGCTGTCAGGAACCGTGCGCTACAAAGACTTGAACAATCTTATCTCTGCGGGCGCTAAAGCTGTTTTCTCACAAACAGGTCGAGGCTTTCCGATTCTTGGTATTTCGGCAAAGTCAAAGTCCAATGTTGCGAATGCCGCACAGGGTTATGGTACAACGAGCATGGGCGTGAAAGAGGATGGGAGTATTTTCGAAGGGAATAAAGTGTCTCTGAAAATGCTGTCTGGCTCTAATCCGATTTCTTCTTTCATGCAAGGTGCGATTGGATCACTTGGAACACGCATTAATAACTTTGTACCTCTGTCTGGGAATACACATGACAATTGGTTCAAAGCAATGCACCAGAATCCACGTATCAAATCGAGTTATGCTTTCGATGTGTCAATTCTAACAGATGTTCCGACAGGTCTTGAACTTCTCGATACAGCAGATTTGCACCCGTTGAACATGCCATCGAAAGAAGAAGCAAAAGCACTCTCTGGGAAGTACATCGTAACAGCAATTACAAAAACAATTGTGAACAATCGCTTTTTTGAAAAGCTTGTACTTACAAGTCAAGCTGCGGGAGGTGTTTAACCATGCCTATGTTGAACAATCCGTTAACGGATATGCAAAAACAACGAATGCAGGGAAATTACTTCGTTGGATTTGTTGTCAACAATGTTGATGAAGATGATAAGAAACACCGTCAGCGCGTTCAAATTCGTATCCCACAGCGGCATCGCAACATTCCGGATGATCAAATTCCGTGGTCGATTCCTGACGTTGGTTCAGGTATGAACAACGCACAGATGCAATCAGGAAGTCAGATTGGAAGTGTTGCTATTCCTCCAATCGGCTCAAAAGTGTGGGTCCGTTTTGACGATAACGATCCGCACAATCCACGATACGGTGGTTCACCGTCAACCGATGATGTATCGAAAGATCACGAGCTTTATAAAGAAAACTACCCGCACACGCGTGGTAATGTCGATCCAGCAAACAATCGCGAAGCAATCAATGTCGAAAAGATGACAAAAGATAGCACGCACAGTTCTGGAACAACGTTTCACATCGATGCAAACGGAACACTGAGTATTACAACTGCATCCGATTTTAATGTTGGTGTGAATGGCAATATCAACATGGTTGCATCTGGTGACGTCAATATCAACGGTGCAACAATCAATTTGAACAACGGTAGCAAGTCCCCTACGGAAGCGACCGCACGCCCACGACCCCAGGTAAAGAATCCTGCGGGTAATACAGGATATTGAGGGACCAATGAGTGATTGGCTACATGAACCTCGACCGTATACACCCAGCCCGACAATCATTAAGTCTATTCGATTTCGTGATTTGAATCCAGACTATATGCTCAACAAAGATGACATTATTGTCACTGAAACGACGGCTGTGCAAGCACAGATGCGCCATCTTTTATCAACGTTGCGCGGAACGGAGCCTTTTGAACCTTACTTTGGATCGCTGCTACCTCTTCGGCTGTATCAGCCTATCACAAAGGTGATGGGGTTTATGCTCGAAACAGATACGATCATTGCAATCTCGACATGGATGGCAAGCATGGTTCGTGTTGCTGCGAATGTGAAGTTTGAACCGCTTACTGATGAGGACGGTTATCGGATTGAAATTCCGTATGTTCTTCTGGAATCAAACACGCCAAATGTCTATTCTTTTGAAGCCTTGAGGTAAGTCAATGAGCGATCAAACAAATCTTATCATCCGTGAAGCCCTTGACAACATTGCTCAGGCTTATCCCACATTCTTCACAGTTCTCACGCGAGACGTGGTGGAAACGCGATTGCAAACAGCCTTGGAAGATACACTTCCAACAGAATTCACGTTGCAGTCCACCAAACCTGACTTTGAAGCAATTATGCTTCAGTTGGTACAGGAATTGCAGAACGACAAAGCGTGGAAAGACGTTCTTCCGACACAGGTTGGGACAACGCTCCTGCGAGACTTCTCGGCAGGTATTGCAATGCTGCACAACGCGATTGTGCGTAGTGCGCAGGTAACATACCTCAAACCCGGAACCCCAAAGAGTTCTGTTTATGCGCTGATGAACACGCTGGGTGTTAACCCACGTCGGAAAGTTCCTGCTAAACTCAATGTACAAATCAACGTACCTGATCACGATGGTCAGATTGTTATTCCGAAGTTCACACAGTTTACGATTCAAAACCAGAGTTATTTCAATCTGACGGATTTTGTGTACGACGAATTCACGCTCAGTCAGAATGTGACGCTTTACCAAGGCACAAAGTTTGAGCAAGAGGGTGTTGCTGCTGGTATCCCATACGAAACCATTGAAATTGGGTATGAGAACTTTGCAATTGCTGAAGACTGCGTGTTTGCCTACGTCAATGATGAGCAGTGGTCACAAGCGAAAACGATGGTGTGGAAGATACCGTCGCGATCAAAGCAATACTTCTCAACCACACTTGAAACGGGCAACGTTGCAATTCGATTCGGCAATGACGCGTACGGGAAGAAATTGAACACCGGCGATACAATTCGTTTTGTGTGGTTTGAAACTCTTGGTAAAAGTGCAACGGTGATCAATTCCGACACTGTGTTTGATTTTATCTTGAATGGCGTACCGTTTTCATGCGAAACACTCGGCAGCAGCTATGGTGCCGATGATGAACTCGACAAAGACTACTACATCAACATTGGACCGTTCTTGCGATCTTCAGAGCATGGCGCCGTCAATCGAAATCAGTACGCTGATGTTGCGTGCAATTATCCATTGGTACGTGATGCGCTGTTTCGCGGTCAAGCCCAGATTGCACCTGGTAAACGCAACTGGATGAACATCATTGAAGGTACAATTCTGCTTGAAAGTGGGCAGTTGATGAATGAAAACGAATGGATTGCATTCGTTGCGTACATGCAAGAGAATTCGATTTCCAACATTGAAGTCATGCGCCGCAATCCGTTCATTCTTCCGATCAAGATCAAAGCAAAGGTACACTGCTCGAACAAAACAATGCTGGAGCAAGTGAAGAAAGCTTTGACAAGTGAAGTCTACAATATCAATCGTCCGCGTCGTGGTGCTATCGGCTACTCTTTGTATCGATCGGATATTCTTGCCCTGCTGGAAGGAAACACAGACAATCCACCGATTGAAAACCTGAAAGACATGATCGAATACGTTACGGAGTATAGTGTTGACTATGGTGATGGCTTTGATACCAGCACACTGATCCAAGGAACTGAAATCGATGATGAAGACAACGCAATTGCGGATTTCTACACGTATGTGAAAGTCGAAAGTGTTACCATCGATTGCGTTTATACGCCACGTCGTTCTTACTCTGGTCGTCGTGACTTTGATATAGGATCATAACATGCGCACGCGTTCACCTGCGGACTTCTTGAAACTGCTCAATGTCAACTTGGCGGAAAATCCTTTCTACGTCAAGCTGTTTGAGGTTGTTGGGAATATCATCGATCAACAGATCGGCGAACCAATGTCACAGTTGGTTCGTGGTCGTCAAAGTCAGCACATTCGGCGGGGTGATTACCTCAAAGTTGACGGTGTCTTTGGTAAAGTCGCACACATCAAGCGTGTGCATGATAACGAAGGAACACCACTTGATGAAATCACCATTCAGTTGAACAACGGGCAAACACTGTCCACCGTTCGACGTGCGCTGCAAGATCGACGTACGTTGATTGACAATTCACGATTGATGGGTCTGGACTACTATTCGGATTATCTCAAAGACGAAGACCTTGCCCGTATCGGAGATTATATCTCCTATTACTGGCCAAAGAATGGCCAACCCGAATTCATCAATTTCATTGGTTTCGTGAAGTCTCTTTCGCTTGATATGCACACACTGTGGACAACAGATCGCGGTGACAACGCAACGAGTGATGACCCAGAAGTATCGAAGTACCGTGAACTTGATCAAAAAACAGATGATATGAAGCCTGTTTGGGAACAAGGGAATTGGTATCCGACGTCACATGTTGAAATTACCTACGATGCTTTGATTTCGTCCACAATCGACGATGATTTGATTCTGTTGTTCTATACGCTCGCACCAATCCATCTTGTTCTTGAACGTATCTCTGAGGCAATCAACATTGATTTGGAATATACCCTTGTTCCTGTGGTTGATTTGCAATTTGTTGACTCTGGCTTTGTGAAAATCAACTTTTAACTGTTGGTAAAAACGAAGTCATGTCAAGTTAATTCCTTCTAAATCGCAGGATGGATTCAGATGTTCACGCTTATCACAGAAACAGCAAAAGCCAAATTGCTGTACATCAACACGCATACGTCAAGTCGATTGAAATTGACGCGGTATCAGATTGGTGTTCTGTCTGATGCTTACGTACTAGACAAGCGTGGGCAGTGGGCTGACTCGATGATCGATCCAAATTCGATTGTGATCGACGATGATATGATCACAGCATTTACGCCGCGCTTCACAGGGACAAACACAGACATAGTCTATTCGAGTCTTGATAGAACCAAATCGGTTTTCAAAATGTCTGTTCCACCCGATTATACTTATTTCAAATTGAACGCTGTCGTGTTGTTCGCCCGGCTTGATAACGAAGCGGAATTTCCGTTCTTGGTCTCGTATAATCTGTATCAAAACGCGAAGTTCTCAACAATTCAAAATCGGTTTGGGTTGCGCTACTTCCATATGTTGCAACTTGATCTAGCACATCGTGATGTACGCTTTGATTTCACCAATCTACAATACGAAGCGGCTGATTTTGAACAGTTTCACGAGCCAACACTACCCCGTGCGCCGAATGTAAAACAAGATCAGGTGATCATCAGCGATCACCAACTTGTTCCAGAGAACTACAAAGTGTTTGCTGTTGACAGCGAAGGCCAACATTGGGGTGTCCTTGCGCAACCGTGGGAGTATCAAACTCTCACACTCAACGGTGATCCGTTGACGCTGGATGGTGAGCCTCTTGGTTTCGGAGATACCTCTGGAGACCCTCTGGTTAGCTATATTTCACCTTTGAATCCGATTGAACCACCACTTCCGGCTGGTTCTCCTGCCTCTTATATTCTCATCTTGTTAGGATTGTAATCATGTCACAAGTCGAATTCATGAATGGTCGTTTGCTAACCAACATCAAGCTGGCGTTCAAAAGCATTGGGGAATTTCTGTACCCGCAGCACATCATCGTTGATAACACAGGGGCTGAAGTAGGTTTTGGGCTTGCAAATGACACACCTTGGAACGGATCGAATACGTCTGCGAGTATGATTGCGATTCAAAAAGCATTGCACAATGTTACCAAAGACGCAATCGGTGCTGAACTTGATACTACTGGTCGTGTCTTTCATCCATCGCGTTTGACGAAAGCCGTTGCTTATGCGCGAACCAGCAATACAACGACGATTACAACCACAGTCAATGGTGTCGAAGGGACGTGGAAGAAGATCGTTGTGCAAACCTTTAGCGACGATTTGATCGTGTCGGAAACAGACAGCGGTTGGGAAAAACAACCATGAGCAATCAAGTTAAAGTCAAAATTCTAAATGAGGGTGCACCATCAATTGTTGGTGGTTATGTTGACTTGCTCAACTTTCAACCGGAAAACTTCCTGATTGGTGATACCGCCGGATTTGATCCGCTTGCAACCGAAACACAACCACGTGGTAACGTAACGTATATCGGTCACAAAAGCAACGTCAAGTTCAAGACCGTTGATAGTGACAAATCGCTCAAGATTATGTTGGTGATTCCCGAAGAAGCGAATGATATCGTCATCGGGAATATTATGTTGTACTCGTATCTCAACGGTTCAATAAAACCAACGGTGATGATTGTTTTCAGTGAGCAGGTCATCAAGCACAATCCAACATCGGATATCACGGATCGCTTGTACAAGTATCCGGGCAACCGCATGGTTATCAATATCAGCGTCACTTATGTGGACATTGATAAATACGATGCAGATTATTCGTTTACGGTTCTGACACCCAACTTTGCGAATCTTCCGTTCTTCGGTTTGGATGCAGACGTTCCGAATGCCCCTGAAAATCCGCATTCGCAATTCGTTGTGAATGAAATGGAAACACTCGGCAATCTGCCTGCGTTCATTACCAAAGACACAGACAACGACAAGTATTTTGCATCACCGCTGTTTCAAAACGTCGCAAGTCCGAAATTCGGTGTGTTGAACGGCTTTGACTCTGATCTTGTCGAAGGTAATCGCGTTCGTTGGATTTGGGGTCAGCTATACACAACCAACAACGATCATTTCAACGGTACTGTTGGTGGCATTTCATATGAAGCAGACACAACGAACGCAATCGTTCTTGGCGGTCTGTCGTATTAAACAAGGATACAAACATGTCTGGTGGATTGCGCTTGCAATTGCGTCCCAACGGGGAATTCGCGCCGGGTGAATTCCCGCTCGAAGGTGAACCTATTTGGGATGGTCTTACTCGAAAGATCGGCTTCTACAACTTTGATGCTCAAAAGATTCAATGGTTTCGTATTCCCGGTGAAGGGGAGAACGAAAACTATGTACCAGCGCACGAATGGAATGATCAAAGCATTCGCTGGCGTAATCCTGATGGTACGTGGGGCGATTGGACGAATCTTGCTATCGGCGAATACACAGGTCTTAATATCGAAACCAATCAAGACCGTTCTATCACGCTCACACTGCAACTGACAGCAACGAATGGTGAGTTGTACGAATTCGCTGTTACTTCGGAACCACTGGGTGGTTCTGATGGGTGGAGCCCTGTTCATGCTATTGCAACGGATGGTCAGCGCCGTGTTCTGAAAGTCATTGACTGGATTCCGACACCGGCAACCGATCCGGCAACAAAACCTGATGTTGGTATGTTCGTCGGGACCAGCGGTTATGTTGAGTTGATCGCGGACGGTTCCGATTTGCGTGGTCCCATCGGTATTTCAACCGGTGACATGATCAAAAGCGTTTATGACACCAACAACAACGGTAAAGTTGATGTTGCAGAAGTCGCGGAAAGCGTTGATTGGTCTGGTATTCAAAACCTGCCGACGTCGTTCGCCCCGTCCGCGCACAATGCATCGCTTGTTACCAGCGGTGTTTTTAATCTGGCCCGTATTCCGGACGTTCCCCCGACAAAGATCACTGGAACTCTCGCTACCACACAAATCCCGGATTTGAGTGCAACGAAAATCACGTCTGATACGCTGGATCTTGCGCGCATTCCTAGTCTTGATGCTGGGCGTATCCCTACGCTCGATGCAAGTAAGATTGGGTCAGGTATTATCGATCCCGCGCGTCTTCCCGCTGCTGTATTCCAAGCGCCTATTATGTCTTCTGGAACAATTGCCAGCTTGACGACGGCGCAACAAAACGATATTGTTGCAGGCTCTGTTGTTATTCAAACCGACGGTACATTCTGGATTTACAAAGGCACGGGCAGCAAAACAGTTTCAACGAACTACCAAGAAATGGCGGATAAAACGCCTGATTGGAATGTCATTGCTAGTAAGCCTACAACATTTACACCTTCAGCGCACACGCATACCATTTCGCAGATCACAGATATCACCGCTACTGGTTCCGGTATTCTAACTCAAACCTCCAAAGCCAACGTTCTTACGTATCTCGGTGTAGTGGCTCCGGGGAATCTGGACGATATGTATATGGTCGGTCCGGCTGCATCCGGCACAATTGCTGCTGGTACGCCAGTTGTGTTGAATCAATCAACGGGCAAACTAGATGCTGTTACAGGTTCAGAAGTAACTTACGTTGATCCGGCTGTGTACACGTTTGATAGTCAGACTATGTCTATCGTATCTACAGTTTATGATCCGACTACTAAGAAGGTTTTGATCGCATACCAAGCAACTAACATGGTCGGTGTTGGTTTTGTAACCGCGAAGAAAGTAAACGGTACTTGGGTTTACGGCAAGAGCACCAAATTGTTTTTTGCTAGCGTACCTTCTTTGGTTCGCAATCCAAATACCGGTAAAATCACTGTCTTCTTCAACGGTAATACCAATCTAACTGCCGCATACGTTGACATTTCCGGAGACGCCCCGTCTCTCGTCAATGCTACTATGTCCGCTATTGGTGTGTGTACAGAAATTTTGGGGATCTGGGATCCAGTTAACTCTTGTGTTGCTGCATTTGTCAATACTGGTAGTTTGATTGGGGTTCTTCCTTGCGTAGATTCTGGAGCTACTCCAGCTTTTTCTAGTGCAACAACAGTATCGGCAACGGTCTATTCTCTCCAATCTGTTGTTTTTAAAACGGATAGGTTCTTCCTGTTCGCTAAGAACTCTTCTGCTGGTAACTATATCGGTTGTTTGCTTTCTAGAACGACTGGTGCTTATACTGTAACAGCTAGTGCTTGGGCCACAACTGGCACAGGTACGCTTTCGGCTAACCTAGTAGCAGTAACACGTACTTCAAACAACGTGATTATGTTGGCTGGTGCCTCTACCGCTGCTTTGTTGTGCCAAGGCGCTACAAACGTAGGTAACGTACTCACGTTCAGTCCGGTATCATCTACGGCTCTTACAGGTATTCAGAGGCTTGCAGCAGACTTGGATCCTACAACAGGAATACCTAATGTCTTTGTAGCTACTTCGGGACAGTATATACAGGATTACTTGGTAGGGCCAAGTGGTTCTGGTTCTGCGCCGTCGGTTATCATGAACGCCTTCGTTGGTGGTATCTTAACGCCATACGCCATGGATGCCATTTATACTGAGAACGGAGAATACGTTATTCCTCGTTCTTACACCAACAACCCCATCATGACTACTGTTATTCCTAGTTACACGACTAGTAGTAACCCAGGTGTTGATACGGGTTTCGTTTCTGACGGTGTAGCTTCGTACTATGCGTCTACTTATATCACCAGCGTAGGCGTCACTCTAGTAGCATACCGCAAAAGTGGTGGTGTTTACGCTTGCTTGTGTAAGAAAGACCCGAAGGGAGATTATCTCTATAGAACTTCTGGTGAACAACTTATCTCTACTGCCAACCATGCCCCAGCTAACATCAAGGTCTTCTGGGACTCCGGTAACGCTAGAGCTTACATCTTTTACGATCATTCCACTGTTTTGTATTGCACGATCTTGCAAATCAACAGTGAAACGTTGATGGCTACTACTGGTCTTTCGCAAACTGTAGCAAGCATTGTATCCGGTGGTTTTATTGGTGTAGCTTACGATCCTGTTCGAAAGGTAGGATTGGCGGCGTATATGTATACCAGCAACTACGCTTACGTAGTTCCGTTCACAGCGACAACTACTACCGTTACTGCTGGTTCCACTGTACAGTTGGCTTCGGTTGCTTCGAGTGCCTTGGGCGATGTAGCCTATGATTCCGATTCTGACGTATTCAACGTAACTCTAGTTGGTTCGTCAGTAGTTAACAGTTACTTGTTCTATCCTGATTCGGGTAACACGGCTCTAAACTTGGGTGTAACTGCATACAAGTTCAACGCTACTACCTTTATCGGTTCCATGGTCTACGTACCTGACCTAAAGGCGTATGCAATTCTGTATCATGAAACTCTAGGCGCTCGTTACAGCTACGTGGAGCTTCTAGATAATAACATGCAGAAGAGAGATACACCGCCGGTATTCTTGGGTAACAACGGTGTAACTACTTCGGGTTCGATTGCTTGGGATCCTATCAATAAGCAATTGGTAGCATTCTACAATCTAACTACTACGGCTGGTCACGACACCATAAACTATGCGGTGCTAGACGTAAGCAATGGTAATAACTTGACTGTTAACAGGATTGGTTCTGTTGGTCCGTCAGGTGCTACTCCGCAAGTAGGTGTAGCTTCTTACAATCCGGATGCTGATGCTATTGTTGTTCCTTGGTACTCTCGTGGTACGTTGATGAACGTGTCCATGCTTAGACTGGCTTCTGAGGGTACAACCGCTGATGACTTCATCGGTATTACCAAAGAAGCAGCGACACTCAACAGCACACCAAAACTTGCTCTACCGGGCATGATTCATGTAACAACTGGCCTGACAGCTGGCAAACAATACTACATGAAAGCTGACGGTACTCTGACAACAGAAACAACAAAGAGGAAGATGGGACGTGCTTTAAGCACAACCAAACTCCTGCTTGAATACAAGAGGAACTGAATGGGTAATTTTGAGGTTCGATATCATTAATTCGTCCCTGACGATATTGGAGATACATAATGGCAGATAAATTCAAAGTCGTTGTGAGGTTGGGAACTTCCGATAAAGTCCCAATTCTTATTCTCGGTGAACCTGGCTGGGACGTTGATAAGAAGCAACTTCGTGTTGGTGATGATACGGCAGCACCGCCGATTATTCCGTCGAATAAAAGTATTGGTGAAGTCACATATTCACAATACTTTACACCCAGCTACAAGACGATCAAGATCCAAACAGGTGGTACTGTTGGCGGGCTTGATCTTGCATCGATGAATCAGCATTTCGGTCTTGTGTTTCGCGAGGCAGATGGCAAATTCTCGAACCGTGAACCTGCAAGTTCAAGTGGTTATCTAACCTTTGAACTGCAAAATCCGGGGGACAACGATCCCCCGGAAGTTACTCACAAGCTTGATATAAACCCTTCCGAATCGTTGCTGTCTTTGATTGCAGCGGGTGGGGGTAACAAGTTTACATGGGGACCAAATAAACCCGAAAACCCCCGCCCCGGTGACGAATGGTACAGTCAAACGGATGAAATCATCTACAAGTGTGTTACAACGAGTGATGATCCGTCGAAGTATTACTGGATCGACATTCAGTCGTTTACCGGCGGCGGAAGTGGTGTTCGCTTCTTTTTGAGTGATACACCTCCGGGAACGGCAGCCATTGGTGATGAATGGTACGACGAAGAAGATTCACGCACATACAAATACCTCCTGTCTGGAGGACGCGGTGTCTGGATAGACATGCAGGTTTAAGGAGAGTTTAATGGCTGATTTCCCTTCAAGCCCAAATATTGGTGATTTGCACACCAATGCTTCGGGTATGACCTATGAATACACAGCGAAAGGCGTCTGGCGTGCTATCGGTCGTAGCAGCGGCGGACGCTTTACGATTGGTGATACACCACCGACGAATTCAGAAACCGGTGATTACTGGCACGACACATCTGTCAATGTTCTGAAAATCTACGACCGAAATGACGGTGGTGAGTTTTGGAGCGCAATCAGCGGTACAGCCGTCAGTGCAACAGCGCCGACCAGCCCCGTTGAAAGTATGCTGTGGTTCAACACAGAAGAAACCAATCTGTATCGCTATGCTGTGATTTCCGGCACAGGTAAGTGGCAGTTGCTTGCTTCGGCGGTTTTGTCATCGACCCAAACGGTTATCTCGCGTGCGCTTCCGCTGATGTGGTTGTACGACGATGAACGCTTTAACTTCGAGTTCTTCATCGACGATCCGAATTTCAACTATCGTAACATCACGCCGCGCAAGGTAATCGATGGTGTTGCCAACGACGATACCCTTGATGTTGAATACGTTGAAGATATCAACACAGGACAGAATTACATCATTTATTCTGCATCGCAGGGTTTGCTTGATGTGGTTCGCGTTAATTCGCGTCTGTCTTCGACACGCTTGAAACTGCAAGCGATTATCACCCACAACTACGGTCGAAGCGGTGGTATTCAAGATGCATATCTTGCACGTACCTCTTATGCGATTCAGCCGGATGGTACGGCAATTGTTAAAGCGGGTGACGTGTTCTTCACGCGACCGCTCAATGCGCTTGAGATGTGGCCAGACGGTCAGTTTGCAATCCGTCGTTCGGCGCAAGGAAGCGGTGAATTTAAGGTCGAATTCAAGTATCCTGACGCAACGATTTGGAACAAAGCCGACCTTCTTGGAACGCGCAGCGTTGATAACAAGTGGCGCGACGAAATTTATACGATTCCAACAACCGGGATCATTGAATTCCGTATCACGTACACAGCCGCTGCCGGTGTAACGGAAACGTTGCAGCATATGGCTCTGTTTGGTGCGCCGCAGAACAACGATAGTAACCGAGTTGAACGACCGACCAACGTTTCTCCGGCAAATCAGGCAACAGGTGTCCCCGCAACACCCACGTTGACGGGTTCTCCTTATCGTTCTATTTACGGTCTGGATCGGCTGGTGCGCACTTCCAAGTCGCTGAAGATGAGAACTTCTCGTCGATCATCGTCAATACTTCCAGTGATGACTTGTCGTCATGGGTCGCTGCCTCCGGTCAAACAACCAACTTCAAGGACATTGTTGCGTATGCGCCACGTAAGTTCCTCGCTGTCGGTGACAGTGGTGTTGCAAAGCGTACGGAAGATGGCGGTAAGACGTTTACGTCAACAACAACCGGCATCGCAAACAACCTACGTGCAGCCGCTTTCAACCATGAAGACACGATCATCGCAGTTGGTGAAAACGGTAAGGCAATTGTTACGCAGGATTTCGGCGGTAACTTCAATACGTTGAACCCTGCTGGCGGTTTCTCTGGTACATTCAACGGTGTTGCAACAACCGGGTCTTATGTTCTTCTTGTTGGTTCGAATGCTGAAATCCAGCGTTCAACGAACAACGGTGCAATTCTGACGAAGATTACGCCGCCGAATTCGTATTCGGGTACGTACAACGATGTTGATATGGACAATATCGGTCGTGCTCTTGCTGTTGGTACGACGGGTGAAATCGATGGTTCGAATAACTTCGGTCTGTCGTGGGTGAAGCGTACACCCGCAGGCGCTTACAGCGGTACATTCAACTCCGTTGCCCTCGATCCGAGTGGCTCTGGTCTTGCTGTTGCTGTTGGTACGAATGGGGAAGTTCAGCGCTCGGAAGACGCTGGTTCGCTCTGGCAGAAGATTGTTCTCCCGAACGGCTTCAGCGGTACACTGCGGCGTGTCGCAATTCGTGGTGACGTTGTTATCATCGTTGGTGACGGCGGCAAAATCTTCACCTCTGACGACGGCGCTGTGAGCTTTGTTCTTCGTCCGGCTGGTAGCAACGCATCTGCAAACCTTCTCGGCGTTGATATCGACAGTGCAAACTATGGTGTTGCTGTTGGTACCGGTGGTGCTGTACAGTACACACTGCGTCTTGAAGGGGAATTCGGAACAACGTACACTGTACCAGAAGGTGCAGATATGTTGAAGGAAAATGCTGTTTACTGGTGGCGTGTACGCTATCAGGATACAGTTGGTTTCTGGTCTCCGTGGTCTGTTCCGACTGCTTTTGCAACGATGAGCGATTTCAACTACGTCGTTCAACCGCAGAACCTTGCGCCGGCCAATGGTGCTGTTAGCATTCCGCTACAAGCAACGCTTCAGTCCAGTGGTTTCCAGTACGTTGGTTCCGTCGATACGCACGCTGCATCGCAGTGGCAAGTCGCATCGGATCAAGGTATGGGCAACATACTGTACAATTCCGGTGATAAAACAACGGAAAAGACACAGATTACCTTGCCTGCGGGTATTGGCCTCGTTGACCAAGGTGTTTACTGGTGGAGAGTCCGTCACAAGGGAACGAATAACGGTTATTCTCCGTGGTCGGTTCCGACGTCGTTCAAAACACAGGTTGCACCAAACGCACCGAGTATTCTTGAACCTGCCAACAACGCAACCGGTCAGAGCCCGACACCGACGATCAAAACATCGTCCTTCTCGACAACCACTGCTGGTGAAACCCAGATCAAAGCGCAGTATCAAGTGGCACGCGACAACGTGTTTACGGATATTGCCTATGACAGTGGTGAGAGCAATGACCTGACGCAACACAAGGTACCCACGGCGAATGCGCTTGCAGCAAACCGTGATTACTACATTCGTGCGCGTCACAAGGGCTTGAACACAGGCTTCTCACCTTGGTCGGCTGTGATCAAAATCACAGTTACCAAGCCGGGTAAACCGACGATGACGGCACCTGCAAATGGTGCAACCAACGTTTCGGTTCGTCCGACACTAACGGCAAATGCGTTCTCGTCAACGGCAGATAATGATACACATGTATCGTCGCAGTGGCAGATTTCGCTTGTTCCAAACTTCAGCACTGTTGCACATGACAGTGGTGAAACGACAACGGCGAAGGTGTCTTATACTGTTCCGTCGGGACAGGGCTTGACAGCACTGCAAACGTATTATGCGCGTGTTCGTTACCGTGGTACGGAAACAGGTTGGTCTGATTGGGCTGATGCTGTGTCGTTCGGAACCTCTGCTCCTCCGGGTAATCAAGACTTCACGACAACAGGTAACGGAACTCTTGTGATTCCAGACGGTATTACATCGATTTGCGTTGCAGGTATCGGCGCAGGTGCGAATGGCACAACCAGCTACGGCGGTGGTGCCGGTGCTCTTGGTTACAAGAACAACATTCCTGTCACACCCGGCGAAACACTCAACGTTGTTATTCCTGCCGCAAACAGTGCAGCCCCAACCACGCTGAAACGTGGTACGGTTACACTACTGACGATCCCCTCCGCATCGGGTAAAACCGGTGGTTCGGCACCTGTTGGTGTTGACGGCGGTGGTAAGGGCGGTAACGGTGGTGATGCTTCCAGCTCGTACGGTGGTGGCGGTGGTGCAACCGGTCGCTATGACAAGGCTGGTGGTGATGGTTCGGGTTATACCAGCCAGCAGGTTCCGTCAACAACAACATCGTTGGAGCGTGTATCTACCGGCAGCTATCAGTATAATTCGTCAACGTATCAAGGTCAAGGCTCGTCGAGCGGTGACGTTTACGGTACAGGTGGTAACGGTTCAACCTACACAACCACGAGCCTTATCAACGTGTCGAATGCTGATATGCCTGGTCATCCGTACTGGACGTATCAGGTCAGCAGCTATCGTTGGGAAACCAAAACTACAACGACGTACACAACTGTGTATTCGAGCACGAACCCAACCGGCACAGCTGGTGAAGGTCGTGGTGGTACAGCTGGTGCACGTGGCGAAGGTATTGCTCTCGACGGTAAAAACACGGTTCCGTCTAGCGGCGCTGGTTACGGTTACGGTGGTGGTAAATCCAACACTGTAGGCGGTAATGGTGCACTTCGTGCAATTTGGGGTACAGGTTTGTCCTTCCCCGGTAACGTCGGTTAAAGAGGACATATAGATGAGTGTTTGGGTTCGTGAATACGAAGGAAAGGTTCTTGAGGTTAGCTACGATAACCCCGAGATCCAGCCTGACCCTGAAGAGTGGATTTCTGTACCAGACAAGTTGATTCCGTATGTGAATACGGACTACTTGGTTGACGAAGAGGGGGCGGTTCATCCGCCCTCTCTGGAATACCTGCATCAGCAACTTTTGTCTGCTCTTGCAGCGTTGCGTTGGTCTTATCAACAACAGCCCGTACCTCTTGCAGGCAAACGATATTCTGCTCTACCAGAAGATTTGTCAACGCTTGCAAATACGATCAAACTTGGAGAAGACTACGAAAAATCCCCGATCAACTTGCAAGCAATTGCAGAAGACGATGCAGACCCAGAGTATCCGGTCTTCCAAACAAATTGGAAGACACTCGATGGATTCATTGCCCTCAATCTTGAAGGCTTGAGGTCTATTGCACGTACGCTCGGGATGCACGTACAAGCATTGTTTTCCAACGAGTCACGTATCACCGAACTTGTTGTTCTTGGTGAAACCGTTGATGAAAAGATCGATGTTTACAACGCGGCGATCATTGATCGTCCGTGGTCTGTTTTTCTACTTCCTGAACCTGAACCAGTCGCACCGGAAGGTTCTGAATAACATTTGGAGTTCCCATGTCTATCACACTGACAGTTGCACAGATGAAGGCAATGGGCACAGGAGCGTCGAAACCGGCGCTCCTCTCTGCCATTGCTGACGTGATTACCAATGACGGAAGCAAGTTCTTCCTTGATACAGCAAATCGTGTTATCCATTTTCTTGGTCAAGTGGCTTGGGAATCCGGTTATTTCACGCTTGTTGAAGAGAGCTTGAACTACAGTGCGAAGCGCATGATGGCTGTTTGGCCTACACGCTTCAAAACGCTTGAATCAGCGGCACCGTATGCGAACAACCCACGTGCGCTTGCAAACTTCGTGTACGGAAGCCGCATGGGAAACAAGGCAGGTACGGATGATGGATACAAATTCCGTGGTCGTGGTATCAAGCAATTGACCGGACGTGAAAACTACACCTTGTTTAATAAGTGGGTGCATACACAGTACCCAGATGCACCTGACTTCGTGAAGAACCCTGATATGGTTGCACAGCTTCCGTGGGCTGTTCTTTCGGGCGTTTGGTACTGGGTGAAGAACAAAGTCTATCAGTATGCTGACAAAGATGACGCCACAGCTGTTACGAAGGCCATCAATGGCGGTACAATCGGTTTGAAAGAACGTACCGTTGCAACCAACAAAGCGCGTTCTATCATTATCGACGTTAAACCGTCGGTGTTGAAAGAAAAGAAACCGTCGAAGCCCGATCAAGTTCTTAAGTCGTATCAAGCCAAGTTGAAGGAGATTGCTGACTACAAGAAGCTACCTGAGCTTGATCCTGGTAAAATTGATGGCTGGCATGGTGCTAAAACAGAAGCGGCTATCACCGCGTTTGAAAAGAATGCCGGAATCAAGGTTAATGGTATCCTTGACGATGAGACGAAACTTGCAATCGACAACGTGATTGCAGTTATTCAGGTCGGCAAAGAAACAACGATTGCAGATGACTTGGAAGATGCAGAAACACCCACGCCGACGGTTGAGCCGGAAGAAGTACCCGTATCGATCCCAAATAAGCTTGTTGATGTGCTTGATAAGCCGATTGTTCAAGGTAAATCGCTCTGGGCATTGATCACGGGCGGGGGTGCTTTTGGCACGTTCTTCTACAACACAGGCATTGGTCTTGTTAATTGGTTCAATAACATGGATCCAATCGTGCAAGTCACAATTCTTGTTCTTTCAGTGATTGCAATCTATCTGCTGATCGCCAATGTGCGTGATTTCTGGCGAGCACGAAAAGGCTTGAAAGAACTCAAGAAGAATAACCGTGAAGCACTTGAGAATGCGACAGAATAAAGAGGTAACAGGCTATTGGGGTAGCATCTGCTACCCCAACTTTGAGGGTGTACTATGATTGATTTGTCAAATCCTGGAGATAAGAGCGAACAACTCAAAGAAGCCTTTGGGAATATTCTTTTGCCGTTGAGCAAAACGGATGTTGGGTTGGATCAAGTTGATAACACGTCGGACAGTGAGAAACCGCCATCCGAAGCGATCCTTGAAGCTCTTGAAACGCTTGAGAATACTTTAACATCGTTGATTCTACAGCGCGAACCTGCTTTGCCTGTTGGAACCAGCACACAATTTATCGCAGGTAATAAAACTCTCCAGAATTTTACAAAAGCACTCGTTGGTTTGAGCAACGTCGATAATACATCCGATGCAAACAAACCTGTATCGAGTGCTGTCACAACGGCCCTTGCAAGCAAAGCCAATCTATCAAATCCTGTGTTTACAGGTGTTCCAGAAGCTCCAACGGCATCGTCTGGAAACAACTCGAATACACTCGCAACCACAGCCTTTGTGCACCATGCAATCGAAGCGCTCACAACAGCTGCACCAGAGTTGCTGGATACCTTTGCAGAGATTGCTGAAGCACTCGGAAACGATCCGAACTTTGCAACAACAATCACAGCACAGATCGCAACCAAGCTTTCAAAGAGTCAGAATCTATCAGATTTGACAGATAAAGCAGCGGCGCGTGCTGCCCTTCAGTTGGGGAGTGCTGCACAGCAAGCAACATCGGCTTTTGCAACAGCCGCGCAAGGCACGAAAGCAGATACAGCCTTGCAAGGTTTGACGCAAGGCACTAATATTACCATCGATGCAACCGATCCGAAGAATCCTGTTATCAGTTCCACGGCAGGATTGAACAACGTTTCGCAAGGTTCGAACGTTACGATAGACTATACTGACCCCAAGAACCCTGTTATCAGTGCAACGCGTGCGCTCAACAGTGTGGTACAAGGGGACAATATCAGCATCGATACAACAAACCCCGCCAATCCTATTATTTCTGCGCTTGTTCCTTTGAAGAATGTTGTCGAAGGTAACAATGTTACCATTGATTACTCGGATCCAGAAAATCCGACTATCAGTGCGTCCGGAAACATCAACAGTTTGGTAGAAGGGACAAACATTGTTATTGATACGTCGGATCCCCAGAATCCTATTATCAATTCATATGCTGGTCTTGAAGGGGTTGTCGAAGGGAACAACGTCTCTATCGATTACACTGACCCCAAAAATCCTGTTATCAGTGCTGTTTTTGACAGTACAGGCTTTGTTTCTGGTCCCGTCAGTTCTACCAACAGTGGCCTTGTCCTGTTTAGCGGGATCAACGGAAAAACAATCAAAGACAGCGGTAAGTTTATCTCCGATTTTGCAACGGCGGCACAAGGCACAAAAGCGGATAGTGCCCTGCAACCGTCTGACGTTGGAAACAGCGCAAACAAGATTCCAATCCTTGACGGTGACGGACTTCTGTCAACGACGGTACTGCCTGCACTCGCGCTCATGGATATCTATGAAGTTGCGTCTGAGTCAGCCATGACGGCATTGAATGTGCAGCGTGGTGATATTGCGATCCGAACGGATATCAACAAGACGTATATCCTATCGCAAACACCTGCATCCCTTGTTGCAAATTGGAAAGAATTGCGTACACCAACAGACTTGGTACAAAGCGTTGCCGGTTTGATGGGGACGATCTCATCGACAGATTTGAAAACGGCGTTGTCTCTGACGATTACGGATATTGCAAATCTGCAAACCGAGCTTAACAACCGCAATCTTCCAACGCGGCTTTATCCGGCGTGTCAGGCGATCACCGATTGGAACAGCGCAACATCGAACGGCTGGTATCAGGGGTCGAATGCAACGAACCAGCCTTCTGAAACAGATTCGACAATCTACATCGGAACGGTTGTGCGAATGCAGTCTGTTTCGATTGCTATTCAAACAGTCACGTCTTTTGGTGGATCAAACCCGAACCGAACCTATCGCCGTACGAATGATGGGTCATCGTGGAGCGCGTGGCAACGTGTTTATCTTACCAAGAATGAGCTTGACACACTCTACACATATACAGCAACACGACCTGTTCTAGCAACAAGCAGCAATGTGGTTGCGGTTGCTGGACAACGTATCTATGCCTCTGGCACGGCTGCGATTACAACACCGCCAAGTCCTGTAACAGGTGATACGTTTGCTGTGTTTCCAACTGGCTCACAGGTCACGATTGTAGCAAACAGCGGACAAAACATTGAAACATTTGCGAATATCGAACTCGACAAACCCAATCTTGCGTTTGAACTCACCTACGTCGTCGATACGTGGAAGATACAGTTCTTGACGATTCGCAATCCTTTCTAGCATAGCGGAGAATGACATGGTGAAGGCAAGTGATATCTTTCCGATTCCTGGAGGAGATACAACAGGTCCGGTTGGTGCTACAAATGATGCGATTGCACTGTTCAGCGGGACATCTGGAAAGGTTCTGAAAGATAGCCAGAAACTGATTACAGACTTGGCGACGGCTGCGCAGGGTATTAAAGCAGATTCTGCACTCCAAACAAGTGACACTGGCACAACAGCTGGTAAAATCCCAGTGCTTGACGGTACGGGTAAGCTTCTCGCAAGCACACTCCCAGAGTCTGTGACGGGTGGTTTGAGCTACCAAGGCAATTGGAATGCCGCCACAAACAACCCGGCGATCCCCGCAGCGGCATCCGGTAACAAAGGCTGGTTCTATATAGTCACGACTGCTGGTTCAACAGCAATTGATGGTAACAGCACGTGGCATATCGGTGACTGGATTATCTCGAACGGTACGTCTTGGGCACGTATTGAAAGCACGGACCAAGTTAACAGTGTTGCAGGCTTGCAGGGAACAATCACATCGGAAAACTTGAAGACAGCACTCGCAATCGTGCTTGCCGATGTTGGTGGTTTCTCGGCGAATGGTCGTTCTCTTGTGTCTGCTGCTGATTACAGTGCCATGCGGAGTTTGCTTGGTGTTGTGCCCGGTACGTCTGCCGGAAACATTCCTGTTCTTGATGGGAATGGTAAAATCGCTGTTAATCAGCTTCCGGACGCTGTTGTTGGTGGCTTGATGTTCCAGTCGGATTGGGATGCCTCGGCAAATTCACCAACCATTCCAACCGCAATGTCTTCAAACAAAGGTTGGTATTACATTGTTGCGACAGCCGGCACCACACCAATCAATGGTGTGAGTGACTGGCAGGTTGGGGATTGGATCGTCTCCACAGGAACCAAGTGGGTTAAGATAGACAGTACAGATCAGGTTAACAGTGTCGCTGGACTTCAGGGAACAATCACGGCACCCAATCTAAAGACGGCTCTTGCGTACACGTTGTCTGAAATTTCTGGTCTTTCCACAAATGGGCGTTCACTTGTAGCAGCAACAGATTACGCTGCAATGCGTAGCCTGTTGAGCCTTGTTCCTGGCACATCGGCAGGGAATATTCCAGTTCTTGATGGTTCTGGGAAACTTACAACCACCGTGCTACCCGAAGTCGTTTTGGGTACGTTGTCTTATAAAGGCTCGTGGAACGCGGCAACAAATACACCGACAATTCCGACTGCATCGTCAAACAACAAAGGCTGGTACTATGTTGTTTCCGTGATGGGGTCAACACCGATTGACGGGACCAGTGATTGGCAGATTGGTGACTGGATCGTTTCAAACGGAACGACCTGGGATAAAGTAGATAGTTCGGATCAAGTCACAAGTGTGGCGGGCTTGCAAGGTGCCATCAGCACAGCCAATTTGAAGACAGCACTTGCGTATTCGACTGCGGACATTACAGGCTTTTCAACAACGGTCGCTCTCTTGTTAACGCCGCTGATTATGCTGCAATGCGCAATCTTCTTGGTATAGTTCTTGGAACGGCTGCGGGGAATGTCCCTGTTCTTGATGGAAGCGGTAAAATCTCAAGCACGTTGTTGCCACCGTTCGTGTCATCGGTGGCACTCTCTGCTCCAACCGGTTTCAATATCTCCGGTTCGCCTGTAACGGATACGGGAACGCTTGGTTTCACGTTTGCTTCGGGGTACGAAGGCTTTACCACGGCGCTGAAAGGTGTGATCAACACAGCTTTGCAGCCGGGCGCTCAGATTCCTTGGAATGACGTTACTGGTAAGCCCAATTTTGGTGCTATCTACGCTCCGATCTCGCATACGCACACTGTCTCGCAACTTTCGGATGCATCGGCTGCTGGTCGTTCCCTCATTCAGGCTGCAAGCTACGCCGCGATGAACACTTTGCTGGGTGTTGTTCCCGGTGCCAGTGCAGGAAATGTGCCTGTTCTTGATGGAAGCGGTAAACTTAGCACGTCACTTCTCCCAGAGTCTGTTCTTGGAACTCTGTCGTATCAGGGTGCTTGGAATGCATCGACAAACAGTCCTGCAATTCCGTCAGCAGCAACCGCGAACAAAGGTTGGTACTACGTTGTTTCTGTTGCAGGGACAACCACGATCAGCGGCATTTCCGACTGGCAAGTTGGGGATTGGATTGTCTCGAACGGTACCAGCTGGGATAAGGTCGATAGCTCCGACCAAGTTAACAGTGTTGCTGGTCTGCAAGGCACGATCACAGCCACTAATCTGAAAACGGCCCTTGCATACACCACAAGCGATATCAGCGGTTTCTCAACGAATGGTCGTTCGTTGGTTAATGCAGCAAATTACAGCGCGATGCGCACGCTGTTGGGTCTTGTTCCAGGTACAGCACAGGGCCAGATTCCGCTTCTTGATTCCAGCGGTAAAGTTCCGTCTGCGTTGCTTCCGTCTAGTGTAGGCTCTGTTGCACTGTCTGCACCCACAGGCTTTACGATTTCGGGATCGCCGGTAACCAGCACAGGTACGCTTGGGTTTGTCTTTGCTGCTGGGTATGAAGGTTTTACAACAGCGCTCAAAACAACCATCAATTCGGCACTCCAACCCGGTGCACAAATCCCTTGGACGGACGTTACAGGTAAGCCGAACTTCGCTGCAATGTATGCTCCAATCTCCCACACGCACACAGCAGCAGATATCTCTGATGCGTCTGCGGATGGTCGCGCACTGATCAAAGCAACTGATTATGCTGCAATGCGGTCGCAATTGTCTCTGGTAAAAGGGACAGGTGCTGGGAATATTCCGGTTCTTGACGGTGCTGGGAAGCTTGATACGGCTGTGTTGCCGGATTCCATCCTTGGTGGTATGACATTCAAGGGAAATTGGGATGCCAGTGCGAATTCACCCGCAATCCCATCTGCAACGACTGCGAATAAGGGCTGGTATTACATCGTCACAACGGCGGGGACGTCGTCTATTGGTGGTGTTAACGATTGGCAGATTGGGGATTGGATTGTTTCAACAGGGTCTACTTGGGTTAAGGTTGATAGCTCCGATCAGGTGAATAGCGTTGCTGGACTCCAGGGCACAATCAGCGCAACGGATTTGAAAACCGCTCTTGCTCTGGAAGTATCCGACATAAACAATCTTCAAGCACAGTTGAACTCCCGTAATCTTCCAACACGTTTGACGTCATTCTCACAGCCTGTTAGCAATTGGAACGATGCGCAAGGTGCGGGTTGGTACTGCTCGAACCCAGGTGCTACGAATTCTCCTGATGATCCGGATGCCGTTCACTACCTCGGTCTTATTTCATCAAGCTTTTTTGCTGGAGCACTTCGAGCAGGGCAGAATGTTATCGCTTACCTTGATGGTGGTGCAACGAAACAATACGAGCGATTTTATGACGGATCCAGTTGGGGTTCTTGGGTAGAAGCAGGCTCGGGCGGCGGAAGCAGCGGAACACCTCTGCTTGCAGGTAACAACCTTTCGGACCTCACTGACGTACCTCAAGCCAAACTCAATTTGAATCTGAAATCCATGGCGGATCAAGCAGCAAACAACGTTGCGATTACAGGTGGTACGATTACCGGCGTATCATTTGATGGAGGAACATTCTAGTGCATCTTATCCCAAAGCGCACGAATACTGCAAAAATATCGAGTCTTTCAGCCGAAAGCAAACTGTTGGTAGGCGAGCTTATACAGGACACAACAAAAGATGTCCTGTATATGGCAAATAATTCAACCGATCTCATTCCTTGCCACAATCTATATAATATCGGAGATATCATTATAAGCGACACCAGTCCCGGAGCGGACTGGTTAGCTTGCAATGGCAGCGTCATCGATAACATAAATTATCCCGATTTGCTGAGTAATCTTGCAAGCGTTCTAGGATACATTCCTGACGCGGATTTGTTTGATCTCACGAAATATGCTCGTCTTATTGACCCTGCGAACTTCGGGCGTGTCTACTTTGAAAACGGATACTTCTTTGAGTGTCAAGGACGTGCTGAAGCATCGACAATTCGAGTTACCAACGAACGCATCGGTTATGACTACTGGTTGTCGGTTCCGATTCCGATTGCAACACCGTCGCATGTTGTGTATCGGAATGGTCTCTATGTTATACTTGGTTCTGGAAAAATAGCTTGGGCAACAAACCCCTATGGTCCTTGGACGGAAGGCGTCGCACTCCCGTCTACGGACACAGGCTTTGGAATTGAGTATTGCAAGGGGTACTGGATCGTACCTTCATTGACCAGCACTGTCTATTATACCACGAATCTTGTAAGCGGAACGTGGTCTACGGCATCGGTATCAGCCAGAGCGGCAACGACCGGAGCAATCACTTTCATCAACAATATTGTTGTCATCGGGGTAAACGGTAATTCAACCGTTATTTGGTATTCCAACGTCACATCAAGTCCTCCAACGTCTTGGACATCTGTTGCAAACCCAGCAACAAACAAAACAGGTATAAACCGCTGGTGTAAAGACGGAACAAACATTATTCTGGTCCAAGGTCACCAGCTTGTTTATTCAACCAATGGTACAACGTACTCTGCTGCAACACTGGATTCGTCTGGTACGAATAACTTAACCGGTGCAATGGGTTTTGACAGTCTATCAGGAATGTACTTTGCACACAGCGGTGGTCGTATGTTTTCAGCCCCCTCATTGACCGGAACGTATTCATTTTTACAATCCGGAACAGGTTTAAACTCAGGTTATACCGATCTTATTTTTGGACGAACGGATAAACCGGCAATTATATGTCCTGGCTCGGCTTTGAGTGTACAATGGTTTAACTATTTTCGCAGCACACAAATAAAGCTCCCTCGAAAAGACAATCATTGGATAAAGGTGCAATAATGTTTCAGCCTGAAGATCGCTTGCAAACATTTGTTGATCGGACGTGGGAGCGATTGTGCGAAGAATACCCAGATCCAAATAATACACAGGAAGGCTGCGCAGTCTTTCAGTGGGGTCGTGGACTAGGAGATATAACGCTGGCTGAAACAGCACAGATTCTTCGGACGTCGGAAGATCGAGAAGTTTTGCGAACAGTGATGTTGCTGTCTATTCTTATGTGGACAGAAGTTTACACTGAATTTCAGTACACTTTGATTGGGATACTCTGTCAGAATTCGGCGCTCGCACTGCGCCTCTTTCTTGACAATCCACACCTCACAGACGATCAAGACCACATGTTAATACAAGCATTCCAATTCACGATGCCCTTGGCATTTGAACAATACAGTGCGGGTGAATTGACGCGAGCAAAGGATACTGAACATGGCTGATACAGGCTGGCTTCAGTTCAGCAATTCTAAACAGGTTTTGTCTGGTTCGTATGACGATGCTTGGTCTAACCTATCTGGTGCTTTGGATTATGGTTCAGATTCTCCGGCATCAACCCCAACGGGAAAGGGTATTGCATCACAGTTGGCTGCGTTTTGGGGAATCGTTGGTTTAAACATTCCCGAAGGTGACATTATCACAGGTATTGAGATCAGTCTTGATAAGCGTGTTGAAGGAAGTAGCGGCACAGATGCTGGTGTTTTTCTAGCTCTGGATGGGACAATCGCATATTTGCCGTACGGTGATAACAATGCATCCGCAGTAAATTGGACTGTATCAACCACAACGTATGCCACGTCGATATATGGTCAAGACTTCTATCTTTGGGGTAAACCGATCACACGAGCAATGGTAACCGACAGCAAATTTGGTTTTTACTTCTTTGCAACTGGAAATTCTCTCGCGTACTCTACCCTGAAAATCCGTTGGCCGCTTATTCGTATCTATCACGTAACGCCTGTAACATCGGCTGTTCGTGCAAAACGTGGAACGCGTTCACAAATTAATGCAGCAGCATCTTCAAATTTGTTGAAGAGCGGTGAGATTATTATGTCCACCGACGAACAACAAATGCGTTATGCCACGGGGTCAAACGCGTCGATTGCAATTGAAAACGCCTTTACTGTCGGATACATCGCAAAAAAAGTTGGAAACAAAGCTTTTTCGAATAACAAAAGACCTGGAACCTGGGTAAGTTGCAACGGAAAGACATGTACGCTTGGGACGTATCCAGAGTATGAAGCGCTCATCGGTGCAACCGGTAACTACAATCTTCCGCTGATTATTCCAAGTCAAGGGATTTTCTCATTCATCAAGGTTGCTAAATAATGGCTAACTCCCTGATCGCAAAACGTGGGACACGATCTCAAGTCACGGCAGCAGCCAGTGCAAATGCATTGGTGCCGTATGAGCTTATCTATGTCACTGATGAACAAGTCGTCGAGCAAGCTGTTGGGAATAATGCAACGCGTACACTGCGCCGTGTCAAAACAGGCGACATAATCTCAAGTAAAGTTAATCCAGGGTCGGACTGGATAGCCATGAATGATGGAATCTACAGTAAAACAATCCTTCCGACGATCTCACTGCGATTCAGCAATAATCCTGTTCCTGATGCAACTGGGGATTCAAACAGCTTCTTACTTGGAGCAGATATTGGGGCAGGTAAAGTCATTGCGTGTCGTTATGCGGCAGCAATTAAACAGTGGCTGGTTGTCACCGATACAGGTGCGGTTTATGTTAGTTCCCAAGTTACAGGCCCTTGGGTTCTTGCAACGACGCTGCCGCTCCCAACAACAAGTGCTGGAACAACTGTTACAGGTCCGACAAAGCCTATTACGATTGTATACGCGAATGGTATTTGGGCTCTCACACTTGCTGCCAACGATGTATCTTTGAACGGTGTTTACGTTGCGTCAAATCCGTTTGATGGCTTCTTTAAGCTCACAAACACGATTATCAGTGATGCAAACCAATCTCCGAATTTTATCGGTTTTGAAAACGGCTATTGGGTTGTTTGCGGTCATCGACGTACGGGAACAGCAACGTCTTACAACATTGCTTATACCAAATTGCTTCTTGGAACGTGGACAAACGTTGCTGTTGCTACATCGGCAGCAATTTCAAGTGTCAAACACAACGGAGCAAACTGGGTTTTAGCAAATGCCAACGGTGGCATTTGGACACAAGCAACAGCGGGTGTTCCAAGCAGTTTTACCTCGCGTACGTCGTCATTTGCGGCAGGTGATAAAATCACAGATTTGATCTGGGCTGTAACCGCAAACGTTTGGGTTGCCTGCACAGACACAGGTAAATTGAGTACAGGGATTGCCGCCGGAACAACTTGGACAAGTCGCTTGACACAGACAAGCAGTAAGTTCATGGCACTCGCTACGGACGGAACAATATGTCTTGTTGCAGTTGCACGCACTGATACCACAGCGTCATCGATCTTTCGAGCAGCAACACCGACAGGAACGTGGTCTGCAATCAGTACAAGTTTCACAGGTTCCGGTCTTGGCTTCTATTGTCTTGAATATGCGAGTTCACTTGGACACTGGCTTGCAGGCTCAAACAGAGGAACAGGACAAGTCATGTACGCAGCCGGTTTTTCGTACAACACGGCATTGAATTTCCTTCTTCCAAATCCAAGGTTGTTTGATAATGAAACAACGTATATGAAACTTTAAAAACGCATTAAACATAGGAGAAAATCATGGTAACGGTTCTTGCTGCGTTGTTACCGATCTGGAAAGTAATCAAAGGTATTCTCACTTTCCAATTGTCTGTTCCTGTTTTCGTTATCCTACTTGCTGTCGGATGGTTCTATTTTGATCGATCTTCAGCAATTCGCACAGCGGTTAACAACGCTGTCACCAAACTTGTTGCAGGGGCGGAACTTGCAGCGAAGGATGAGTTAATTCTCGTCAAAGACAAACAGATTATTGATGCAAAGCGTGTCATAGAACGCCAACAAGAGCGTTTGGAATCTGAACAAAAAGCAAACGAAGACCTGCAAAACGAAATTGCTGTGTCGACCGAGAGAAATAAGTTGTTGAAGGAGAATTTGAATGCCTTACCGACCAAGACCTGTACTGCTGGAGACTCTTCTATTGATGAGCGTTTCTTTAATCTCCTGCCAAAGTGATCAAAAGCGTTTAAACCAAGCTGTGACTGTACAGCAGATAAGCAAAGAGGTTGATACAATTCGTCGCAACGCTGAAAAAGCGGAAGTTGACGCGGCGAAGATTCCCAAACCACCTGCTGTTTGTGCGCAAATTGTCAAGATCAGTGCAGAACGAACGGATAGCTACCAAATCGTTGCAAACAAATTGCTTGTTGGTCTTGATGCAGCGAACTCGCGCATTCGATACTGCTACAATTGGGTATTCAAGATTTATAAGGATCGCGCCAATGCCTCCAATCCATAGACTTGGTGACCCCAATTCCGCAGGCGGTGAGATCACCGGGATTCCTCAGAGTACCGTGTTCGCAAATGATAAGCTTGTGTCGGTTGACGGGAGTTCCGTTGCACCCCACACACCGTTCATTGCACCACACCTTGCAGCGCGTACGGCAAACGGTTCTGGAACTGTGAGTGCTGGAGGTATTCCTATTAATCGGCAAGGCGACGCTGATTCTTGTGGACATCCACGCGCAGCGGGCTCTGACAATGTCAACGTCGGTTGAAGGAATATTTCATGACTTTAGCTTATGGAGAAATGAAAGGGAAATACAAGCACCGAGAGATTATCAAGTCCCCGGTTATTCCAACCGGACATGGGTTTAAGTTCGATCTTGTTCACAACGACGTGCCTGTTACGATGTACTACAAATATAAGAATAATCCGTGGAGAACGTTGTTGATCAACAATGAATTCACCACGGAAGCGATTCCGCACACAAGTGATGTTTATTTGTCAGCTTCATTGAATATCGACGAGAAAATCGTGTATTCAATTGAGTATTGACCCACCACAACGATTGGTGATACTACTTGGTATCAAAACAATTTCGCTTTCACTAAGCTCCTGCACTTGATTAGGCGGGATGCGGTTAATCGTAAGAAACTAGAGAACGTGGTCATCAAACATGTAGTGGACATGGCGGATGACAGTTTCATGCTACTGGACAGTATGAGCAAAGAAATAACCCCCAACGACATTCTTTCTAGAATGAAATAGGAGCAACAAATGTCTATAATTAGCGAAAGCGAAAATATATCGTAGTCTGTGGTATCCTGATTCAGACGTGAAAGATGAATTGGTCGGCGGTTGCTCTATCACGCCTTCCATTCTTCCTACAGCTTTGATCGTCGCATCTACTATGGTGTGGTCGTTCATGAATAATATAATCGGCGGAACTGGTGATGATGAAACGCCTCCGTTCGAACATATTGCATTTCGGACAGATACGTTGGAAATGCATTCTCAGAGCTATCTATAACGTGTGGATAGCAATTAACCTCAAGACCTAACTACGTAGTGAAAGGCATTTAAAATGGAAAACGAAAACGGCAGCAACGACAATGGCGCGGAACAGCAGAACAACGTACCGGAAACCAGCACTCCGGCAACTCCCGTCGAAAGCAATGCTCCGGTTGCTTCTGAGCCAGCAGCAGAACCCGCCTCGGAAGAAGGAAAGCCCGAAGTCGAAGGCGAAGCTCCCGCCGCTGAGCAAAGTGAACCGCAAGCTACTGTCGAAACGACTACCGAACCGGCGCCTACGAGTGGTGCAGTAGAAACTGCCAGTCCGGCGATGTTCGGCAGATTTAACGAAGAAAAAGTAATCGAGTCTATGCAGAAAGCTGGTTTGAAAGTAAAGCCGTATACGCAGTCAACACAGAAGCATAAGGATATCTGATATGCCATTGGACGATATTTACAGTTTCTTTTTAGCTGAAATTGCACGGGCCAATGACTATTATCTGTATCATACAGCGCACTCTAGTACTGCGTATAAGATATTAAAATCAAATTCTTTGAAATTGCCGCTCGCCGAAACCAATACTAGTGAATCCAAGTTTAAAGGCAAAATGTTTTATTTGTCTTTTGCGAGGACACCGGCATCAGGTTACATCGCGGACAGAGCTTCTGGGATGAGACAAATCAACCAACCTGTGTTGTTCGTGTTCAATCAAAAGAAGCTATTAGCACAACGCGGAGTCACTATTAAGCCCGTTGATTACTGGGGAGCCAATGCCAGTGGACGCGTAATGGGTGGTGGAGCTAAAGAAGCAGAAGAACGTTTGTTTAGTGATCATCCCGTGCTGGATAACATTCGTGATAGTATCGTCGAAATCCGCATAGCTACTGATTTTGATAAGTATACGAACAATGAATGGTTGCTAGAAATCATTATTGCGTGTAAGAAATTCAAGATTCCCGTTAAATTGTTTAAGACAACTAACAAACAAGGATATCTGCTTGGAAAAGAAAACGCGGAGGAATCAAAAGAAATACTAACCCATCTTAAGTCCTTGGGTTTATCGAAGCACAAGAATGACGATTACACGGGCGCGTCTCGTGCAAAAATTATAAAGAAGAAAATACCAAACTGGGGTTCGAATAATTGGCTAACATCCCTAACGGAACTTGTTCACAAGGACGACAGAAAAAGTCTGACCACGGCAACACGGCGTAAGCTTTGGTACTACTTGGAAGACCTTAACTCATTTAAGAATTCTTTTTCATCAGACGTACATAACTTAAGATCTGGTCACGATCTAGATAAGAAGGCATTTTATTCACTTATTAAGAAGATGAAGGCGAAATCAGTTGACGATTTCTTTTCAAAAGTATTTAATAAGTGGAAAGACATGAAAGAATAAACGTGGATATGCGCAGAAGGCCGGACTTAAAGTTAAACTCTACGTCAAGTGATTCCTTTACTTTTCGGTAAAGTAAGGATATAATAGGTAAAGGAAATCACTCTTGGGTATTTGTCATGGCTCGTAGCACGAAATACAATCGTATGGAAGAAACACCATTTTCTAGTGGCAAAAGTGTTAAGAAAATTCGCAAGCCGCTCGAAGAAAAGTTGGTAATGAACGCCACCGTTTACCCTTACGGTGAGTGTGGTATTGCCAACTTTACTAACTACAAATTCAGAGCTTCTGACGAACACATTCACGCCTACTCAACACTTCCTTACAAGAAGCTTTCCTTTTCCGAAGTTGTGGCGACTCAGAAAGAAAACCTTAAAGCTGTTTATCAATCCGCTTGGTTGATCATCAATCGGAATGGTAATCCCGGTATGCCCAGGAGTGTAGCTAATTACTCTTTGACAGAGTTCGAAGGTGTAGATCGCGGTATGCAAGTCGATTACCTTAGCGATCTTCTTGTTTCGTTTGAAGAACACGAAGGCATGTGGTTGAAAAACTACAAACGTATTTTCGATACGTTGCAATATGATTTTAAGTATTTGCAGTCGGTGCTGTACAAAGCTAGATACCGTGTTGTGTATAGCCCTCGTATGTTTTTGAAGAAAGAAACCACCGAACTTGCTATCGATCTTATGTCTTTGTTGGGCGCCAAGTTCTACGACACCTTCCAATCGGCATTTCGTTTCTACGTTTTCACATCCTCAATACCCGGAAAGCCTAGTGAGAAACTAGCTTTCTTGAAGACGCTTCACGTACAAACTGTTTCAGGTCATTGTCATCAACGCCGTTACAATTAAACAACATCGGCGTTGCTTGTTTTTCGAAGAGGATGGTTATCATTTGATCGTTTCCAAATCTGGTTTCAAGTTGGCCAGTTGTTTGAGCGAAAACGAGCGTGGCGCGAGATCATAAATGAATGTCCAGCACACCAAGTTGCTTTTGACAAGACTGTCTTCTTCCTGTTTGCTGTAAGGCCAGAGTCCCTTAAATTCGCCAACATCAATTTTATAATCTTTTGCAAGAGCAGGACTGCGAATTTGGTCATACCAAGCTTCCATTACAGGATAGTATGGTCCATCTTTGTGCGTATACAGATAGATATCAATCTTTTGATTCGGCAGATTAAAATTGACAGTTGCGGCTTTGACACAGTTTTCGCGGGCAGTTGAACTCATGACTAAATCCTTACGATTTGACCTTCAAGATCACCAAATTGATCTTTTACGACGCGTCCACGTCGCGTATCTTTCATGTAAATTATTTTAGCCATCAAGAATTTAACACCATGAGGGACATTGTAAAATGTCTGTCCTCGCGCGTCAACTTGCATATACCAACAAGGTACAATCAAACACAGATACTTCCCTTGTTTGAGAGCCTCAAGCTGTTTCTGCCGTGCAAGCTTCACTGTGATCTGTGCAAGAGTCTCCATCCTATCTGTGTTTGGTACACTTTCATAAATGAATGAAGGCTGAAGTGCTTTTGCTTGCTTTCGAAGTGTATCGTAATTGATAATCTCGTAATCAACAAAGTTGATTTGTGGAATCGCAGTGTTTTCTGGTTTGATCGCTGCCTGCACAATAGACGGGATTGCAGCAACAAGTGCAGTGGATTTCAGAAAGAAGCGACGCGTAATAGACATTGGTTATTCCTCCGGATATTTGGCTTTCAGCGCACGAAGTTGTTCGCGTTCTCGTTTTTCTGTGTCCGCTTTCAATTGTTCTCGTTGTCGAGACTCACGCTCACGTTCTACTTCTGCGGCACGTCGTTTCTCTTCCAAATACTCTGTTTTCGCTTTTTCAAGTTTTTCTTCAAAAGCGTCGAACACATCAGTGTGTTCATATTTCGCATAGTAATGATTGGAATCGAGTCCGTCAATAAGTAACGTGAATTCTGGCTCCGCGTACTTTGATCGGCCTTCTGTGAACTTCCAGATCGCAAAGGTTTTTACAAGAACTTTGTCAAAATCAATGTGATGACTAATATCATGGGTACTCGAACTGCTATCCATCACGCAACCACGGCAAGTATCAACATGATTGGAGCGATACGCAATCAAGGTATAATGTGTCATCGCTTGCGACCTTTTTCGTACAGGTTAACGGTTTCACTTAAATTGAGAAGTGTCACACTACTTGCGTTGCGCATTGCTTTCTTATTTCCAATGACGGCTTCAAGCAACATCATCGTATAATCCTGCAATGCCCCTTTTAGAATATTAAGTGGCAAATCAGGATAGGGGATGAGGACCATTGATGCGAATATTTTGAATACATCATAGGGAACCATACCTTTCAACTGATTGCATCGTGCACACGAAATGACATAATTCTCATCGGCGTTTTGACCGCCAAGACGTTTGCAAACCTTGTGATCGATGGTTGCAGTTAGGTATCGTTCTTCCGTGGTCATACCATGTTTAAATGTCGTCATTCGCCTAGAGCAGTAATGACATTTGCGATCTTTGTCTGCGTATTTTTCTACATATCTCATCGCAACACACGAAATTGTTCTTATACTTTTATTTTACGAATAAATGCAAAAAGGCCAGTAGTCCACCAAAAGAACTACTGGCCTTAAAACATGTTAGACGCGTTCTACACCTGCGAGTTCACCATCTTCGCGAAGCTGCCCCTCAAGATAATGTTTGCCATCTGTGCAGGTAACATACAAACCTTGTCTGTCTTTCTTTACTTCTTTGATTGCATGTGCTGGTACACAGTCGTTGTTTGTGATGCGGATTTTGTCTTTAACTTTGAGATCGGTCAGTTTCATGTTTCTCTCCTATCGATGTTCTATGCGCTTCGTCAAATAGATGACGGCGACTGTCATAATAACACCGACAGTTAACACTGTAAAGCTCTGATTTAAGAGCATTGAACCGACACCAACAGCGATTCCGGCAAGAAAACTGAGATTCACAACAGCGCCGATACCTGACATTCTCATATCCTAACGTGTTACTGACCAGATAAAACAAGCGATGACAACAATTGTCAATATTATACCAGCGACCATACCAAGGATGAACAAGCCGAAATCTGCACCCGCTTGTGAGGCGGCTATTCCGCTACAAAAAGAAACCAAAGACATGCTCGTCAATCCGATCAAAGTTTAATTTTTGTGATTCGATTAAATTGGATAATTCTTTTATCGTTGTCTTTTATCCATTTACGAGCCGACGCTTCGGTCGGGAAGGTCTTTACCTCGCCGTCGTCGGTGTCATCATTACCAAAGTAACTGTACGTACGATAAACGACTTCGTAAACTTCGTCGAGTTCTTCTTCTGTGGTAAATGTACGCATTTAAAACTCCAACTGTGTTTACAAACCTATAGAAGCTTATGCATTAAAGGCAAACGTGTGACCAATGAATTTCGTGCCTGTTTCCATTCATAACGTAAAACCCGCTTCTATAGGCATATAAAAACAGTGGTAGGAGAGACAGGGCTCGAACCTGCAACCAAGCTGTTATGAGCAGCCGGCTCTAACCAATTGAGCTACTCTCCCACGTTGTTTATTGTATAAACCCGGCTTGCGTCAACCAACGTTTCCAGGAACGTGTTAATGCTTCTTTACCGGCACGAATTGTTGTTGTCTCACCCCGACCTTTGCAGATCCATTTTGTGGTTACACCATCAACATACCAAACAATACTACCATCAGTTCGAACAAGAACTGTTCCGATAATAATTTTACCGACCTTGGCGTGATGTATTGTTTTCGTTTTATCAGATACCCAATTCAGTTTCATGCCACTGCTCGTCTCTTTACTTCTTTGCCTTTCTTGTATACCACTTCAACGATTGAAAGGTTCTTTTTGAAAGGATTGTCTTTGACTTTGGTATAACAGTCATCGATGTACGCTTGCGCTTGTGTAGTAACAAAACCAGATGTTTTGTTGCGTGATCCGAAGCGGCTCGACGTTTTTAATACCCAGCCGTAAGAATGCTGGGATCGACGATAGATGTGCCCAACGACGTCGTTCATGTATCGACGCGTTACAACGATGTCAACCCGTTGCCCGATCTTCAATGCTGTTTGTTTGCGTTTCGACTTTCGTAAACCGACCATCCCAGAATTCCTCTTTGTTGCGAATAACCAAAGGTCCATCAGCATCTGTTGCAGGAAGGTATGCAACGCCGTCGGACCAGTCCGCTTCAAGTTTAACATTTTTATCCGTCACAATCAAGTAGCGACCACCCTTTGTATGTTCGACTTCTTGAAGATTTGACGGTACGGCAAAGCCGCGTTTTATGATTTGTTCTTCATAATGTAACAAATCGCGCAATGCATTGCGGATCAACGCGGCAAGAAGCGGACCCATAATCGTGCTCATACCTTTTTCGTCGGCAACAATCTGTCGCAACAGTTTCAAGTCTTTCATGCTCTTTCTCCGATGTGTTCTCTTTTACTTTACGATGGCAAGAAAAGCTCGGTAGCTTACACCACCGAGCTTCGCGTTAATCCGGCAAATATCCATAAAAGACAAACAGAAAACCACCAATGTAACATGTAAGAGCGCAGCCGAGAACAATGGTTGCTGCGGCGATGAAACTAAGACGTTGATCTTTTCCAATAATTTGAAGTAGTAAAAGACTGATCCCAACCCAAATAAAAGTGACACAAAAGATAAATATGGTCAACGTTTTCATCGCACCCTCTCACAACTGTCGTTTGAGTGCGCTATAGCACGCTTTACTCCCACTCAAACAATGTTTCTTCATAATGCACTGACCATCGAACACACCGGCTTCGCCGGGTCCGGCTTTACGAAAGAACTTGTAATCCATCCACGCATTGTAGGATTCATCGTCAACACATGGGCGATTGACCACCAATTGCTTCAAAACCTTCACCGCTTTTGGGTTGAACTCATCAGAGTCTTCCAGCATTCGATTCAAGCGTTGAAGACGTGCATTGTTTTCGCACGCACGATCAAGGTGTTCGAGCATATTGCGATGCTTCATTTTCGTCCAAGGACGTGTCACCTTGTAGTAGTCATCTTTGCTGTTGATCACCTTTCCACGATCAACGTAAACGAGGCACCAAGCAACAATATTCAACTTAAAGAGCTTGCGCAACAAAGTTGAATACGTGCTGATTTGGATGATAGACGAACGCGATGCAGGATATTGATTCTGCCACGTACTGAAGCGTCGCTTCTTTCCGTCAAGATCGGTCGTCTTGAAGTCAACCACCATGTATTGTCCGGGAAAAATCTCAAGAACGAGATCGACGTGCCCACTCAACACACGGTAATTGATTGTGATTTCTTCATATTCGATTGTGTAATTGCTGTACTTCTCTGGAATCTCATCCTTAAAACAAGGACCGAGAATTTCTCCCGTTTCTTTGATCTTCCAACATGCGAAGATGTTGTTCTTAAAGTTTCCGACACTCAACCATTTCTGGGCCGTTTCATGCACAGCCGTCCCGATTGAGGTATAGAAATCCATCGAATAAGAATCTGCACGTTCGTTGTACAGCAACGTTCGCAACGGGCAGATTGGAAGACCAGACACACGAAAATCACTTGTCTTCGTGTACACTTTTCGCTGTTTCGCCATATCGACGAGGATTGTATCGAGCTTGTCTTCAAGCTTCTTTTGCAAGCTCACTAGGTTCTTCCTTGAGATATGGTTTGAGGTTACAAGCTGTAGGCCAATTGCTCAATATTTGCTTTTGGTAATGCATAGTGCAAGATCGCAGGGTTTTCAAAATACCGCACTTCACGCACTTTACCTTTTGCAACGAGATCAGCAAGAATTTCTTTGTATTCGTCGTTGCGAAGCATAAAGAGATCATTGCTGGTCAGCAACTCAATATGATGTATTGGCCCCAACGCCAACTCATCGAGAATCGCTTCTTCCATTTCAATATAAAGTCGACCATAGCGCCGAATCTTATAGACCTGCCAGAACACAGAAAAGATGGCGCCATTGGTTTTAACATCGAAGGCAACATACAACGCAATAACGATAACAGCAATCACCCCAAGAATTTCAATGTTCATAACTGTTAGTCCTTTTACTCACATGTTCGGAATTAACAACAACCCCCTCTCACATTAGATCATGTTATATACTCGACTGCTAGTCGTAAAAATCATCGTCATCTTCTTCGACATGCGTCTCACAAATTTCGTTATACCACCGTTCTGCTTGCCGCGATGTGTACAGCACAATCAATCCACTTTCGGTTGTTACCGAAAGAATATCAAGTTCAGGACTATCACCACCGTCGGCCCCGTTCAACGGTGAATACGTGGTGGGCGAAGACCCACCACTTGCTTCGTATTCGATTTCTATGTTCTGACTGCAATAACGCGTTTTATACGAATGAATCCGCATGTTACACCCAGAACTCTTGATTCCAATCTGACAGTCGTTTGTCCATGTCCTCTTCGGTTTCGACATTCAAATGCGCGTCGTAAGCACAGCGCTTGTAAAATTTATTCCACCTTTCTCGTATCTCTACGTTCGGATGCTTGTATCCAAGAATTTGTGCGCCGTGCATCAAGTGCATGTGAAAATGGTGAGGTAACTCGTCGATATGTGCAAAGTACGCTTGAATGGCCTGTGACCAATCCATGTTCCCGACAAGGCATTCAAACGACATGAACGTGTCGCCTCTGTCTTGAAATGTGAGTTCACGACCAAGCTTGGCAGCTTTCAAAATAGATGCACGGTAAGCGCGTTGAACGCATTTCATCGGATGATTCTTTCGAACACCATCCGGTCCTCGTCCTGCAAGATACAGCACAGATTGTTGCTGCATTGGTAAACTTGCAACCCAGTCAGGGAACACGCTGTTTTGTTTTGCTTCGATCATAGTGCGTCTCATAACGATAAGGTGTTGAATCTTTTGTGTATAATGGTCGAGTAAATCTTCACGATGTTCTTTGAACAGTTTTTCTGTCGGTTGTAACTACTTCATCCAGAATCTCCCGAATTTTGCGATGACTCTCTGACATCAAGCTGCAAAATTCAACGTCAATTGCAAGTTTGCCTTGTAATCGACAACAACGCCTGGGTATTCAATGTCTGACATAAAGACATTGTTGAGTTCGAAGGTTTCTCGGGAACTGGTATCCTCTACAACGAAATTTACGGTGCCGTTTTCATTGCGCGTGGACTTGACCAATTTCACGTTGCGTGTCATTTTAGACCCCTTGGTTGAAGATGTATGAACAAGAACGAATTAACGTTTTACCAGATATAATTGGTTCTACTATGTCACACAATTGTTGCTATTTGCTCCAGAATGTCTTCTTATGCGTCCTCCAATTGATCCTTGAACATGTTGAGATTCTCAAACGCACGGCTCATCGAGTTGTCCCCAAGAAGCATCTTGTAAGGGTCTTTCTGGAGCTCGCGTTCGCGCACCTTCATCAACCACTTTGTATCTGCGATGACCTTGTCGTATGGGCGATCCATACGCTTTCCTTCATCGCGTACCATGTCAAGAAGACCTGCAACGTATTCCTTCTTTCCATCCTTCTCGTAGGAATAACCTTCAACACGGAAATTCCAGTCTTGCAGCGACGCCCAGTTCTTCCCGAATTCGAGACCGTAGCCCAGCGGCGTGTTGATCGGATACCCGAACTTCTCTGCATAGTAGTTCATCGGCAGTGTACTCATGGAGTGTTCCACCAAGTAGATCGCAAACGGAAGATGCTCATATAGCACATCACTGTACTGGGCGTCGTGGACAAGGTTTACGTGCTTTGAATCGAGAACGTAGCCCTTGCGCGTGATGTTTTGGTAAACCCAATACTTGTAACAGTAGATCGACGCAACACCAATGTCCGATGCAAAACCCTGAATCGGATAGTTGACCGAGCGACGATCCATCGAACGTTCTGCCCAGATATCGTCGTGCAGGTACGCCCACATGTGCGCAACGCGCTTGTTCGGATAGCGAACCATAAAGGTGTTCTTCGCTTCCGTGTGCGTATCATCAATCCAGTCTTTGAGGTAATGCCAACGTTCAAACATCACGTCAATAAGAGCCTGTGCTTCGGACTCTTCGATCTTCAATTCCTTCGACAAGCCCTTGGCCAGCTTACCATACAACACGCCGAACACAATCGCTTTGATACGATCACGCAACGGATGCTTTTTGTCAACGTCTTGTTTGAAGAAGAATTTCACGTTGATGATATGCACGTCGCCTTCAAGTGCTAGCACCTTTGCAGCAGCTTCAACAAAAGCATCTGGTGTGAGACGGAACTTGCGGATTGCTTCGTTTGCCTTGATAAATGTCGCACGAATACCAGGGTCTTTCGCGATCACACCACTCATGCGGACTTCGTGTGCGGAAAAGTCGGAGCCTAGCATCACGCGCCCGTGCTTGACACTAAACGATGCCTTGATCGCTTTTACCATGCCTTTGTGTGCTTCAAAGTCTGGGTCGCTACGTGTTGGAATGTTCTGTGAATTGTGAGACACAATGTCTGCTGCAAAGTAAGTCTGATCATCAAAAACAGCAATGTCCCATACAGGATGTCTACCTATGTTTTCGATTTTTTCGACAACCACCCACTTGCTAATCGCAGGGCCATGTGTATCCGGCGATGTCCGCTTACTGTCACTAGTGCTAAGTTGTCTAAGGAGTTGTTCAACGTATTTTCGTCTATGTGATGTACGTCGAAGATCCTCGGTAGTATCTCCAGTCCCAAAGCTTTCGCTATTATATCTCTGTGAGTAAATACCCTCTTCCGCTTCCCATTCACCCACACGAGTCTCGTAAGATATCCCTTGTGATCGGAGCAATCCCCTTTGAATGTCGAGTTCTCTTTCCCAAATTTCCCGCTCTGTGGATTTTTGTCCCCCAGCTTGGACTTCGAGTATCGAAGAGCTTTCCTCTGCTGGTACTCCTCCTCTGGCATGTATTTTTTCAATATGTAAATTACTGTCTGATAATTTACTCCCAAATGCGTTGCTATTCGCTGACTCGTCGGATTTGACGGTTTCCGATACAGTCGCAGAACGCGTTTCACATTCTTTTTGGTAAGAAACGTAGTCGATACCCCCAAAATCTTCTCCTACTTTAATGTATCGGGCTCTCTTCCATCCATCAACCGTCAGTAACTGATGATCCAACGTACATTCTAGAACCTTCCCATTAGAAAGCGTTAGTCGAATGCATTCTGACATGCCCTTTTCACGTATTTTCCTAACACGCTTCCAGCGGCGTCGGTGTGTCCACACGAAGTCATCCGTCGTTACGTCTGTTATCTTTACATAACCACGCTTAGTCAGAACTTCTGTGTTACCTGTAACGCAGTTAGGATCGGTCGAACTCAATCGACCCGTCAACACAAAGAGGAAGCCCAGGATCGGTCGTAGACGACCATCTGATTTGAAATCGTCACTGTTGTCGATGATCTTGATCAAACCATCTGCAAATGTAGACTTCAGAATTTTGACTTTGTTGTAGTTCCCGTACATCTTCACAACGGGATCGGCTTTGTACTTGCTTTGGAATGTCTTATCTGCGCTCGGTTCGCCTGATTTACCAATCTTTGTTGGTTCAAACTTCATCACGTCGAAGAACAACTTGCGCAAGTGACTCGGTTTTGACAACGAGAACACTTCCGCTTTCTGCGACGAAAACATACCGGTTGACGTTGTAATGCCTTGCTGTTTGAGCAACAGATTGTTGGTCTTTTGGCCGGGTTTTGTCTCAAGAATTTGCTTGCGAATTTCTTTCGCTGTTTGCGTGAAGATGTTACCATCCGCAACAAGGCTGCGGGCGTTCTTCTGGTCGATATGAATGCCCGTGTTCTTCAATAACGCAAACGTCTTGATCATGATGCCCAGCTGATGGTGCAACAGCATCAGGAAATCTTCTTTTGACTTATGTCCGATGTACTTCTGTGTACACTGGCTAAGCTGTGCTTCACGAATAATCAACGGTGATACAATGTCGAAGCCACCGTACTGCGCGATCTCATGCAACGAGAACTTAGACATGTTCGCGCGGTCAGCTTTTCCAATCACCATGTCAGAGGGACGGAAGATACCATACCGATGTTCAACAAACTCTAGGGAGTACGCTTTATAACCGTCATCCCACTCGCCCGCAGAGCGGTACAGCTTCTGGAGATACTTGTGGTTTTCATCGATGGCAAACTCTGCTGCCGGAATGTCGTACACCTTATTCAGGAAGATATCAAGGTTGAGTTCAACGCACAACTGGCCGATATCGAACTGACCAAAATGGAAGACATTCTCAAGGTCTTCGCGCAAGAACAACCGTCGCAGATGCTTTCGAATGTGTTTGAACTCGGTTGAGCTCCACGTGTGATCACGATGCTTCCAAGGTATCACGTACGATTGAACACGGTCATTTTCCCAGAAACCGATCTGGATCGTGAACATCGTGTTGGTAATCGTTGCAAGAGATCGACCTTCAACGTCGGTGCAGATGAGATCGGTTTTCGCAAGCTTCTTCATCAGTCGATCAAAGCTTGGAATGTCTTTGATGATTACGGGTTTGATATCGAGCAGAGATAGATCAATGTCATCAAAGGGATTACGCCCATTGGTAACCGCAAGCAAGTGCTTCAGATTGAACCCAATGAGCGCTTTATTACCCATCCCCTTCTCATAGGACTCTAGGTTGGCCCACATTGAGAACGGAGACGTTAGAATTGTTGGTGTTTTCTTCCATTTGCGAACGAAATAGAAGTATTCACTGCGATCAAGTGAGAGCTTGGAGAACGGAGCAATGTCAGCAAACACGATCCCCGACGGATCGAACTTACCAATCAACTGCATGATTTCCTGGGACGTCATACCTTTCGTTTCAGTGTAGATAAAGGTTTTGTTCTTACGAATTGTCGAACACACCTCATAGCACATGTTCTTGAACGTGTTTTGTGATTGCTCTTCGTCCATGTTGAAGTGGTTATCAATCACCAAAATCTTACTGTCGCTGTTCCCAAACGACACTTGAAATTGTCGATATGTTTTGCCATCAATCCGGAGTTTGGTTTTCTTTACGCTTGGCTTCGGCACTACTTTTCTCCAGAAGGAACTGTTTCGCCTCATGTTCGCTTTCAAACAGTGCGAGACGATCCCCATAGGTGTTCATAACAGCAAAATGTGTTGCTCTATCTTCATTTACGGTGGGTACGAGTCGTTGTTGAAAGTCTTCCAAATAGTATGCGACGTGTATTGGAAGGTTCTCAAGATGCAATTGCGGACGACGTACACGATACAATGCTTGCGCAGATGGTTTATGAAAGCCAAAAAGCTCTGTGATAGAGCGACTTGCCGAATGCTGGCGATCGTCCATCAACAGAGCTTTTTGATGATTGTCTGCCTCTTGGCACACATGATAAAGAAGCTCATAGAGTGCCAGCTGCGATGCATAACGCATTGATGTAACACTGTAGGCATCTTTGGGTCGTTGATGTAGTATGAGCATCCCTTTGAATGAGTGTCCTGTGAAATACGTTTTCATGTATCACCCGTTACGTTTTTGGATCAGACGTCTGATCCTTTGCGAAGATGGTACACGTCTCAAGCTTATTACTCACAACATAAAAATTCTCAAGTGTGTACTTCACTCGAACGCCGTCTCGATCTGATTCGGCGGGTGGACGTCGGCGCAACAGAATCCCATTAGGGACAATCTTGTACGCCGCGATCTTGATATCAATGAGGTAAAACAACACGATTGATGACCCAGATACCACATAAATATCGTAGTCCGTATCTTCAATCTTGTGAACGGAAAAGAAATCAGCCCCTTTCAAGGCCGCAGAGTCAGCGATAAAAAGAACGGGCCTTTGGAGACCCGTTACAAAATCAAGTGTGTTCGGACCATAGAAAAATGCTTCCCTATAGCCAAGAAGTTTCATCTTGCTGTTAAAGATGTTTTCAATGCTGATCATTTCTTGGTTCCGACAGCCATCATCGCAGCCGTGCATTTGATCTGTTTGGTGTTCGATTCAAACGCCAGCATGTTGCTAAACACAGAAATCGTACTTGTTTTTTCCTTCATTGTGGACCAGCAATCCTTCAAGTGGTGAATTGCGACGCCAACATCAACCTCTTTACCCGTGAAGTTAGACGCTTTTATTTGGTAGCGTGCTGACGACGATCCAGTCACAACGCTTGCGACGATGCGATCTGACTTGATTGAGAACGTAATGGTTGCCGTCTCATCAACAGCCGAAATCAGCGTTGCGAGAAGTTCTGCAAACTTCGCAGTTTCAACGTCGATCTTGGTTTGACGTTTACCTTCCTTGATCACGTCACGCGCAGCGTCGGCGATAAACACGCTTTCACTCTGGTTCGCAATCGAAAGGTACTCAAGATCGGACCAGGCAATAAACTTGGCCTCTGTTGCTGCAAAGTGCTGTCCGACACTCATGATACGCTCCATATTCGTGAGCGTCATGATAATCTTTCCAGATGCTTTCGACTGCAATTCATGATCGATCACAACCGCGTGATGCGAATCACCAATCGTCAATTCGATCAAGCCTTTACCCCATTCAACCATTACAGCGAGCGCTTGCTGGTCTGTTCGGTTGCGCACACCGGCAATCATTCCCAGCATCTTGGTAACAGATTCAGCGACCTTGCCGAGTTCTGCGGTTTCTGACGGCTTTTCAAGCTCAACCGGTTCATTGTCGCCAATGAAGTAAATTTCAGCCGAGAAGTTTTTACCAGCACGAACCTTCAGGTTTTGTGAACTTGGCGTAACGGTCAAATTCTTGTTTGACTTTGAGTACGACAACAAGAGATCGGGAAGAACATGCGCTTTGAATTTAACGCCATCCTCTACGTCGCACGCAAGCGCACTCCGATAGGCACCAACAGAATTGTTGGCTTCAACATCAATGCCTTTCTTGTTGAATGCAAGTGTGATCGACTTACTTTCCGCCTTATCTCCAAGTGCAATAATACCCATTGCTTTCGCAACAACCGCTTGCAAGTCTTTTGAATCGATAACGTAGTTTGCCATTCTGTCCTCTACTGTTCTGTCTTACTTTACGATTAGTACGCACGATTCAAGTGGTTGAGAATACGAGAGACAAGAGTCTCGGATGAATAGAAGGCGGGGACAGGACTGACACTCGCGTGTGCCAACAGATTGCTCAATTCTTCTGTCATCGATTCAAACAAGCTCGCAACCATCTGGCTTTGTACCGATCCTGCTATTTCGTTGATCTGTGAAATCTGTTTGAGGTACGTGTGCGTCAATCGACTGTCAAGGAACAAGCTCCCAATAGGGTCATAAGCAAGCCAAACACGCTTGTTGATGCTCAAGGTGTTCGAAATCAACTGCCCGAATGGCTTCATCCCAAGCACAACAATTGCACTCTGTGGATCAGTCACAACACGCAACTGAATCGGATTCTCATCCGTGTTAACACGCTTGTTCAACCATTCACGATAGGCACCTGAAAACACTGGGTTGTTTGACACCACGTACATCGGAATGCCATCTGGTGTTTCCTCATTCGGGAATGCTTTTACCAGCGGGTTGATGCCGTCGAGATTGACCCAAGCTTTCTTCGGGAAACTCATCGACGACATTTGTGCGTGAATTGCAGAATCACACGCGATGATTTCTGCCAAACATAAGTTGATGTAGAAGGTTGGCCATTCGGTTGAATTCATATCAGGGATATAGCTGATAACCCCAATAGACTTCTCCGACTTCACATCGGCGTTCAATTTGGGCTCATGAAGCGAATAAATCGCGAAGGTGACAGGTTCTACATACTGCGGATACAGCACGTAAAGACCGTTGTCCCCTTCTTCGTGTACATAGTAATTGAGTGCGTCAAGCAGATTATAGTTCTGGTTGGGAATCACATAAACGGTTTGCATTGTTCACCACAAATCTTCGGAAAAGAGTTCTTTTTTATCAGAAGGTTGCAACAGTTGTTTTGCTGCAACGGCGATTCGCATTGCACTCACACGATCAACAAAGCGCGACGTGTTTGTTACAAAACCTTCGACTTCTTTACCTGTTAAAGTACCAGGAGAACGTGAATTGATGATATCGTGATGACGCGCTGGACGTGGTTGTGAGTAGACTATCGAATCGACATAAATCGCTGCGTATTCAATGGTTTCGTGAACTTCCACACCAGATCGAATGTATCGAACAGCGCAATCAATTGCATTCGACAGTCGATTTGCCATAATCGACACTTCGTTGCGATTCTCAAAAGTTGTTTTACCTGACCAAATCAAATGAATGTATCGATCTTGAACCGGCGGCTCAACACTCGGAGACTCCAGAACAAGCAACAATCGAAGTTGCTTCCCATTATCCGAAATAACAAAGGAATAGATGAAGGTCTTATTTTGCATCCGTGCTTTTTGGTATTCAAGCACTTCAAGATTGTTTGTCAACGCATGTTCTGCGCTTACCACAGACTGCATCTGTTGATCAAAAACGCGTCGTGGAACGTACCCGAAATAACGAGCAACGTCATCGAAGATTTCTTGAAAGAAAGGTCTCATATTACACTCCGTACCGATAAGGGTCTTCGACACCTGCAAACTTGAAGGCTTGGTGCAAGGATGAACAACTCCGGCATTCACCACATTGTATCACGACTTCGCCTGACATGTCGTTTCCGTCGAAACAAGACGTACTTAGTTTCGGAAGTTGCGATGTTAGACCACGTTCTTCTGCGTAGAGTGCAACCATCGACTTGGTAAACAACACGAACGGTGCGTACAAGCGCGGAATGACGTCCCGATTGCTGTTCTTGATCGTCTCATATGCGTGTTTCAAAAACACCAATGAGTTATCTTGGTTCACATTACCGACGGCACCAAGAATGATTGTACCAGCATACAGTGTTTCTGCGAGACCTGCGGCTGCAAATACGAAACGCGCATTGCGATTTGGAACGTAGTCATCATTGGTCGCGTAGTTACCTGCCTTTGCCTTTTCGTCTTTCCGGTTTGCAAGCGGGTTACGAAGATAAGCAACGAGAGGATCGTTGATCACAATCGCCGTTGCATCGATACCATGTGTATTCCGAAAGAAATCAACCTGTCTGTCTGTCATGTATTGTTCGGCGGCAGCAGATTGTTGACCATAATCAATATTTAGAAAGGTAAGCTTCTTAACAGGCACCATATCGCAATACGCAATTGTCGACATGAAGCTATCAATACCACCACCTGACAGTACGATTGCATGGTCTTCATCAGTAGCGTTTCTTGGACCGATCAAACCGTGTCTATTTCCATCGAACCCAGAGTATTTCAGCAAAGGTGATACAACATGCTGCGTCATTGACTGTTCCTTACAACTCGACTTCACGATTGGGTGTTTTTCGTTTACCATTCCGCTTTTTATCGTGTTGGGCGCGTTTGCCGGGGACCGGTTCAGGAATTTCTTCATCGTCTTCATCACCCCATCCGACACTAGAGTCTTTCTCCCACTTCTTTGAGGTTTTCTTTTCATCGCGTGGTGTTTTCTTATCACGCTGTTGCTTTTCCGTCTCTTCGATATCATCCTTTTCGGCATCTGTGACCGTCATCTTGGGAAGATCGAACTTGAGATAGAAATCGTGATCGGATGCGTTACGGGCTTTGCGTTGTGTGATTTTATAGATACCACTTGCGCGCGACGTTTCATCCGGTGCCCAGAACCAGAAGAACTTCGCGTGTTCGGCAAGCATCTTAGAGTAACGAAGCGCACCCTCTTCACTCAACTGTGCTGCGGCAATGACAACAACACCGTTTGCTTTTGCCCACGTGTGCAAGAACCAGGCTGCTTCACCAAGCTTCTGCCACTGTTGTTCACCGCTTGTTTCATCAAGCAGACCAAGATAGTCGATGATAAGAACATCCAGCGCAAATGGCTGTACCGTAACAGCAAGCGATTCGGCGTTGACAGCGTTGTCGAATTCGTAGAACTCGATTGCACCACCGTTCTTGTCGATCTTCTGGTCGTGTTTCTCCCACTTTTCGATGATTTCATCGAAATCCGCACGACTGATCTTGTTTTGTGGATCAAGCAACCGAATCATATCTATCTGTGCAACACGCGCAATATTACGTTGCAGATTTTCTTCATTCGTCATTTCAAGCGGTGCAAACCCAACTTTTGCACCTTGTTCTGCCATGTTCTGTGCGATCTGATTGAGCATTGTGGACTTACCACGACCCGTTGGTGACGCCATCAGAATAAAGCCGGGCGGAAACCCACGATTAATCGAATCAAAGCCTTTGAAACCGGTTGCAATGTACGTGATCGCAGTCCCTTTGAGAACCTTTTTCACATACTTGAGTGAATTCGAGTTTTTACCAATTCGGAGCACACGGAAATTCTTTCCGGCACTTTGTTGGTTCATGATGTTCGCAACGTCAGCAAACGCTTCGTCAATGTTAACATCTTCGGTCGAACTGATTGCACGCTCTGCCGCTTTACCAATCTTCGCAAGCAATCGCCACCGACGATAGTCCGACAAACGACTGATGACAATGTTTGTTTTCTTCTTGGTATCAAGCGGAGGATAATCGCATTCGGATAGCGTATCACGTATGCTTTCATCGATAGCCGGATCGGTGATTAAATCATCCCAATCTGGCAATTCCGATTTCTTACGAAGGCTTTTCAAACACACTTTGAAGGCAGTCCGAGCAACTTCGGTTGCGAAGTAACTCTCATCGAGCTTCGCAATAAGCTCTTGGGCTGCACGACTTTCTGGCTCTACCGTCAGCGTTCGGATAGCGCGGAGCTCCATTGCGAGACTGTAAAGTTTCCGACCAACCATTCTTAGGACTTTCTTTCATCGAATAATGAATTCGTAAGTTTACACCTGCGGGCACACGAGAGTTCAATCGAATTGTATAATCTTCCAGTGTGTACTCACACGGAATAAAGCGACCGTCGTTGCCTTCAATATAAACTTCAACACCGTTGGTTTGAAAACCTTTTGGAGGTTCGTAGTTCAACGGTAATGCTACACTTGTTTGTAGTAATTTACGGTTGTTCATTTTTGAATTCCTCTTTCTCCAACAAACTTTCCATAAATCCTTTGCGCTGCATACGACTTTCTATATCCGTTTTTAATGCTAGACCAAACTTGTACCATTGGTATCGTTGATACAGTTCGAAAGGGTGTAGAAGATCAACCCAGCGCCAACGAAAGGTTGTCATTGCTTCTGATTCCGTACTTTTTCAGCAGTTTGAATAATGAGCTTTACAATACTGTTCGAGGTAACATTGGGACGCACACGACGAGACCAGTATTTAATATCACGAAACCCTTTCTTTAGGCTGGAATCGAACTTGCGTTCTGCAATAATGCGCGCACCTTCTGTATCAAACTTTACAACAAAGGTACGACCATAGACAACAATAATGGTATTCATTTGAGCAACACCGAAAGGTTAGGCTTCATTCCAAGTTGGTTTGCCATTGCAAGTGGATCAGTGTTCTGACCGATTACAAGCACACTCAGATTTGGAACGTTGCAGTTGTAGTTGATGATTTCATAAATCTTATCACGACGATACGCACTTGAATCAAAAAACAGCGCGTCGATTATAACCAGCTTTAATTGTGAAAAGCTGATGTTTTTAACTGTATCGACGTTTGTTAACCAGTGTACAGACTGGCTTTTCGAGAAGTAGTTTTGCATGATGTTTGCTGCAACATGCTTTGCACGATCTAGGATACTGTTTGCACACACGTACATCAACCAACCAGGAGCATCCTCGCAGGCAATTTTATAGTTCTCAAATTGTTTTTTGGTTGAGACGATTTTGTCTTCTCCCACGTTGTAATTCTTTAAATTTGATTTCAAATCGAAACCTGATCCGCCTTGCAATCGGTAGGGTAGACCGAATCCATGCAACATTGAACTGTATGTTGTTTTTATTTCGCCAGACATCTTATACCCAGTCGAAGCTTTGCTGTGTTTGAATTTTCGCGTTCATGTTCTTTACTTTGAGCATTTCTTGTTCAGAAACTCTGTATTTACCATTCGGATTTTTGGCTGTTACGCGATTAGGCCAGATCTCATTCCAAAACAACCCAATATTACAGGATCTAAACATTTGCACCTGATGCATCCAGATATCAATAACAGGTTGTGGTTTCTTCGCGGGAGTCGTTATTCGATTACTCAATTGTTCAAAGAGTGGAGCTCCCGTGTCTTTATCCGATGATGCACTCATCGGAATGAAAATGTGAATCTTACTTGGCTTCTCGAAATCGATGCCTTGCTTGCACATTTGACGCATTCCAAATAGTACCGTCGGTCCGCCTCGGTCAACAGACAGAAGTGTTTTATCCCGATCTACACCATCGTAGAACTTGATCGCAAGGTCTTTTGGCCACTTCTCACCACGCTTGATGTTGTTCATCTTTGCTTGTTGATTCACCATCTTTGTGAGGAGATCAATGTGTAATCGTCGGTCAACAAGCACAATAATACCATCATGTCCAGCGCGAAGATCATCAAAGATTGCTTGAAGTAATTCAATTTGTAGATTCTTATCTGTGCTCAACCAACCGATTGCGTGTGTCCACAGTTTGTATTTTCGTTTGGGTTCAGCCTTTGCAAAACGGACGCGAACTTCTGGTATTAACGATGCTGTGCCTGATTCAGCAACAACAGGACCCATGATACGATGAATCAGCTTGTGTCGATTATCCTTACGGCGCGGTGTCGCACTCAATCCCATGCGATGCCTCACGCTGCAATTGCTGACAACACGCAAGTAACCTTCGGCACCAGATCCATGTACTTCATCGACGATCAAAAAAGAAAAATTACCTTCAACAAGCTCAGCCATCCTTTGCGGATCGCGAACAAGTTTCTGGTAATTGACAAGAAGGATATCAATGTCTTTAAGATTGGTCAGGTCTTTTGGTTTTTCAGCGATGCGGATAATCTCTTTGCCAGTCTTCTTCTGAAGTTGCGGTATATTCGTCATTGGCGCACGTTTGCGGATCGGATCACCCATAAACATGCGGTAGAATTGCTTGAGAAGCTCTTTGCGGTCCGCAAGAATGATTGTTTTCTGACCAAGACGGCACGTCGCGTATCCCGCCATAACAGTTTTGCCAGCCCGAGGTTTCGCTTTTAGAATACCTTCTTTGTGTCGAAACCACGACTTGAGCAACTTCTTCTGGTTGATGCGTCGGATACCGTTTTCATCGATGTGACCTTCACCAAACAACGAACCGGTAAATTTGATCGGAAACTTGAACGGATACTGTGGACGTTTCTCGATCACGTCGTAATCAATGTTCTTTCGGTCTAGTAATTTACTCAAAGCGAGGTAATCGCCTTGCGGAACGCTCCAATGACCAGGAGTTTCCTTGAACAACTTATACGCGGCTGTCATGCCTTCACAGCCGCGACACATATCATTCGATCTTTGGTCAAAATTTTCGCAAACTTTACACAGCTTTTCGTTGAACAATTCAATCTTGAATCTCTGCTCGATTGCTTTTTTAGGCATCAGAGTCTTTGGGATCAACATACGTCGTCCCAAAACAATTCGATTCGACATTCGCGTACACCTGTTTTATCAGCTTCACGTCTACTTTACCGCTATTCTTTTGGTGTGTAGAACTCAAGTTCAACCACTACACGCTGATTCCCGGTTAGAAACTGTGACTCTTGTCGAATGCGATAACCTGTGATTCCAGCCCGTGTAACAAAGTCAACCTGCTGGTCGCGAGATAGTTTCTTCCAGTTTTCAACTGAAATCTTCATGTGCTCACAAGCAAGTTTATCGAGTGCTTCATAGATACCGTCTATAAACTCTTGACGCTTCTTTTCGAGCAGGTCTTCGAGCGCGGTATTGTAGACGTATTCCAATGCATCGTATTTTGGAGGATAAAGCAAAGGATTATCTTTCATCGCACAACTGGCTCCTCAATTTCATCAGCAATTTACCAAGTTTGTTTTCACCTTCACCGTTGCAAACACCCCAATAGGTATCTTTCCAAAAATTCCCTTCAATCAGCTTTGCTTCGCCCGTTGAAAACAGCATGGTCCGCAACGCTGGTATTTCAAATTTCATCTTCAAGCCCTTCATCATGACTTTGAGCTTGATATCTTCCCAGTCACTGCGTATTTTGACGAGCTTCTTGTCATTCCCCATCTTCTTTGCTTGCGATGGGAAGTTGACCAGCGCGATCTGTTTGCGCACATCGACGTCTTTGGTCTTCATCGCTTGAAAGAAATGTTCATTCGTGGGGTAGAGGATGTCGTCGTGCAGGATCGGTGACGCATAGAAATTGGACAGGAAGGCATATTCATCTTTGAAACTATCAATGACTTTCGGCATGGTATCCTCACTGAATGATGCTAATAAATCGATCAATTGGTGTTTGTTTTATGTTGTGTCGATCATGTTCGGTGACGTAGTGTATGTTTTCACCGTCATTCCAAACAACTTTGACACGTTTCATATACTGCCTTGGAGAAATCATAAACCCAGGCGTTGCGTCATACGTAAAAACATCACCCTTTTGTATCTGCATCATCGCCTCGCATTTCATTCATCCGCCAGCGCATTTTGATATTATCGGGAATGTCAATCAAAGGCACTGTTTGCCCTGACAATCGATGTGTTGAATCCGAGAGATATTCTATCTGACCAGAACGAAGGAAATAATGACACACTTCATGTGGTTGTTCTGTGTGCAAAATCCGGATATGCATACTTGGGTTAAACGTCGGACTTTCAACGTTCTTATCCCACGTCCAGATAGCACCATTCGATTGCGGAACTTCACAAGAGAAGTGGTGTATTTCTTCGCAGCCTTCGCACCAGTGTGCAAGAGACGGTTGTCGAATGTAATCCTTTGGGCCTACTTTGCCTAGCTTTGAAGATAACAGAATCCCCATCGTCTATCCTCTTTTTGGTACTAATGGATCTTTCATCGGAATGCATAATGGTATCAGATAACCATTGTCAGTTTGTATGTCTGCAACGAGTTCCCCAGACGGCATTGCATAGACTTTGTTTACAACTGTGAATTTACCTTCACCTGTACCTACAATGAGTTCTTCTGTATCTGTCGAGTATCCAAGCTCTCCTAGTTTTAAGCCTGCTTGAGCAGCCTGACTTGCTAGACCACGCCTTAATAAATATCTCATCGATCACGACTCTTCTGTTCGAGCATAGTTCCAATGCGATGGAGTGTATACCCAGCTGCATCGCAGTCTTCAATGATCACGTTGCAGATGTTTTCAACGTGTCGCAAACGCTCAATGAGATTGTCCAAGTCTGCAAGCAGGTAATCAACCAAAGCTTTGCGCTCGGTGATTGTTCCTGTCATCGATTTCATTGTTTTTGCAAACCGTGCTGGTATATACTTCTTCAAGAACTTGTGTGTGTTTTCGTACGCAACAAGCTGTTTCATCGCACGTATCTTGATTTCAACGCAACGCGAACGCACAGTTTGATTATCAATGTTGTTGTCGATTGCAACTTTCTGGCTACTTTGCAGCAATGCCGTACTGTTCAACGCACGTATATCACGCGCAGCATGAAGACGTTCGAGTTCTTCCAACCACGACTCATCTTTCATATCCATACGCAGAACACGCTTCATCGATCTGCTATAAATGGGGTCTTCTTTGAGAAGTTCTTTAAGCCGCTTCATACTCATAATCAAATCCAAACTTGTGCATCATACGACTGAATGACCGAGGTGTAAAATTTGCCGGGTCTCTTCCTTCCGGGAAAACGGCATCATGTACAGGGATCATTGGTAGATGCTCTTTGAGATAAGCGCGCGCACGATCCCCAGCTTCATCAGGGTCCGTTGCAATAATAACAGCGGGCGGATCGAGGGCTTCAATCAACTTGATTTTGTGCGGTCCAACATAGGATCCAAGCCCTGCAACCGCGCGGCCTCCAAGTTGTGAAATCTTCAAACAATCACGTGGACCTTCAACGTACCAAAGCGGTCCGCGTCGTTGACGCGCAATGTTATAGCCGAACACGTATTGCTTCGACCAGCGTCCTTTGGTGTTGATATAGGATATCTCGCCACGCTCTTTACCTTCTTTGGTAACAACACGACGCGCATACACGCCACCAACATACTTCTTATTCACATGAACCGGCAAGTAGAAGAAATCATTTTGCGGGTAAAATCGATGCTTCGGGAAGCGTGCGCCAAAGAGTTGAAGTGTTTCAAGTTCAATTCCGCGCCACGGCGTTGGGATATTGTAACGTTTCAATGCATCGATATCTTCAAGCTCGGGCGCTTTTTCCGAATAGTGTATCTCGGGCATCGCAAATGCAAACACGTCATGCACTTGATCGGAACGCTTGAAACCTTGCATTCCTGTTGCTTCACACAGCAGATTCCAATCGCCTTTGGTATGACACCCAAAGCAATAGAAGCGTCCGATTGCATTCGTGATATTCACTTTACAGGATGGTGTTCGTTCGTGACCACCGGCATGAAAAGGACAAACTATTTTCACACCATCATGTTCTTCTTTTGGTCTCAGTTTCCCGCTAAAAGAAGCAATTTGTGATCGTACATGTCCTATTTTATCTATAGCCATAGCTAAGATCCAGTATCTTCAACATTTGTTTTCGACTACACGAAAACCAATTTTTCGGTAGACGAATTCTACTTCCTTGTCGTTCAAAAACAAGAAGTTTGTAGTCGAAACCTTGAGACAACGCAGCATTGTATTTAGCAATCTGCATACGCCATTTAGAAGTAGAGCCTATAAGAGTCCATAATGACTTAACTTCTATCAATAAATTTCTTGAAATAACGTAGATATCTGGAAAATGTATAGTTCCTTCGTAATGGACTCTAGGTACATCCTTACCAAAAACTATATCAGACTTCTCAATACCTTTCGATACCAAGTATCTAATAGCATGATTCTCATAACCCATTGTTCTTATTATTTGTCCGTTAAATCGAACACGTTTACTACGTTTTGAGCGCTCAAAACGTTCAGGATATGAACATGAAAAGCATTTGGCTCCGTTGTCAATATTCATTTGTGGATGTTTAATAAAAACATCTTTACAAACTAAACATTGATGCTCAACTTTGGTGCGAATATTTACATAAGATAGCGCACGTAATGTTGATCCCATCGACTCCAATTTTTTATTGTATTGGTCGATGGTATGTCGCCTGTGTACGTTGTTTATTTTTCGATCACATTCTGGACAATTTTGTTTGCGAGTTGTTACTTGCATAGGTAACACATCCCACACATGCCCACAGGTTAAGCATTGATGCTTTAAATGTTGATTACATCTAACGTAATCACCCAAACGGATGATTTGAGGATTTCTTGCCGCTAGTTTTGCATCATATTGCGAGTTTGATTTTATTCGAACACCTACCATAGCACTTACCCACGCTTATTGCGTTTCCGGTTCACAACACCGGGCTTTTCAGGTAATTTACGGTTAGATGCACTCGAACCGGTTTTGGGCTTCTTAACATTTCCATACGGTGATGGTGAGTTATCAACAAGCCCTGTTCGATCAGCAATAATGTGCTGTAGGTTTTCAACGATGTTGTGAATCGAATCCGAACTACCACCGCGTGAGGTCACAATCCCAAGCGGAGACCGCTCGCCGTTGGGTTCACGGACAAGCGGTGTTTTGGTTTGATTCAAAAAGTTATTGGTGTACTCTTGTCGAATGGCCGGATCAAGAATGAACTCTGACATTGCGCAATCAAGTGCGTACATAATCACGCTTTTTGAAAAAGCTGTATCGATCTTACTTGTGATTTCTTCGTCCCGCAGTGTGATCGGCGAACCACTCATGTGTTCATCAAAGCTGGATTCAATTGAAATCATGGCAGAGTCTAACGCTATACGAGATAGCGCTAGGTTGAGAAGTTTCTCTTTGTGCTGCTCAAAGAATTTCGAATACAGCTTCGACATGGTCTTCTTATCAATTTGCTGTATCTTGGAAATGTCGAAAACATCACCTATATCTTCTGGCTCTTTGGTGCTGATTGTAATCTTGGGTTTCTTTTCAGCTTTGATCTCTCTCATGCGTAAGCTCGCTTGTAGTCAAGATATTCGATCATATTGTTTTCTTGTTCGTAGATATCAACGGCTGAAAAGACATCTTCTGTGATTTCTCGAATCACGTTTTGGAAGTTCCCTTGTTCGTCGCGAACAATGCGCGCGCGTTCCGGTTGATTGTAATACTTGATCAACTCCATGCGATAGCCGTTCAAGCTCGCTTTCGCGTAGTTGATCGAATGCAATTGTGTGTAGAACGGTCTTACCCAATAGTACGCTTGAACTGCGCGCAACTTCAATTCGTTGCGAATGTCGTTAAATGACCAGTTATTGCCTGTGACAATAAACCGCAAACTTGCATTGGTATGATACGTTGCGGTCTTTTCAAACTCAGAATTTATTTTTCGATCTTCGAGCTCCAAAGGAAGCGCGTTAACATCGAGTGTAAAGGTTCGATCTTCTATCTTACGAATGTGTTCAATGAACTCTTGGACGTCGTTGTTGTTATAGAGCAAATAGTAGAGAATCGCATCTTCGCGCTTCAATCCACATGCAATAAAATTGCGCTCAACACGTTCGGATTGTTCCGGAGTTAACTGTTGAATGACGCAGCGCAACGTCGCGATCTTGTATTTCACCATGTCAAAAGACAGAAACACGTTGTCACGCGTTGTTGTCACTACACTGCGATCAACTTTGGTAAGTCGCCGCATCATGCGTGTATCGGCTAAGCGCAGTGCATACAGATACGAAAGATAAGCGAGATTGAGAATGTCCTCTCCGGTGACGTCCACGTCACACGGGATATGCTTTACAATTGATAGATCGGTTGCATCGATGGCATACGTTATTTTCGTACGCTCAACACCGTGCAGGATAACGATTCCACTACCATTCAGACAAAAAGAAATACGGTCCAACGTTTCCGTTGACCGTTCTGTCAATGGACGCATTGCAAGCATGTTCGTTCCTTCCTGGTTGATCTGTTTTTATGATCACTTTTTATTCGTCTTTCGACGCATCCACTCATCTAATACAAGACGTTTGACCATGCGTGAAAGACTACGCATACCCATCATACGTTTCAAATCATGTGCCATGGCAAGCTCATCCGCTTCGAATGACACCTGCAACATGTTCCGCGCACCTTCCGCTTTTTTCCTCCCAGTTTCAACAAACTTCACTTTCGATTGTAGAACATAGCGAGAAAGAAGTAAAGCTCTTTCTTTGGCACGAAAATCGGGGTAGTTTTCGTCATTGACAAACTCCCCCGATTCCTTCTTTTTGAATTGGTGTTCCGCTTCGCGATGGATGTTTCGATGACAGGTTGGACACAGAGGAACAGTTAAGCCATCCGCTGGCCCACCAAACTCAACCGGAACAATATGATGTTGATCGGAGACGTTTTTAACACCGTCAACCCAACATCGCTTTGGATCAGCGTTGCGAATATCGCTTGCCGAGATCGATTCAGTTGACACGGATATCGTACCACTCTTCGATGTGCAGGATCACAGAGGGTGGTCCAAGTCGAAGATAAACCGCACCAGCATCTTGATACGACAATCGCACAGAATGTCGTGGTTCATCTTTAATATCACGTTTTAGCAAACGTTTCAGGAACTCGATCATGTGATTTCCTTTCCGCCGGGCTTTTGACGATGCCAGAAAACGATTCGTATTTCGGTCTGGCGCCTTTCACAATAAACGGTGTCCAGTCTTGTCGTTGCGCAATGAGTGCGGGAATTTCTGTTCGACCACGCATGAATGCAACAACGTATTGATGATTGCCATCTGCCATGACCCAGGTGTTATCTTTGAACCAAAGAACAACAGCAGGTAACAGTGAATCGAATTCCGCGTCGGTAAGCTCCACCAATGCACGCAAACGATGCTGCTCCAAGCCTGCAAACTTCGCAAACTCGGTTGCGAGTTCAGTGTTGACGGCAATCTTTTGCGGGTCGCGCTTTTGAAGCTTTTGACGTAAACGCTCAATCGCAATCGTGTATTCTTTACCAGTCTTGTCTTTGTGCGAATAGATTTGCTCTGTGAGAGACAGGTTTTCGATGTGTATCATGGTTTGAATTCCGGGTTCAAATACGTATAGTTTATGCTGGTTGCAACGCGTCCTTGTGCCTCAAAGGCTTTTTGCGCCGCAATGTTATCTATCATTGTTCCACTATTGATCTTACGAACGCCGTTGGTTTTCATTTCAGTGACAAGGCGTTCAAACATCTTCGTGTGGATGCCTTCGCGTCGATGCGACGGAACAACATACGCTAGATTGATATGATACACATTGGAGCTTTCGAGGAACTCATAGCAGATGAATCCGACAACGTCTTCACCATTCCAAGCGACAATCCCGTGATAGGAATGATGCACGTTGTCAAATGTCTGATTAATTAATCCTGCATCCATAAGTTCGACGATGGCCTTATACATCACAGGCCACGCCTTGGTATAAATCAAGTTCTTGTGTTGGGTAATTTCAACGCTCATTGAGTTTTCTCTCCAATAAATCATGCATCAACTTCGAACCTAATCCAGTTCGCTGTTCTTTTTCAACAATCACATGTCCAAGAAGTGCGGCGAGCTTGCTATCTTCTGCAAACTGAAAGGTTTTCACTGCACCAAGAATTGGTGTTTTACCAAGGCGCTTACGAAGCTTCTTTTCGATGCGTTTTGATCGATGTTTCGATGGTGGGAAATTGTCTTTGTAGCCGAGAACTTCTCTGACGGCTTGTTGTACCATACGCTTCGGTGGTTGCTTTGTTGCTTCACAGATAGCGCACACGACGCCGGGATCGTCAAAGCGGGTTGTAACAGTTTTGATATCGTACGTACCTCTGATCATGTTTTCTTCCTATTTTCGTAAGAAAAATTCCTCGGTTAATCCAGAGAGATTTTTATAAACTCTGACATCAATTTTATCTCGAAATTTCTTCGCTATCTCTCGTACATATACCACACGACGTTTCGCGTAGGCTAACTGTGCTTCTTCAATTGAATCAAATGTTCCTATGTGGGTATTTTTACCGTACAGCGTAATTTGTGCTTCAAAAGTTTTTCCGGACCGTGTTGCACGAACACCCATTGGTAAATTTGTCGTTTTGACTCTAAACATTTGCATGTTTAGTAGTTTATTAAGTTCCGAGGGAACAAAACTACACAAGCCTTTACAATACTTCTTATTACCAATCGATATTAAATCTTTATCGAAATCAAAACCTGATTCGGAAAAATTCTCCATTTCGGAAACGTCTGAAGCAAAATTTTGAAATGAGTGCCATTGTTTCGCAATTTGACAGCCAGTATAAGACGTATTACTTCGTATATACTCGGGATCATAGGCTTTACGCAAAATGAAAGCCCACAACATATAAAGACGCTTATGCTTTACCTGCGAGAATTCGCCGCTACCAAAATAGCCTTTTCCATAATGTTGCACTCTTGAATACGGGTCAAACAAATGCTTTTTAACTAGGTTGCCCATAGTGCATGTTATGACTGTCTGTGTTTGTTTAAACTTTACAGTCACATTTGCATGTGAGACGTAGTTTATAATCTCTACGTCTCCATGATTCGTCGGATATACCTCTCCAGTTCTATCTAATGCTGGTCTACCCATTAGGTCTTTTTCCCTGCCATAAATTTTAAGTCATCGGTTTTGACAATCAGACGCAGACCACTTTTATGATCATTCCCAACAGGGAATTGGATTGCATCAGGATGCTCGGCACCACTCTTCACTTTGAAGCCATTGCCGATCCCGTTTGATAGTTGATGTGGATTATCAACCGTATAATCCGGAAAAGCAACTACAGATACTTTACCGTGTTTGGCTTTTAGATCGTTGTATCGTGTGCGATTGAGTGTTTTCTCCAACGCACGCTTTGCTGCTTCCAGACGTTCCGCTTTCTTCATGCGAATCACTCCGTGTTACCTTGTTACAGTATAACACGAAGCGAACCGCGTTGTAAAGAGGGTTTATTTCAAGGGGTTAGCGACGTCGAGTCCCCATCACACCGACACTTGACACCGCTCCGCGCCCACCACCAGAACCTCTGGACGCAACGACCCCAAAGTTCGCAACCGTGGTAACTCCACCACCTGCGGAGAGCACGCTCATTGCCCCTACAGCCGGTCCACGATCAACAACGTTGTTGGTAAAGTTCAAGCATTCTTCGAGAACGTCTTCGCTTTGCAAAGCGCAATGAGCAACCACGCACGCACGCAGAATATCATCCGTTGTGTCGTCTTCACCCTTTGTAATCGCATTGCCTGTGTTTTGCACTGTGAGCATCTGGAAAGCAAGATGTGCAACAGGATGCTTTGCAAAGCAATCCGGATAGTTCTCCAGTGACATGTTAACGACTTCTTCAAACGGCATATCCAACTTTGGATGCGTTATCATTTCATCGTAGAGGCATTGCTTGTAGTCATCGAAGTCTTTGAGTGTGAGCTTGATTTCAAATGTTTCGAGACCAAGAGCAGCGTCAAGATCATCCATGATCTTCTTGTTTTGCCAGCGGTCCGAAGCAACCACAGCAACGTTGTATGCTTCGCACAGCGGCTTGATCACTTGGTTGTAAACTGCTGTAAACGAGATTGGGTAATCACTGCGTGGTATGATTTCAACAATCAGAGGAATCGAAACACCAACGAAAATGTCTTCCTCATCCTCATCATCAGGGTCTGGAACACTTGTTGGGTACGCAATTGCAATCGCAAAGCTGTTGTTATTCCAACCTGCGTCGATCCCCATCACACCACCGTACTCTTCTTTGAGCTTGCCGGTTGCCTTAAAGTCCGCTGCGGTGACAAGCTTGCGTGATTTGGTACGTGTACGACGCGTTTGCGTCGAAACAAGGTTCTTACCACCAGAGAAAGACGATTGCACAAGGTCTTCATCCCCGATCCACGGATTGGCGGCAAGCGGCGGATTACATGCAAAGTCGCGTTCGGATTCAACAGGACGCTTGCGGAATTCTTCATTGAGAACGGAGCGTGGTACAAGCGGATTGAAATTCCACGTTTCGTACTTGAAACTATACGTTTCAACCGAGCCCTGTGTTTCACGCAACAGCGTCATAATCGGATCGTTACGACCAGATGGTGACGAAATCAATGTCATAAGTGGTTTGGGGAGATTGAAGTAACCTTGACGCCGACGGTTCATATACGCGGCTTTGATCGTGGTGAGAGATCGGCTCAACGCAGTATAGACTTCGCGTCCGTTCATGCGTTCGTAATCACCACCACCCTTTGTTTTACCAGAGCGCATCCAGCCAAATTCGTCGATAGCCGCAGACCCGCGTGTACGACCACGCAGCGCACGCATCGACGGGGAGGCTGGAGAGGAAAACAGATTCTTATGCTTGTACGCAAGCATTGTTTCACTGTGTTTGTACAATTCTTCGCCGTAACGATTTCCAACGTCGTCAAGGAAACGGTGATAGTTACGGAACCACGTTGAACCGTTGATCAACGTGTCATACGGCATCCAGAAGTTTTCTTTCACCTGATTAAAGGTGGTGGCTGTGTATGTGAATGAAATAACAGTTGATGATTTGATGCCATACGTCGCTGGAATGTTCGGTGTTGTTAGCCACCGTTGTAGATTGTACGATTCAATCATCGTTGCTGAAATGGTTTTCGAACCACGCTGTCCAACGACGCCCACCATTTCGAAAGGGTCGAGCAGATCGTAGTCTTCAATCAACTCAATCTTGTTGCGTTTGCACTTCGGGCAAACACCATTCTCAAGGAAGTACACACGCTCACGAATGCGATCATGACGATGCTTAACCGGAACGTTTTCGAAGTAATCCTCATCGCTGCATCGCGGGCACCATTCCGCCATGTAGTGCGCCATAATCTGAATCTGTTTACCGAACGGTTGGTCTTCACCACCGATAAACCGCTCATCTGTGATCCACTCAACAACGTTTTTAGGACGCGGAATGTCTTGATCGTCAATGCGCAAGTCTGGCGGAACAGGTACACCTGAATTCAGAACCTTGTGAACGATATCAGAAAGCGACGTTGAGCCGTCGTCACCTTTCGTTCCTTCCCCCATTTCTGAGACTTGCAGTTGCGTATTATAATTTGGTGTGGACAGAATGAGCGAGTTCTTTGGCACTAAAAGCCCACTGTCAGTTTTGACGTGGGCTTGTATAGGTTCTTCCACTTCTTGCTCAAAGAGTTGTTTGAGGTTGAGATCAAACTCTGTGTTAAACTTTGAGCACGCATACATTGAGTCTTTTGCTGGATCACGACATGTCATCCAGCGTGTGCAAAGCAGGCAATTGCGGTCCAAACTAGACCGCACTGCACTTCCTAAAGGCTTCCTATTCATTTCTCCAACCTTATTTTTCAATGCTTATATGAGGTTGTTGGTCAAAGACGTGTGAAGGCTTGTAATCGAGTGGGAGATAAACAAGCATTGTTTTGGCAACCGGATCGAAAAACGCCTCAACATGCTTCTTGTCGTGTAATTCTGCTGGGAGAAATGTCAGAGCATCTGCTTTAATACGCGTGTATTCATTGTATCGTGTAATTTTCCCCTCTCCCACACCCTTCGCTCGACGAAGCGTCATACATGGCACACCATGACGAATAACACCTTGTACACGCACAAATGTGCGATGTTCAAATCCAAGGTGATCGATAACCGATTGTTCCGTGAGTGTGATGTACAAGCTTTTCTTGTTGTTCAACTGTGCGCACGAAATGTACACGGCAGTAGGTTCCAAGCGAGCGTTGGGGGCTGCAACAATTGCAGCAAAGGGAGAGAAGAAGTTCATACTGTTATGCTCATTGCTAGAAGATAATCTTCAGCAAGTTGGGAATCAAAACTTGCTGTTTAAATGTCTCGCGTGAAAAGTCCTCCGCAACAGGGAAACGAATATCAACGGATTTGAAAATCATCATATGCGTGCAAGGTTTAAATTCACCATTCACGGCAAACGCTGGTTTAAATCCTGTATCGACATGCACCAAATCAACAAAATCTGCTGATGACAACAGATAGTCATAATAGGCGTTGAGGCACTCCAACAGTGTTTCATGCCCAGTATCATTCACGTCATCTGGTGGAATCCGATACATATAGTTCGGACCCCACTCGCACATTACAACACGTCCGTTCACTTGAGGAACAGGCATCCGTCCATACACTTTTGCCATGTTATTTGGCCCTCGCGTCAACAAACGTTTCAAAGGTTGCCATCAATGCTTCTGGATCAATGCTTTCAACGTCTTCAATGCGTTCGATTTGAATGCGCACAAAGGGAATTAACAAAGTCTGCACCCATTCGGGCTTGTCGGGATTGATCGACATATCGCCGAGGCTATAAAAGTCATCATCCAAAGACTCCCAGAAGTCTTCCTGGTCAGCTTTGATTTCATCAAGTTCTTTGATCAGCTTTGCTTCATCGAAAACAAGCGAGTCTTCGAAGTTGAAACCGAGAGACTGGAAAGCCGCTTCATGTTCGATGTTAGTCGGGTCATCCGTTTGGTACGCAACAATCACCATCGCATATTCATCGAAGTCGGCATTCAAATCAACTTCAAGTTCTTCGGCAGCTTCCTTTTCATCAATTTCTTGTGCGGCTGCATAACTTTGCACTGCCGCTTCGTTGTCAGACAGAACAAGATCGAAATTCGGAATGACTGTGGTGAGCGACTCTTCCACATACGACAACGTAATATTCGGGTATGCTTTCTTGACGCTTTGGTAAATGCGTGACGTGCCGTTCTTGACACCATACAGCAATTGATCGCGAATCTGCAAGAAGCGATCATACTTGACGTTTTCTTCAGTATCAAGCTGTTGCATCACCAAATGATGCTGTTCGTCGGTTTCATCGAAGATGATCGAATCCATCACATCGCGCATGAAGCCTTGAAACAGTGTTGCAGCGATGAAGTTGGTTTTCATATCCGATGTTTCAAGACGATCCGTGATCACCAGCTTGCCATTCTCCATATGGAAAATAGCATCGCAAGTGAACGTGACGAAGTAGCACGTTGTATCGGTTTCATCGATATCATCTTCGTTGTATGTCGATACTTCGACGAAGAAAGAGCACGCGATTTGCTCTTGCGACGTACCATCCTTCATAATGGCCTTGTGCAGCGTGATAACCGCTTGATCTTGAACCACAACATCGTCAACATTGCGCGACCCTTCAATCTCTTCAACGAAGGACGAAACCAGATCGAAGATTGCCGTTTGATTCAACCACGAGAACAATGTGATGTCATCCGCAGCGACCGACGCAAGGTAATCATTGAAGGCCGAAACTGGATCAGCGTAAACAGTTTGCCGAATGTCCAGCGTTTCGATATCAGGATGCACATTTGGAAGCTGCATCTTCACAGACTTACCTTCATGCGTTTTCAACGCTTCCACAACAACATTAATGCTGTCGTCTTTGATATCGAAGTTGAAACCATGCATAAACGATTGCAGAGCCGAGTTCATAGATTGTATCCTCTCTTTTGTAAGGCTGCATGGTACCAATCAAAAGTAACGGGTTGTCTTTTGTATCGATACCACAAAGGTTTTTGTTCAACGCGCGTTATAATGCGGTCTACGCTTAGATCAATATCGCGTTGACGCGGTGTCCAGTCAATTTGCGTGACATAACCGAATGGTCCCCAGTTAACACGATGAAACGGATTGTTTGTGACAAACCCACGACGGGTTAGTTCGACCACCAACGATGCATAGCGATCCGCTAAGAAGTGTTGTTTGTTGTAGAAGAATGACACATGACCAGTGTTTAGCAGAAACTGCGTCGCAATCTTCGGCATCTTTTTCGCCGTCAAACTACGCTTGAGCGCTGCACACACCATCGGGAGTTCACGATATTCTGCTACCAAATGCTGGTCTAGCAAATGCTTGACAGAGATCAAATTGATGCGTGTCACGTAAAGCTCCCAATATACGAAAGGCGAGGGATATCCCTCGCCTTTCTTTTACTTCATGTGTTCGTCGAAATGCGACAACAATTGTTCTTCTTCGCTTTGGTGTCTTTTCAGATACAGTTGACTGCTGTTGAGAAACGAATTGATAAATACACTTTTCGTCTCTATGTCGTTCTTGATAGCGATCAATCCTGGTTGTTCCCAACTTGGCTTACCATACACCATACCGATTACAGCGTCAATCGTGTCACCACGTGCTGATACAACACCCATCGAAATGAAGTTCTTCAACAGATCGACGTTTTCTTTGCTCGATGTTGGACCACAAAACATGATCCAACCATCAAATCCGCTTTCATCCGCTTTCAACAAACTGTGCATCCACAGAAAGGAAAGCAATGTGCGTGCCTTCAAGATCGCAACCTTATCACCTGGATTTGATTGCGCTGTTTGCATGAGCATCTTTGCATTATTCCCAGATAGACCGGGAACCTTTTCAAGGAAGGCCACTTGCATGATGAGCCTCCGTTTAGTTGTCTTCGACAACAGACACGCGATTGACTTTGAGCGTGTGATTGCGGAAACGACGTGTTCCCATCAAACGATCTCGCCAATGATGCGCTTGTGTGCGACTCGGAAAAACAAGGGCTGTGTCGTAGTCGCCGCGCAAATCAAGATCACGCGTATGTCGAATGGGTTCTTCCGGGTTTACCTGTCGAAGAATACGACCTTCACTGTCTTTGATGATCCAGTATGCGCTGTTCGCAACATACTTCTCATACTGTTCTTCAACAAGCTTTTTGTAGGCTTGCGCGTCATCCAAATTCTTCGCAAGAAACTTCTCGCGGTTTTCGAGTGCGCGGATGCGATCTTCGCTGCGCATGTTTTGCGTACGCCCAGCATCAAGTAGCATATGAAACTTGTCCATGTATGCCATCAATGCGTTCAACACACACATTGCAATACGTGGATCGGCAGGCATGTTCTCAACAATCGGAATCGAATCTAAACGCTTGTTGAGTTCATTCACAGGGAGTTTAATCCCCAGCTGCTGCCCAATCATTGTCGTTTTATCATGGATCACCGAGATAAACGACACAGCGGATTTCAACATCAGATGATAGTCACTGGCTTTCACACCACCAATAACAAAGTCATTGCCAATAACAGAACGCAACTTCTGCATCATCGCAATGGTATCGACCGACTTTTGCTCGATCAACGTCATCCGCATTTTCAGTGTTTCAGACTTCAGCAAATTATCGTATTCGATTTCTGTCTGCTGAATCAGTTCTGCCATCTTGAGCGAACCGCCGTTGTTCTTTCGCAACAACCCAAGATGTTCTTCGAGCGTGATATCGTCCATCTGCGCAAAATTGCGCCCCATCGACGGCATGTCAAGAAGTTCATAAAACTCACGAACTTCTTTCAAGAGTTGTTCGCGGCGTTCTTCGCGTGTCGGCTCTACCAAATGCACAACGTCTTCAAACGTAACGTGCGGTTCTTCAACCGGATCATCAGCGTGAGCTATCGCATTGTTCAGCGCATCAATGCACGCGTTGAATTTCTGCAAGTCACCAACCTGACTGTATACGTAAGCTTTTTGCTGCCAGTATTCTGTCTCGTTCAATAATCCGTCGCCGTAGCGGGATTCAATGTCGGCAATCTTTTCATCCGCATTTGGCATTACAATACGCTCCGACGCAAGTTCGTCTTGCAGCATACCACCAACTTCCTCAATATCGTCTGTTTCATCGTCGGACGGCTCGAGTTCGTAGAGCGTACGATAAACAGCATTGTATTCCGGATCATCTTCGATTATTGGTAGCGCCGGAATATGTTTGTAGTCATCCGGCAAATCTTCGTCTGTATCGAGATCGAAAACCACGTCTGACATGATTTTTCCGACCACGGTTGTCCAACCGGTTCCGTCATCAACTATGTCAGTAATGACGTCTGGTTGTTCCACAGTATTCGATTCACTCCCCAACGATGCTCTCTCGTTTTGCATCATTCGCGTCCCTTTAGAAAATAGATGATAGACCATAGAAAATAGAGGCGTAGGGCTACGCAAGACCTAAGAGACCCTACACCTCTAGTATAACACAGCACCCTTCTTCATGCAAGAAGAATCTGCAAAAAGTGATATGGAACAAACGTTAGGTAGTTCCGTCAAAGTGGACATATTTTGATTCCGAAACCATTCCCAACTTGCGTGCGTAAACGTTCTTTCGCTGCTCCAATTCGGATGCCAAGAAGTTAATGCGATCTCGTGTTTCCTTAATCTTCCTGGTGATATCGACGTGATCATAATAGCAGCTTTTGGCCTCAAGTCGCTGTTTGAGCGACATACGATGTGCGCGGTAGAAGTCCAAACCTTCGTGCTGAAGCTGTTTCCGATACGACATGGAGTTGTCGTACAGATGCGACACTTGGTTTATATCAAGACCTTTCTCATGCCCATCAAGCATAGTGATATTGCTGAATTCAATTGCGATTTGTGATCGTTCGAAGATCATGTTTTCCAGAGAAATTTTCAGCGTTCGAATGTCATCGAAGATAGCGATGTTGTCTGTGTTAAACGCTTCACGTACATCGCGCAGGCGTTTTGTTTTGTATTGTTCAGCAACACGTTTCTCTTCGGATTGTCGCTTTAGATAACCTTCAAACGACAAGTCGTCTGTTTCTGGATTATCATGCACATCCATCTTGTCTGCAAAGGATGCAAACGTGATGTTTGTTCCGAAATCTTGAACAAGATACCAGTCAATGTTGTCGGACGGACGTGATAAAGCACTCGTATAGATCGTCTTCCCAGAACGCTTTGCGAGTCCTTCTGCGTAGTCTGCTGTGGTATACGATGCTTTTGTTTTGATGGCTTTGCGATTGATCCCAACAACAATCGCGTTTTCAATCAGATACAAGTTGCCTTCAAGGCGCGTCGTTTTGTATTTGTCACTTGGTTTGCTTTCACACATTGCAATAATGTGTGCTGATTTCTTCACAGCTTTCTTATCTGCGGGGAGCACAAGAGGAAGCGTGGACTCGTACTGTTTCTTGATCTTCGAAAAAAGTGTGAGACTGCGTTTGTCGAGATCCAAACGAATGGATTCAACTGTTTCTGCCACCTTCTCATAGAAGGTATCAATGTTGCGTCGTACTGTTGAGGCGTCAACGTGTCGTTTTCGACGACGGCTTTTCGCCCATTTGTCCGCTTTTATAGCCGCTTTGAGGGATCGCTGTGCATCAACGATGTGCTTTCGATTATACATCGACGGGCATTTGTGGAATGCTTTCGCGACAATCTTTGTCGCGGTTTCCAGTGAATCGTATTGCCGTACATGCACGATTGCTTTTTCAAGCAACTCGATGGTGATCTTGTTCTGTTGATTGTGTAGGTCCGATTGCTCTCTATAATTCACCTCCTCCACGACCGCTTCGGGTATAACGAAGTTCGTGCTAAGAGGATTGTTTAAAACAGATGTTTCGATTTTATTCCCAGTTATATTCCGATTATGCATCATGTCCTTACCACCCAGTTTAAGGAAGTTCATACTGCCCCTTAAAGTAGGGGCAGCGTACACCATGCGATATATCCACGACATAACTTAAATACACATTACATCGCTATCACGGTAAATATAACCGATTAGGTCATCAAAAACAACTTGAAAAATCACTCTAACATAAGTGAAATTAATCGCTTTGTGACCTTATTTTTAGGGTTGACACCAGAAGTTCCGGTCTGCCCGGAACGAATCAGTTTCCCACGTGTGTCGTCGTGCCTTCGGAAATCATATCGCCGATCTTGAGATAGAACTGGCTCGATGTATTAGCAATCTCGCCACCAACCACTTTGAGTGCGTCAAGGCTCGGACGCAGCGTAAACAACGCCTGTACTGCAAGTTCATCTGAAATCGCATTGGCATTGAAATTGGCAACAAGACGATGCAATTCATTGTCATCATGGTTGATTGCTGCCGACTTTTCAGTCGTTACCGTTTCCGACAGGCCGTTGTTGTTGGTATTGATGTTGATCTTCTTCTCCGGACCAGCCGAAATCGTCGTGCTTGCCGTCAAGTTGGCAGCGTATGCACGACGAGCTTCATCCTTTTCGTGAACAGCTTGGATAGCCTGAGGTGTTGTCAGAATGTCGGTGGCATTCTTGGTATCAAGAACCACCAGAATTTCCTTGGCAACAAGTTCACGGAACGTGTTCGACTTCAAATACAACAGTGGTTCACAGAAGTTTGCAAGGTTTTGCGGAACCCAGGTGTCAAGTACGGTCACACCAAAGCTGGCACCATTCTCACCCACAATGTCCATCACAACATTGCCACGGCTTTGCTTGTTGCCCAAGTCAGAATTGTTGATGACATAAAGATCACCCGACGTTGCAAGTTCTGTGATCTTGGCAAAAGACTTAATCGGCGTTACTTGAATACCCATGTTAAAACCTCGTTTGTTTAGGGAATCTGTACACGTATTCTTTACGGTGAGCCAAAACGCAAAAAGGCGGAGAGAGGAATTAACCCCGCTCCGCCTTTTATTTACGTTCCTGTCAGCCATTGCTGTGGGATATTTTGATTTTTAACAACGTCTTTACTCTGACACAAAGATAATCCCATTTTCAAGGATGTTTCATTGGCCGATATTTCGTTCTTCAACAGCAACTCCCAAATGATTTGAAACTTGGTAATTGAGCATTCAATTTGATACAGTGAGCAAATGAACTTAACCCATTCACGTCGGGCTTTGCAAACATCTGTTGATACACATCGAATTGCACGCCCAGGATAGCCACAATTTTTGCAGTGATGCTGGGCCGCAGTAACCGTGTGTGTTAAAGAATATAGTGTTTTTGCTTGCTCGATGGATGTTTCGTATGAATCACGCATGAGTTTTGGAGATAAACGGCGACGTGGGTCACGACTCAACGCGGATATTTGTGTTCGATTCACAGACACGTTTTGCATCAAGTCTGTGTCGTAAAACGAGCATCCTGTTTCTTTTTCTGGAATATCAAACAAGTCTTTCACACGTTGCATGTGGTATGGGCATTCTGTGATTGCGCAACGCCCTGTAATGTGGACATGCTCGTTGTGAGGGCAGACATGACTTGCTGACATTGTGCTTTCCTATTTATCAAAATCTTTGAGTTCTGCAACCACATGCGTGAAGTCTATGTCACCCCACTCCAGATCGAAGTACCGCAATGCACTATGCACGGCGATAAAGAAGGAATCCACGCTGTGATTGGGGATATCAACTTCTTTGTACAAACCTTCAAGATCAATAAATCGATTGACTTGATTTTTCCAACCCGCAGCTGTGATCAATTCGTACACACGATCTTGTCGATCTGCCAACATGCAAACAATCGCGTTCATCATGTTCACAGACTCTGTTGCGAGACCCATCAGTCCGCCGCCACCACGGGGTTGAAACCGCTCCATGGTGACACGACGAATGTTGTAATCTTCGAGCAACGAATTCCACTCTCGCTTGAAACGACGCAATTGAAAAGGAAACGGCGGAAGATTCGGTACTACAATTGTTTTACGACGCTTGGACTTCGGCGGCTTTGCTTCCTTCGCCGTCAGGTTGTTGATTTGGCATGTCAACATGCCAATTTCCAGAATTGTGATTTTAAAACCTGAAAAAGGATCTACGTTGATTGCGGTGTAACCGTAATTCGTAGACCCTGGATCTGCACCAGCGAAATTGTATGACATGTCAACCTATTTCAATAGAGATTGTGAATATTTCACATTGGCCAAAACAGACTGCCGTTGTGCGATCATCTGCAACGCAAACCGATGATGACCTTCTATTATCCAGTAAAAACCGGATTTGAGGGCAAGCACTTCTGGAAGTGGTGTCTTCTCCCAGTTATAATACACGTCTTTTAGATTTTGATGTCCAACAGAACCTTGATCTTGCGCAATCAATTTGCGCAATCCCACCATTGTATTCACAGTTTTGTCTGTTTGAGCTTTATAAATCTTTGCAAGATCGTCTTTGGGAAGTTCTACTTCATTGTGAAGAAAACCAACAACATGCAACGGAATACGAGGAAGCGTTTTCGTTGCTTCAAAATACAACTCTATCGCTTCTTTTTCTTTGGGTGAAAACGGCTTGTTAACGCGCATTGCGTCGTGTCCTTCGAACACGTTCTGGCGTTACATCGGGTTCTTTCAGGCCATTTTTGGTCGTGTTTTTAATGAGGTACTGAAGGCACCTATAAGAATGGTGATCGAAGCCAGGTATAAGCCTAGGATTTGTTTGAACCGGAGGATCGCCATTGGACCTGTATATAAAAGCATTCCCTCTTTTTGCTAGGGCATGTTCGTACTTAAATACGAAGGCTGGTACTGGCGAATCTATAATAACTTTTGTGTCCAAAGTAATTTTTGGTGTTGGGGAGTAAATACTTATACGGTATTGGTGAGAATTCTCGATGTTACGTGTCTGCAAACGATAGCACGTATATCCTTCCAAAGCCGCAGGAACACGCCCTTTTTTAACGTCCTCGACACCAACAATGCGAGACTTCAAGCGCGTTTCATTGGGTATTTTATTGGCCATCTGACGAATTGTCAGACGCGGTGCTTTCACCAGCATTTTGGGTGTTTTCTGATACGGCTTGATTGATGTTTTGTATGACATAGGTGTGTCCTCTGGTTTATCAAAGAGGAATTAGCAACGTGGTCGTCCCGCTTGCTCGTATTCCTCGTCGGTCATTCCCATAAAATTTTTCTTCTTACTTTGATTTGGTGGGATCGGACCATGGTGCAACTTATTCAGTTTGTCTTGCTGTTCCGCAGGATATGATTGATCGATTTCATGTGCAAACACCATGTTCAGATGACGCTTGATCAAATCTGTTTGCTTTGCATTAAGTTCGGTCGGTTCACCGACTTCAAACAGTCCTTGTAGCCAGTAGCAGAATTCAACAGCTTTCATTTGCTTTCTCCTGAAAGGTTATCATATTCATTCATGTAGTCAATCACAGCGTCCGCCTTTTTCAGATAAAAGGCCAGCACGCCTTGCCAGCGTGTATCACCCGGCGGTGGGGTTACGATGTTTTTCCAGAATTCCGGATCGTTGTTCGGTTGTACGTTTGATGACCACAAAGCGTAGGCCAATTTCTGACGATCAATCATAGCTTAACAATGCCTTCGCATGTCCGTGTTAAATACAGTGCGCCTTGCACTTTGGGATGCAGATAGAAAATGAAACCGCATTTGCACAGTGCATCACCACCAGCACGTGGAACACCCTGCTTGCCATACTTTCCGTTGATTGCTTCGCCGTCAATGATCGCTTTGTCAGTGGGATGAAGCAGCGCTTCGTTGTTACCGAAATCATCGTAACCAAGACTGTACAAAGTTGCAGTTGGTATCATGGTGCTCAATCTCTTTCGTTTTCGGTGTAACATCTTTGAGTTTGAATTCACGATTACCACGCTGTGAAACGAGTAGCACTGACTTCCCTTCAATCACAAGATTTTTGATGTGCTCTGCAAGAATACGTGTTTTGCCATATCGATTCATTGCACAGCCTTTCAATCACTGCATGTGGAAGACGGATCGTTGCGCTCGCGCCAGCCTGTTTCGTTGTCACCCAGACGTTTGTCGAGTTGTTCTTCTGTTTCCGGCCATATATGCAAGCAATGCACCATGCGCACGTAAGCTGTGTTCCAGAATGTTCGAATTCCACTGTCAGGATGCTTGTAACCAAGAATTTCGAATGCGTGCATCGCATGAGCGAAGTAGTGCAAGCTCATTTCATCGCGACTGTCAATGAAATCATCGAGCGCTTGTGCTACGTCATCCACGGGGCCAGTGAAAGAACCACCGCCAGGTTGCTGTGGGTTACGCAGTTCGGCCCCTTCAAAAGCAGATTTGAGAATGCACCGACGATACCAGCGAATGAGCGCCTTTTGCTTGTGAAACTTCGGGATACCATCAGCATTGCGCACAAGCGAAAGCAACACGCTTTGCTGCATCAGTGTCAGATCAACAACCCAGTCATTCAAGACTGATTTGTTTTCGCCGCTAATGTACTTATCTTTGAAAGATCCATCAACAAGAGATCGCGCAACGGCATATGGAATACCATACTTCTTTTCCAATGCGCACGTTTCAGCGTAGGCGTTTCGCAGTTCGTCTTCCATGCTACTCTCCTATATTTTGACGGCCAGACCATTCTTTGCCGCTTGCTTCTTTGCAAAATCCTTGTTCACACGTTCGGGTACTTTCCCAGAGCGGTGAAACTCGTAATAACCCTTCAGTACCTTGATCAAGTGCTTCTTCTTCACACCATATTCAGCTTCTTGTTCAAGTTCAGATGCCGTCTGAATCATCGACGGATATGTTACCATTCCGCGCTCACCACTGAAACTTGGCATGTAATATTTGAATTTCTCGTACGCTGCTTTTAGTCCGTGCTCATGATACACATTGAGGTAATCAAGCGTGACTTGCAACAGGTGGCGATGTACAGACTTTGCGTACTGCTCTTTCACTAGGGCTTTGTACTCTTTGTGATCAAGATCGTTGGCATGCAAACACATCTGATTACAATAGCGCACAAGCTCCATCTGATTCATGTACATCAAATAGGATTGTGTGGTTGCCACGTTGTACGTTGAAATCACATCCTGATACCCACCAATCACTTGTGTGAAAGGATCAGTTGCCGCAAACCGTCGGTGCGGATTTGGGAAGGTTGCAGCCGGTGTTTCCGCTGACGCACTTGCTTTTTGCCCAAATCGTGTCGGATTCAAACCATCATAGAACGCACCTTGATTGTAGTATGTGTGTTTAAGAGAGAACGCAATTGGGGATGATGAGTCTGCTGTGAGTAGAACATGTATCCCCTTCTTCTTCAACACATAAGCGGCGCGAATGAGTGCCGCGTAGAAAGGTGGATTGCTTACTCCAAGAACGTGATATTGTTCGTAGCGCTGACCAGTTTCGATGATGTGTAGAATGCGATGTAAGCCTTCCAACAGATTGAATCGCAACGTACCTGATATACAAATGATCGGGAAGTCTGCGTCCACGCTTTCAATGTCGTTGCGAAATTGATCAACCTTTTGCAACGACAAACCGTGTGCAACGGTTGACAGGCGGAAGTCCTTTGGAAGAATCTTCTTCATGTACTTGGTATTCAAATTCTGAATACGTGCTGTATGCTTTAGAATATCACCATCACCAAGCTGACGCGCCGGTACGTCGAGAACGACGCCTTCATCCACATTGCGCATGTAGAAACCGCACAGTTCTTCAGGATGAATGAAGTTGATTGATCCATGACCCAGCTGGAAGCCGCCAGAATCCGAAATCACAACCTTGTCGCTGTCGGCAATTGTTTCTTCCATACGCAAGCGTGGTTCAGTTGACGGTGAGTATGCGTGCGGATTGATCATGAAACGATCACACGGAAGATCGTCGCCGACACTGCTGGCCAAACTCAACGCAACTGCGGAGTGCCACTTATCACCGTGTTTGGGTTTGTTAAACGGTCGATCTCCACCGGGTGCGTATGCGTTATCTGTAAACAGCAATTCGCGATCCGGGAAATCGAAATGCACATAAGCGTGATCGAGAGCAACAATGGAGTTACTTTGATCGAAATGCGCGTTCTTCGCGGTCTTGTAGCGAACATACACCATCGAATTGTAATCAATGGGTTTCAAGCCGCACGGATAGAAACGAAACCGGATATCTCCATACGCTTTCGTCATGTTATGACCAGGTAGAACAAATGATTTGTTTTTATGAGACATGACGAAACAGGTATCCTTTGGATCGTTTTCTGGAGAAAAAAGGGACGGAGATATCTCCGTCCCCTAAGTATATTTTACGGTGAAAAGGATCAAAGCTTTACGGAAATGAAAAGCTCTTCCTGCATCGCAGAGATAACTTCTTCGAGTGTCACAGTCGTGTCACCAAGAGAGAAGGACCCAGCGAAAGGAACGATGGAAACCTTGTTGTTCTTTTCTGCGTACTTTTCAATTACAACCTGATTGAACCAGGTGTAATGATTGCGCAACTTGGTTTCATCGTCTTCGATCCGATGACGAAGATTGCTTTCAAAGTTTTCCAAGCCCTGACGATCAATGTCGAGCGTATCATTGTCCAGATGAGGAACCAACGATCCCAGCGAATCATTAATCGATTCACGCGACGGCGTTACCAGCTTAGCCCGCATCTGCGAAATGCGATTCATCAAAGCGCTCATTTGCGCTACACGCTGATGCATTGCCGCTTCGTTGTTCTCGCTCTTTTCAGCGAAATACGTGAACGGCTTGGAATCAATCAGTGTCGTTTGCTTTTCGTCGTACGTGACTTCCAAGAATGCAAACGACTTTGCGACGTAACCAATCATCGATGCATAATCGATTACAGGGGCTTCAACCGGTTCCGTTGCTTCTGCCTTTGAACGACGACCGCGACCACGACGCGTGGGTTCTTCTTCCTGTTCATCTGCGATTACCATTTCCGTTTGACGCTTGATCGTGTCAAGAACAAACGTATTGTACGCTTCGGCACCCTTCGACAGAGCCAGAACGTCCTTTTCCATAACCACGGTTGCAGTGAACCGTGCAACAACCTTTGCAGCAACAAACAGTTCACTGGTAAGCGACGTGGGTTCAACGAGCGAATAGACGCGTTGCAATTCGACATTGAGGGAGAGTTTGTTTTCAAACGCACCTGCCGGAACAATAACTCCAAGCGGCTTCACCAGAACCGGCGACTTAAACAGATTTTCCATGCCTTCTTTCCTTTTCTCCAAAGTAGGGTACTCGGTATCTAACCCTATGTCTTTATTTTACGATGAAACGATTCCCGTGTAAAGGGGAGACTTCTGTGGTAAAACCCGGCTAAGCGCCGAGTTCTTTCGCGAGTCGGACGATTTGCTTCGCAATAAAGGACTTCGGTCGAGCAATCCGATCCCGATACTCTGCTATTTCGAGCTTGAGATCGGTAATCTTTGCGCGAAGCTTGTCATCTTCAAGAGCTTTTAATTGGCGAACTTTAAGATCGAGAATGATCTTGGCTTGTTCAACCGTAATTTTCAGACCTTTTGCAAGGTACGCTTCCAATTGTTCGTCATCAATTTTCTTATCAAGTGCTTTGATGATAAACGAACGATTCTTCACAGCGAGACGCATCAAATTGAGATAGTCTATTTCCTTTTGACGTTTCTCAATCCAGAACTTGCACGCTACTTTTTCAAGACTGATACGATACTTAATCCAATAATTGATCATGTCCGGAATTGTGGACATCTGCAATTCTTTGAACCCGTACGCGTTGTCTGGATCCGGACGGCGTTCAACCACCTGCACGCTGAACGAAATCGCACCAGAGAACATACCAAGCACTTTGTTGATCACCGCTTGTCGTGCAGCCGTCGTAAGTCCACGCTTGAAATCAACAACATAAGCATTGTACTTGTCATCGGTTGTGGTGTCATCATAGATACGATCAACACCATTCAACGCAGCGATTTTGTCGAGCAAACCGGGCTTGTAACCCTTCTTCGTTTGCACACCATCAAGCTTCCCGTGCGGAGCGAAACGCGTCAAACGGATTGATTTACCATCATCGTCAAACGAGCTTTCGAAGACGAAACGGCCTTGTCCCGTTTGATAGAAGTTCAGCAAATCCTTCTTGAGCGTTGGTGTTTTCTTGAGAACACCCCCATACTCTGTGATCATATCAAGGTTGAGGCAGATTTTTGCGTCTGCCTTACCACCGTTCTTGAAGGCTTCAACAAGCGTTTTCGCAACCGACTTCAGGGTGAAGTTTGGTGTGCTTGTGCGTACACCTGGTGCAATCCCAAAGTTACCGTTGATCAACGCATTCGGCAGCAAGGTTGGGAGCGTGAGCGGCTCTTGCAGCGAATCATCGTAGTTCGGAACATAATGGACAGCGTTGAGGTAGAACTTATCGAAGAACACACGATCTGCATATTGCGACAAACGGCACTCAACATAACGCGGGGCAGCGGGGTCATCTGTCATTGATCCCCAGTTACCAGATCCTTCGAACAGCGGAACCGGCGTGTTGACTGCCGTTACCAATGCACCAAAGATTGCTGCGTCACCGTGCGGATGATAGTTACCCATCGTGTCACCGGTGACTTTTGCAGCCTTTACAAAGCGCGCAGTGCTTGACAGTCCCATCTTGTGCGCGGCCCACAGCAAACGACGTGCAACGGGCTTGAGCCCGTCATCCTTTGCATAGATGGCACGATCTTCGATGACATGCACAGCGTAATCGTAGTAATCCGCTTTTGCTTTGACGTCGATGCTGATTTCTTCAATCACTTCGGTCATTCTGATACTCCCAGCATCTTTTGTCGATAGCTACTGTCACGCCCCATGAGCGCTTCGAAATGTTTCACGCCATCCTTGTCTTTTGGCGGTGTCAAACGAATGAGTTTGCGTGTCTTTTTATCAAAGACCATGGGAACCATCTTGTAAGCATCTAGCTCGCCCCAACCCTTGATGTGTCGTACGTCGGCTTTGGTGCTTCCAGACAGCTTGTACACTTCTTCCGGAGAGTCACCAAAGTGTATCTTCTTTCCGACTTCCGCGTAGTATTCCGGCGCGCGCAACATGTACACACGACCTTCCTTGAACAAATGCGGCATGTACTTCCAAAACAGCGCCATTAGCAAGCAATTGATATGCTTTCCGTCGATATCTGGATCGGCGAGGAAAATGATCTTGCCGTAACGCACGGCTTCATTTGCTTTACCAGTCCCCAGACCGATTGCTGCGAGAATGCCTGTTACTTCTTCATTTGCGTTCACCTTTTCTTTTGCAGCGTCCATCACGTTGAGTGGTTTCCCGCGCAGCTTGAAGGTTGCTTGGAAATCGTTGAAGCGTGCTTGCTTTGCTGTACCACCCGCAGAGTCCCCTTCAACAAGGAACAATTCACGATCTTCGACGGGTGTCTTCTTGTTGCCGATATCGGCAAGCTTCGTTGACATTTTACGACCGGCATTCGCGACGTTCTTGATCAACTTTTTGTCTTTCAAGAAATCTGCGGTCTTCTTGCGCAACTCCGCTGCACGTTTGCTGATTTCCGCTGCGAGTGTTTTGTTCTTCTTCCAGAACTCAACGAACGCGTCAAGCGTTGATTGATGGCAGGCACCATACGCACGGTCATCATCGAGTCGATCTTTACGTTGGTTGCTGAACTTTGGTGCTGCGATTTTCGCATTTACAAGACCAACGATACCATCGCGCAGGTCCGTGGGTGTGTATTCGAGCTTACCCTTGTACGGCTTCAAACTCTTTACTAGTGCGTCAAGCACAGCCTTCACATGTTCACCACCATCGACGTTGCGCAAACCGTTGGTATACGCAGCAATTGCATCCCCTTCGGCATTTGCAAATGCAAGTGCGACGTCAATTGTCGGGGTTTGATGCACAAACGTCTTCCCGGACTGTTTCGCTCCCAGCTTTTCAAGCTGATTGACGATGTAGTCGGAAATCCCTTTGGTTTTGTAGGTTTTCGTTTTGCCCGTTTTCGTTGTGATCGCGATTTGTAGATTCGGCACCAGATATGATGTAAGTGTTGCCCACTCGTCTGCATCCTTGAGCGGCATCTTCGCATCTTTGGTAAAGAGCGTCAAATCAGGTTCAAAGTAGATCACCGATCCGCGTGTTGCTTTGATACCATGCGGCAGCTTCGGAGCTTTGCACTTCTTGACGTCTTGGTACAGCTTCGCATCGCGATATTCAATTGTGTACCATTGACCTTCTTTCGGTTTGAAGGTGTAATACGTTGCAACCTTCGACATTGCGCTCGTGGTCTTGATACCGATACCGTGCGTACCACGCGATGCTTGATCGCTGTCAAAGTTTGAGCCAGCGTGCGTCAGGCCCGTTGCTGCATAGAATTGTGATAGAACTTCTGGCCTACCACGTTCGTCCTCGAAGCGAGCTTTCGCAACCGGAAAGCCTTCATCGTCTCGGTCGAGAACCCAATAACCCTTACCATTCGGGTCAATGATCAAATGTCCGTACTTGTTCTTACCTTTCAGTGCGCGGTCAACGAAGTTGTCCGCTGGTTCACGAAAGATCGTCCACAAGCCGTCAGAGTTATTTGGGCCGATGTAAACGGTACTCTTTTTACGAATGCCCGCAAGACCCGCAAAGCGTTGTATCTGTGCTTCTTTTGCCATGTTTCACCTTAGTGCGCTTCGAGCAACTTTGCGACTGTGAGCAAATCGTCTCGAACGTCGTCAAAAATCAATTCTTTCCGATGCAATTTCATTGCAATATCAGCCGATGCCATCCGCAACGCGATTGAGAAAACCTTCATAACTTCTTGATCACCGCGTTCTTCAATTCCTTGAATACCGCTCTCACTATACCCAAGGTACGCACCAAATTCTTTCCGTGTAAGATCACACAGCTTGCGATACTCTTTGACTTGAGTTCCTGTGAGAATTGTATCTTTGGGGAGTTGTGTAACAAGCATGGTCTACTGCCCTTTATACTTTAGTATAACACAGATCGCGACGAAAGTAAAGTCGACTCAAAACGTGTGAATACTTGTCGTTGCGCGTGTCGCGGCGACATAGAGGCAGCGCCAAGCCTCTTTCTTGTTCTGGTTCAGCAAAATATCGCGCCGATCCAAAAACACTTCGGAGTACGTACTACCTTGTGCGCGATGCGCTGTAAGCGCATACCCATAACGGACTTTGTGAAAGAGTGACTTCGTCTCCCAGAAATCACGCCACGCAGCACGCTTCGCAGACGGTTGCGCCGAACGTGCATCACCTGCCTTCTCTGATAGGATTTTATCAACATTGGAATCGTTGATCGCAATGTACAAGATCTGGTCGACGTCACCTTTTGCTTCAAGACGCCATACTGGAACGCTGTATGTGTTCCCTCTATGCTCAACAGTGCGCGCATCCTTATGGACGTCAACAACACTGAATTCTTCATCGATGCTTGCAACAATGTTGCCATCTTCCTCAATCGGTTCTGCTAGAAGCAGAATGTCTCCAACATTGAAGCGCTCGTTGAAACCGAAGTTTTCACGCAGCATTTCATTGTAGTTGTTCACAGTCTTGTTGCGCCATGCAATGATCTTACGCGACTGCCAATCTGCGGGGTTCTTGAACTTTAGGATCGGTGTGGTGATGTTTTTATGTACAAACACACCTTCTTCACCGTTATTGTTGTTTTTAATCTGCACATGGAAGTCTTGATCTTCAATGCATGTGCGGATATCCGTTGCAAGCTTGAGCAACTCGTTATCATAACGCATGATTTGTTTCAAGAACGCACGACATGATAGGTCTTTTGTTGCTTGCCACGTTTTGCTACGCAGTTCACCAACCGGCGGTAGCTGCGCAGGATCTCCAACGAAGAGAACCTTACAATCGGTGCGATCTTGTGTTTCAACAATGAAATCGTAGAGAATTTCACCAACCATACTTGATTCATCGATAACCAACACAGTTCCTTTCGGAATGTGCGGTGGAGTATCACTAAATTTGAGCTCCAAACCGTCTTCATTCTGTGCCATCTTGATACCGAGCGCACTAAATGTGGTACTTGCTTTTGCTGTGACAGCATTCCCAAGCACTTTGGTCGCTTTGTTTGTAGGAGCCGTGAACATCAACTCAATGTCAAGGTCTTTCATCAGTTGCAGCAGAAAAGTATTATGCGTTACTATGAAATGATCCGTAAGATACAAATGGTCTTTTGCCGCAACTGTAATGCACTGTTGCTCAGTTTCTCCCATGTACTCTATTTTAGTGATAGCTCTCTTGGGTTTATTAAACCGCGATTTATGCACCATGTACCGTTTCACTTTACGTGGTAAAGTGAACGGATTAAAAAGCATCGATATATTCACAGAGTATTCATCATGCTTTTTGGACGACGGGTCTAGCATTGCTAAGCCGCCAAGCGATTGCACCAGCCTACGAATGCCCTTCATAAGTCGTGTGGAGTATGTAGAATAACGACCACCACCATTTTGAGAGGCTGACCCATCAGTATCCAATAGACCTGCCAACAGCGCTTTCCTGTCTTCAATTGATGACAACAAGTAAGTTTTGGGAATAAATTTATTTCTCGATGACATACCCCACAAACCAAGCTCTTTCAGAGCAATTTTCATACGATTTCTATACTCATTGTCTCTAATGTTGTATTCAAAACAATTTTCAGAGGTCAATCGACGAGTATAAGTGAATTCTGGTTCAAGAGTCTTAACTTTTTTCATAACGAACGTGTCATACGCGGCACACGAAATTCGTGGAACTGCGTTGTCGCCCATCAAACATCCGTTACCGAGTAAAACTCCTAAAACATAGGGATGTATTGGAAGTTTTTTCTTTTCATATGCAACAGGTTCGCACAATGGTACGCTAAATTTGTAACCAGCGCTATTGCTTAAACCAGAATCAATAAGTTGCTGAGTGGTTAGAATTCTGTTTTTACCCTTTTTATCAAAAACATTCCAAAGGTGATCTATACTACAATAGGTCGAAACTCTGTCACGGAATGTAATTTTATAAAAAGGCTTCCTACCTTGGGGATACACAGCCGTTACTTTAGTAAGTTTTCCGTTTTTGCCGTATATCTCGTCACCAATCTTCAAATTTCCAAAGGTTTTTACGCCAGCCGGTGTTTGCACTTTTGTCCAAAGTGGTTGCTCTTTACCAGCCCCAGCGTATCCGCGCAACACGAAGTAAGGTTTGTCATTGATTGCCCACGTTTGCAACTTTGTCCAAGCAGACTTTTGATCGTCGCTTAGTTCAAATGTGCGTGGATCTTTTACCGGTTTTGCTTTTGTTAACTTGTGGTACGATTCAGCATACAATTGAACGCGTGCCCAGTTCAAACCATCACCGGGAACACCCAATGTATCAAGATGCTGCGTAATATTGTCATAGGCTAAATCTTTGAGAAAATCAGTCAAAGTCTAACTCCCGATAGACCAAAAATGATCCCTGGAAACAGTTAAAGGGCCAAGTTTCCTCGGCCCTCAAACAGTAACAACGATGTGCTTAACGGCGCTTCTTCTTAGCCGCGTCCTTTGCAGACGGCTTTTCAGCCTTTTCCGACTTGGACGACTTCGAGGAAGACGAGGCAGAAGCCTTCGCAGCAGCGCGACGATCCGCCTTGGAAGATTTCTTCACTTCTTCGACCGGGCGGCGAGCGCCACGAACCTTGACGCGACCAGCGCGTTCGGCGGCGCGTGCTTCCTTCGAATCCGCTTCGACTTCCTTCACGTCGAAGGTAACACCCGGAAGCTGGTTCAACTGAACGTTGCCACCGTCCGTCTTGATGAAACGAACACCGTCCTTGATAACCTGCTCACCAACGATCTTGGTGATCGGTGTGTTCAGCATTGCGATGACGTAGCCAGCTTCACCAGCGAGAGCAGCGACGATTTCGTTCGGCAGGAACGACTTGGTCGTCTTCTTGACCTGACCGGGTTCAGCGTACGTGATCGAAACGCTGCCATCCTTCGACTTCGTGACAGCACCAACGAGGCGCGTCGGAATTGCGCTTGCAGCCAGAACCGATACAACTACATTCGACATCTTAATCTCCAAAGATTTGTTGTGGGTTGTTTGAAAGAACCGTTTCCTTCGTAGATACAATTAGCAAATCATAACTTCGAAATCAACTGATTCTTGGAAAAACATGCATATTCCGCGATGATACAAGAAAGGCCGGGAAATCCCGGCCTTTCAAGGTGCTAGATGCTATTAGCGGCGACCGCGACGAGTCGTCTTCTTTGCCGGGGCTTTCTTTGCAGGAGCCTTTTTAGCCGGAGCCTTCTTTGCAGGGGCTTTACCGCGACCACGGCCACGACGTGCAGGCTTTTCGTCCTCTTCGTCTTCATCCTCGTCTTCGTCGTCCTCGTCATCTTCGAGGTCGTCGTCATCGTCGCCGTCCAGGTCATCTTCATCATCCAGATCGTCGTCAAGGTCATCATCGTCGTCCAGGTCGTCTTCATCTTCGTCCTTGGACTTCTTGGAAGACTTCTTGGCGCCGCGCTTCGACTTCGGTGCATCATCCAGATCGTCATCGAGATCATCGTCAAGATCGTCTTCATCGTCGGCAGCCGAATCGGCGTCGGCGTCAGCGAGCTTGGTAACGAGCGGAAGCAGCGCACCTGCAATTTCGTCATCGAGTTCGTCGATAGCGGCCTTGAGATCGTTCTTGGCGTTAGACTTGCGTGCCATTCTGTATTTCTCCAATTGAGGTTGTTAGCTAACTTTAGGTTTTAACCGGAAGGTCATTTCCTACACAGGTTCTTTACGGTTGCAACCTATCTCTAGGCTAGACGATTCGGATCGGCCTGTCTAGCCCCTGAAAAAGCCCGGTTTATAAGGCTTTTCGATCCGATAGCGCTTTCGACGCTATCAAATGCTTTCATAATCTTCGTCTGGTGCATCCTCCATCTCATCCGCTTCTGTCTTGGCAGAATCCTTGACGTTGGAGTATACCTCATCTTCGAAGTTCTTCATTTGTGCGAAAAGAGCGATACGAAGACCGGGCTTGAAGTCTGCTCCCAATTCCGATAGCGCTTCGCGCAACAAACGTTCGTTGTTAGTGTATTCAGCGATGATAAGCTTTTTGAATACTGGGAATTTGAATCCCTTGAGTGCATTTAGCTTTGCTGCACGCTTCTTACCAACACCAGGCTTCAAACGAAACTTGAATGTAGACTGTCCGTCTTTTCCAAGCTGTCCTGTATTGCGCAAATGCACCCAAACGTCAAACACTGGATCAATACCGCGAGGATTTCCGTGTGCGTCACTGACCCAAACTCGATACGGTGCCTTTAGTCCCGGTTTACCAAATTTGTTCTTGGTATTTTTCGCTTCTTTATATGCATAACGATCTGTCCCTTTTGCTTCGACAGATTCTTCTATGCCAAATTTAGAATTATCTTTATCCCAGGTAAACGGCCCCCATTTTGCACCGTTTGACGGAGAACGGCTAAAGGTACGACTACGTTCATCACTGTAGAACTTGAGTGCGTTACCACCCTTTTCATACAATTGATCTTCTGGCGAACCATAAACAGCGCGTACATGTGAACCTAGCTGATTGGTTCCATACATAATGATCTTTTTATCAAACAGATCGACTTTAACACGTTTCAAATGCTCAGAGAAGGCACTTGCTTCCAGTGCAGATCGTTTACCCTTATCAGAATCTTCCTTTTGTTCCTCTGCTTTGGTAAGCAGCGATGCAAAGCTATCAACTGCAAACAAGCCTTCTGGACCACCATAATCTGTCGGACATACGTAGAAGTCGCCACCAGCCGACAACGTTTTATCAGCCTTAACGTCGAGTGCTTGCATCAAACGTTTTGCAACGTCGTCGCGTTTCGGAAAGAAATAAGCCCAGCTTTCAATCTGGGAAACCCAATTCTTATCAGGCATTTGGCTAAGTGTACGTTTGAGATAATCAAACATACGTTCAATGACGTTGTTACGGAAGTAATAAAACCCTTCATCATGCCCTTGTTCGGTCATGAGAGTCTTAAAATCAAGACCGAACGGTGAAAGGATGTTACCTGCGTATTTTGGCGATGTTGATCCTTCTGCATCCCACATCTTCGTGGTTGGAAGCTTCATAACACCATGAGATTGCGCAATACTATGAAACAATTGTGTTGTTTTACCAGAGGCTTCTTCACCTGCAACAATAAGAAGACCTGGGACCTTACCTCCGCCGGATATCCAATCAAGAACAAGGACACCAGTGGAGAGGCGTTCAGGCTCTTTGATTGTGTTTGATACCAGCGTGAGATCGTTTTCAATACCTTTCGATTCTTTCGAATAGAAAAGCGCCATCTTTTGTGCGCGTGTAAGTTCAACAACCTCATTGCGCGGTGCGCGTGTGTGTTTCGCGGCCTTCGTTTTTGGTGTTGTTCGTTCTTTCTTTTTAGCTATTCTCGCCATTAAGCAACCTCTGTGTATGACCGGTAGTTAACCACATTAAATACTGCCTTTTGTGACACGTGGAAACGATCTGCAATACTCTTCTGTGTACTTCCTTTACGGTAGAGCTTTCGTATTTCTCGAACTTGACTGGCATTAAAAGCTGAAAGCTTGTGATTCACACCTGATCGTTGAGAATTCCCAAGTCTTCTATAACCGTGCTCAGTGTTTTCGGCATTGGTTTTTAAATTAAAGTTACTCAAACAATTTTTCGATCTATTTCCATTTTTATGGTTTACCTGATAACCTTCAGGTATTGGACCTTTGAATACTAGCCAAACCAATCTATGTAGGTAGATCGAATGATTTCTACCCTTGTACGAAAGACAGACACGATGATAACCGCCAGCTTTTGCTAAAGGTTTAGATCCTAAAATGTTACCAGTTTTAGGGTTTGTTACAATTCCTTGTCTACTAACGAGTAACAAACCCTTTTCAACAGCTTTTAAAAACCATGCGTCATTTTTCAGATTCGCATTGCTCCACATAGCTACCTCAAAAGAAAAGGGAGAGCTTCGCGCTCTCCCTAAATGTTACATACTAGTCATCCCAATCTGAGTCGTCATCGTCGTCCTTGGGCTTCTTTTTCGACTTGGCCTTTGATGCGTTCTTAGAAGACTTCTTCGGACGTTCTTCTTCCTCATCCTCGTCATCATCTTCATCCGAGTCATCATCGTCTTCGTCGTCATCCCAATCTTCGGACTTCTTCTTGGAAGATTTCGGCTTTACCTTTTCTTTGGACTTCGACTTCTTTTTGGGGCGCTCATCCTCTTCGTCCTCATCTTCGTCGGAATCCTCGTCATCATCCGAATCCCAATCGTCCTCATCTTTGGGCTTCTTTTTCGGTTTTACCTTGGATTTTTTCTTCGGACGTTCGTCTTCATCGTCATCGTCATCGCTATCATCTTCGTCATCGGAATCCCAATCTTCATCGTCTGACTTTTTAGACTTCTTGGAAGACTTCTTCTTGGGTTCGTCATCCTCGTCGTCTTCATCTTCGTCACGAGGCTTCTTTTTCTTCTTGGGCTTTTCGTCTTCGTCATCATCACCCCAAGGTGCATCGTCGTCATCGTCGTCCTTGGGCTTCTTGGAAGACTTTTTCTTCTTCTTGGGCTCGTCATCGTCTTCAAAGTCTTCATCCTCATCCCAGGAATCGTCTTCGGCAGACTTTTTGGAACCCTTCTTTTTCTTGGGTGCGTCGTCGTCATCGTCGGAGTCAGAATCACCGTTTGCTTGCGCACCAGCTTTCATACGCTTTGCAAACGATGCTGCTTCTTTCTTTGCAGTCTCCATGTCTTCGGGCTTATCAACATCGATATCCCACAGCAGGTACTTCAGTTCTTCCTCGGAAAGAGTAGACTTTTCATCCTTCACAACGGAATACATTTCCGAACCAGCTTTTGTGTTGTCAAACTTGATCTGGAGATCAAAGCCAGCCTTTGGATGCTGCGGCGGGAAGACCTTGACGTTGCCATCTTTGTCTTTGCGCTTGTTAAGCTTGGTATAATCCGTAAGCTTCGTCCCAACAGATGATTTGATAACCCAGTAGCGTGCCGGTGTCCACGCTCCACCTTTACCTTCCTTCACACGGAACTTATGGCCGTGCATATCGCGCACCTTCTTTTCCTTTTCGGTCGGTGGCTTCTTCTTGGAGGGTTCGTTCTCTTGTTCTTCGCGATCAATAACGTTGGTATGTACTTCCTTCTTCGGAGTATTCGGATCGATCTTGCAATACGGGCAACTGCCTTCGTAGGCATCTGTTTCGTGATTGTATGCGAGGCATACCTTGGGAACGCGAACCTGCTGCCCCTTCTTCATAACAGGCGTACCATCCGCCTTGAAAACAGGTAAAAGATGTTTTGCAACTCGCTTCGACGGCCCAATCATACGGATTGCTTTGAAATCCGCACCAGACGGCAAATCGAGCATTTCAACCTGATCGGACAACTTAGGTCCACGGTTGTTGCTGTCGATTGTATCACGCGTCCAATCCATTATGCACTTTCCTTCTTTACGTTTTCGTTATGTTGTACTTTACGGTTACACTTCAACAATGAGAGATCCATCCGTGATCGATACCGCGCTCAAATTGGAGTAAGAACGCTTGATCCAGTGTGCCAAACCTTCAAGCGTTACGTCATCAACAGACGGGAATACCACAAGGCGAAGACCATTCTTCGTTTCTGGGGGTGTTGTCAGTCCCAGAAAAACAGGCAGTTCAAGCACAGTTGCTTTGAGTTCATTGAGACGGTTATGAACCGTGTTCCCCGATTTGGGTTCAAGCAAATCAACCATGATCGGATCGTTTACATGCACGATGGTTGCACCGTGCAGAGCTTCACGTACCTCTTCAGCGATGTTCTGCAAACTACCACCATGTACAGGTTCATCACTTTCCAGATCGATCTGAATCGACAGTGTGTCAGCAGTGATCTTGTTCTTGGCGTACTTTCGATTGTACATCGTTGGGGTGATAGCGAAATTGTAGGAAAACTTCATCGTTCTCTCCTAGAGTGTAATAAGACGGCTCTTTGCGCGTCTCTTTTCAACCAGAAATGCTCTATCTGGTGTGATACCAAGCTCTTTCTTCGTCAACGGACTCACGACTATGATCTTGTCAACGGTTTTGCGTAGTTCTGGGATGAAATCCTGGATCAACTTTGCACGCCCAGTCATGTCCATGTTTGCATCAAGCTCATCGAGAATGATGGTATCGCATCGACGGTTGCTCGGAAGAAGCCGCAGCATTGCGAGTGCTGCGAGTGCTTGCCAACACCGTTTCTCGGAACCTGAAAAGGTTGATGTTGTTCCGTACTTGTTGTTACGATGCACAACCACATCGCATTTTCTTGGGCCTGTTTCTATCTCAAATTTGAACGGTTCGTCCCAAATTAACGGAGCAAATTCGTTTAGGTTGTGAACAAACAATTCAAGTGTCTTCTCAAGACGCTTTGTTCTAAACCCGTCACGCCCCAAACCTTTCTTGGCGATTTGCAGCAAACGGTTATCAGAATTAGCTTGTTTCAGCGGTTTTGCAGCCTCAATCAATTCACGCCGCGAACCGATGTATTTGGTATACAAAGCTGCGTTGGTTTTCACAGTAATCAGTTTCTCACTGAGTTCACTGTGTTGCTTTGATTTCTGTCGAAGCTCTTTGTCGAGATCGACTTCCAAAGCGCGCAAATCCGTCTTCTTCCAACTGACGTATTCGTTGTTGTCTGGAACGGCAATCTTCTTTGATGCTGTGTAGGCTTTTGCTTCAATCACAGCATTGCTGTAGAACTCAACGCGATTTTTGGCTTTCTTGAGCTTATCAACATCAAAGTCAACTTGTTCTGGTTCATCAATACGACGATTTACCAAGTTGTTGTACGCTTCGGCGGCGGCAATGACATTGGTGAGCTTTTCAACGCGCTTTTCAAGCTTCTCAACGTCAATGTATTCGACGTAGGTTTTCTGTCGTGCCTGCCAAACACTGTAATCGTATTCGATGCTTTCAAGACGTTTCTTTGCTTTATCCCGTTCGCGTTCAATCGATTGTGCATCGTGCATGTGCGATTTGTTACTACCACACATTGGGCAATTGCGTTTATCGCCTTTAATAAACTTCAACTGACTGGAGTTGATCGCAATCGTTTCACGCAAATCATTGATGCGTTTGGTAAATTCTTTCTCACTGTTGCAGGATACCTCATGATCGGATTGTGCAAGATCACGATCTTCGGCTTCCTGTTCGTATTGCGCGTTGTTTGAAATGGCACGCTTGATACGTTGTTGCAACGCTCGAATATCGTCACCCAAAGAGTCTTCCACTGTTGATGGGTTTTGCGCTTTAAGCTTGGCAGACTCACACGCCGTTTTGTACACACCCTTTGCAGCATCGATGTTCTTCTGATGCTTCTTGTACTTTGCCAAGTCTTCTTCGTATGATTCAAAAAGCGGTTTCAATGCATTTTGTTGTCGTACGATTGCTTCTTGCGCTTTGAGCTTTTGTTGTGCTTCTTCTAACGAAAGATCGGGCTTTTGAACGCGTTTGGTATCTAGTTCGAGCGCTTGCTCAACAAGACGCTTTTTGCGTTCTAACTCTTTGATTTCACCATTCAAAACGGTGAGTCGTCCTTTGATCTTATCAGGATCGCTGGTTGGCTTTTCAACCGTTTCAAGCTTGTTAAGTTGGTCTTTGAGGAGATTGAAGCGAACGGCGTCATCGCGCGTGTGTTTCAGCTTCTTTTCAACATCTTCCAAATAGGAATCGAGTACACTGGCATACGCCAGTGTTTCATGCACCCAATCGAGACGTTGAGACGGTTTAGACCCTTTCTTAGCGAGCGGATGCTCTGCAAGGCCGGAGATAGACACCGTTGTTTCAAACAACGAATATTGGATGTGCGCACAGAAATGCTCGTCAATCAGGGTTCGTCCTGCATTGATGGTTTCTGTCTTTTGATCGCGACCGTCGATTGCGATTTCAAATTTGTTGCGTTTTCCAGATTGATTGAAAACAGTAAAATCAAGTTCATGTTGATCCGACGTCAAAGACAGAACAGCCCGCGAATTTGTCGGGATTGGATCAACGTCATACAAAATCGCGGGGATCGGTGACATAAGCAGCGATTTACCACTTCGATTGCGTCCGTTGATGAACGTAATACCTTCTTCAAATGTAAACTCCAGATCGTCCCACAAGTGAAACGAACTGAGTTGTAGAGATTCTAGTTTGAACATTCCTTAACACCCAACAGTTGCAGCGTACGGTTTGTTTCTTTCTGACTCAAACCTTCATCCAACAAGTAATCACGAAAACCTTCGAGTGGGTTTTCAGACGCAACTTGCTGCATCAAAACACGCTGGCGCTTGTTTGTATCCTTTTCGGTGTGATGCCGAACGATATGAGGATACTTTACGGCCCAGTCAGGTGGGAGTTTAAATTTACTTGAAATGTTCACAGACCAATATGTGTCTGTATCAAGAGCTTCAAAATCAGCTTCGGAGTTGATTGTCGCACGACCAAGCTTCAAATCTGGTGAAATACGTGTCATTTCAGTCTTGTCAGTGAGCCGAATGATGTACTTCTTTGGGTCTTCGTGAAACCCAACTTGCGTGAGAGAACCTGGATAGGCGTAGTTCTTTCCGCGTTGTGCTGTATGATAGTCTCCGAGTGTCCAGCGCCCGCGTGGTGCGTTTCCAGACTTGATGATGTAGCCATTGTCACCGCGCGCGCCTTCGTAACCGAAATGCCCAAAGCACATACGCACGCCTTTTGGGGGATCATTGACGACATGCGGATGTGGACAAAACAGATATTTATCACCGTCGATAGTGATCACTTCAGGCTTGAGAAAGACCTTTCCTTTCAGCAAGCCAATGCGAAACAAGTAACGCAGTGTGCGCAGCGCGTAGTGCTTCGGATCGTCATAATCATGATTTCCAGGAATCAGGAAAATCGGAATCTTGTTGGCACGCACAATACTTTCGAGAAACGCTGACGTATAAATCTGGTCAGGATAGGCTGTGTGAAAAGCATCCCCAAGCTGGACAATAGCAGATGCACCATTCTCAATCTCGCGCTCGACAACACGATCAAAAGTCGAGAGTATCTTCTTGTATGCTCCAGGGATGATATGTTCAAGCTTTTCAATATGAAGATCGCCGATGGCAGTAATCATTTGTCTTTGAGCCTATCAATATGTTCTTTGGTGAGTATGTACGGCAAGTTCAACGCCAGAAAGATAATCGTTGAATTCGGAAGTCGTGCAACATGCCGTGCAAAACTTGCATACGTCGAATTCATCTTCTCTTCGGTGTTAAACTCATCTGGGATCGTGTTTTCACGATCTTCCAGCGGAATCGCCTTCGTGTTAAGGTTCATCCCACCTTCTTGCAAGGTACGACGCACGGTGCGATTAACGCTAAGTGCTTCTCCGTCGTACACTACATAATCCGATGATCCCTTTGCATTCTGGAACCACTGTTCGATGTAGGATGTAAGCGTTCCTTTGGTCGGAATAAAACGATCAATGGCACGACTCAACGAAATGATGTATACGTTGAGCATATCACTTTTGGAGGTTTTCAAACCGTGATTTGATTTCGCACGTTGGTTCTTGTTTGCGTGCGATTCAGCAAAGTTGTAGTACCGAAACACCACGTCTTGCTTAAAGCGTGCATAGTCTTGCAGGTAATCAGACACAAACTGTCGCAGCTTACCACGATCGATGTAGTTCGGAAACTGTGCCGTCGAAAGAGAAAACACAATGTGGTCAACAATCACATTACGCTCAACACCACGGTTCAAGATGTATTTGAGCAAGCTCAAACGTGATTCTTGGCGGTCATCCGTTACACGGAGCGACAATTCATAAAAAATATCGGAGATAAACTGCTCGGAGTTGTCTTCCGATATCTTTCGACGGTTGTTGGTGGATAACGCGAGACATGACAAACCGGTTTCGATTGCCATGTCACCATAAATCGCCAAAGGCGCAGCCGCTTCATACAACAGTGCAATCAACACTTTCCAGATTTCGGCGGACGACAATTCCGCCGAATACCGAATTTCACTATGCTGTTTTAGACTGCTTGAACTCGACATTGTGCTTCCTGATTCGTTCGTCGTTGAGTGTTTTTTGCAACATTATTTTTCGGAAATAGGAGACTGCATAAGCATCCACGTTGTGTTTCTTTGCAGCAATTGCAGCAGCATCTTTTGATACCACAGCATCAAAGTAATCTTTGTACTGTTTGTTGAGCTTCTCCAAAAAGCTATCAATGTCTCGACCAAACGCGTAGTTCTTACCGATCTTTGTAATTGCATCGGTAATGATCGTCACGTTGGCTTTCTTCGCGGTGAAGAACTTCACTGTTGCTTCACGCATCACAGAGCGCTTGTCGAAGGGCATACTGGACGTTAATGCAACGTAACTGTTGAGCAACTCCCCTGTGCCTTTGATGCGGTTGACGTGGTAGCCCAAGTTATCGTGGCTCACCAGCTTGCAATCAACGCGCGTTTTGTTGCTCTTGAGTACTCGCAGCACTTCGTGGGGATCAATCTCTTTGAAATTGAATTCAAATGAACGCTCATTTGAATAGTCCAACGGAATGATCCCTGCAATCTCTTTGAGAATAACAGGTGTGTCCGACACAACAATAACCATGTCTGGTTTAAGATATGGTGAAAAACGAATCACTTGTTTAACCGAATCGAACACAAGCAAATTCTTTTTCTTGGGAAGTGTAAAGGTCGCCGCAGTGACGTAGTCAATACCAGCATCCCGCGCAACTTTATACTTACCCATCAAACGCACAAAATCGGTTACGGACGTAATGCCCAAACCTAGAATAGATCGTACCACAAACGACTTGGCCACGGTAAACACCCTCTTTAGCTCTTAGCTTCCGAAGATATTTTACCGTGGCCAATTTTACTATTCGGGAAATGCCGACAGAATCGCCTGTTTCAAGATACGATACTTCAATGTCTTTGCGTTATCCTTGTCAAGAACAGCGCCCAGATCGGGATGGTGCAAATCAACAGGATCATAGTCACCAGTGGTCCATCCGTTTTCTGTCATACGGTCCCACCAGAATTCAAACATCTGTTGCAACGTAGCATTGGTATTCTGATTCAGAAATGTCACCAGTTGATCAAGAATAGTTCGTTCAATTGGTGTTATGTTTTCCCAATAAGGAATCAGCGGTCTCACGTCAGCATCAACCTGACGTGCTGCGTTGTACGCAATCTTGGCAATGTAGAAACCATTGACTTGTACTACAGGTGCTTCCGTTTGCATCACCGTTACAGAAATGTCATCCTGTGTAACAACAATCGGGGATGCAAATCCATTCAGAGCGTCTTGAAACTTCTTCTCAAGCGCCTTGTTGTTTTCTTGATTCTTGTCCTTTGAGCGAACGTGAATAATTGTCTTTGTCTGCTGTGTCATTGATTACTGCTCCAGAAACATATTGCCGAAAATAGGATTTCCAAACGCCTCAAAGCTTTCAATGAAAGCTGGAAGATCGGTCCAGGGAATATTGAAACCCGCAGCACGCTTGTGTCCATTGCCACCGAACTTCTTTGCAAATTCGGATACGTCTACTTCATCGGTTGATCGCAGAGACGCGCCTAGACCGGTTTTGGTAAAGAAGAACACAAGTGCCATCGGATGATCGTCCGACAAGAAGACATTGGCCGCTTCGGATGCAAACGCGTAATCCGAAATCACGTACGGAATGTCTTTGTAACCATCGAATTTCAGATAGCGGACCTGTTCTTTGATAACATCGATGCGTGTTCGCACAAACTGCTCTATGGCTTTACCACCTTCGAAGGCGACTTCGAGATCATCAAAGGTTTGGTATATCTTGATTGCTTTTGCAATCTCCGGAATACTAAACGGGAGTGAACGGGACCACGAGCGAAATTGTGCAGCATTCGGCAGAGACGAACGTCCAAGATCGATATGCTCAATGTATTTGATAAACTCTGGTACGGATTTATCTTGGTTGAAGATCGACCAAGCAAGACCAGCGCCGGAATGACTGTTGTCAAAGATCAACGCAATCTTTTGATCTCCAACCATTTTCTCAAAATTCTCAATCGCAATATATGTACCAGCATCATATTGCTGTAAGTCTTCATACACACCAGCGTGATGATCAATGATCACGATTTGGTTGGCGGATTGTGCGACCTTTTCAAGATCATTGACCTTCTTGTTACTCTTGAATGAGACGTCAACCATCAATATAGTTTTATCTCGACACTCATCAATGTGTTCTTGCACGTTGCGTGGATTGCCATAGTCAAGCGGAATGAATTCGATTCCAGCGCCAGGTCCGTAGTAACTGTAGACAACGGCTGCCGATGTTAGGCCATCAGAACATGGATAATGGTAGTACACGATATCAGGTTTGAATGTCATTGCCCTGTTTCCTCTTTTAGAAATTGCATAAGGTAGTCCCTGCTCTCTTTGTCTGTGGTAAAACCCAACCCAAAGCGTGTTTCAATTACCACCGGTACACCAGCACGTTTGAATTTTCGTCGTATATGGCAAATATGAGCGTCAACTGTTCTTTCTGCCGGTGGATTACTTGAATGTACGTCATATACAAAATTATAAACTTCTTGCCGCGAAACAATTTCGCGTCGCATTATAATGCGCAAAACCTTTGTTTCTGTTGGTGATAAACCCCACTCAATTGGTAAAACGAGAACGGTTTTGACACACATCAGTTCTTTGAGTTCGTCGATCTTGTCAAGTGCTGTTTGGAGTTCTTTGCCTTGAATTCGCAATTCTTCTTCAAGAAGACGAATTTTAAACTGTAATTCATTCACTGTTTGTTGTTGATGCATCAACGGTTCCAAACATTGATTCATACTTGTTTTTGATCATTCGAACAGCAGTTACTTGTCGATGCTCTTTGTTAAGTCGGGATTGACTTTCAATGTCAGCAACAAGTTTGTTGTAAGGATAATCTCGAATAGCAAGCGCAATGCCTTGTGGATCGTACTTCGACTTGTGTTCTTTTGCAAACATCAATTCTGAAATAGCCACCACATAATGTGCTTGAATTGGTGCAAGTTTACTTGCCACGCAAATATCAAGTGTAATACGCAAGTTCATCATTCCGTACTTATTGAACACAGACTTTAGTGTTCCAAGACACGCACAATGCCCAATACGTTCTTCGAGGTTTGCTCCGTAAGACAGCTTAACATTGGCGCGTTGTAGAGCCATGTTAATTGAAATTGCTTCGTCATCACCCGCTTCGATGCTTGCTTTAAACAACTGAATCGGATTGACGGCTGTTCGATTCATATTGTGTGCGATGAATGCTTTGGCAGCGTCTGAAACTTGATCGATACCAATGACAAACACCGGGATTCGTTTAATATCCGGGTGCGTTGCTGCCGCAATGGACGTGTGCTGTCCGTCTACCACAAAAAGACAATCGTTGTATTCGGTAACGATTGGTGGTTTGAAGTTATCCCAAGACCAGGTCTCAACAATCTTCTTTACAAGACGAATCGAGTTCTTGGTTGGGCTTCGTTGATACGTGTCGTCAACCCAAAGCGTGTGAGGATCAACCATTCGAAAATCAGGTTCAAAATCTTGAACTGTGCTGTACTTTAATACATTCTGTGCAAGATGGAGAGGTTGGATAAGTCGATGATTACTAAGAGCATCCGAAATACCACCAAGCTCAGCCTCAACTGCAATATCATTGTCGTGCATTATTCTTCCTCAAATAGGGACCACGTTTCTGGTGTTCCTTCAACATAGGCCATGTTCGCTTCTGTTTCGCGCACTTCAATGCGCGTACACCAGACATTACTATAACCCAGCGATTTCATAAAGCCGTCTTCTGGATTGTTAATATAGCGATACAAGAAATCTGCAATCCCTTCGCAGCCTGTGCGTTCGACTTCTACCACACGCGCAAGTTTCGCTTTGTGAAGCGCAAGAAAGTGCTCGATTTCAGGATCATCCATCGCAACAAGAAGTGTGTGGTCGAACCACTCTTGAAGCTTTTCTTTGAGAGGCTTCAAAGCTCCAAAATCAACAACCCAATTTCGAACGTCAACATCGTCCGACGAGAAATGAAATAGAAAGCTCAGCGCGTAACCATGTAGCTGATTACAATGCGAGTCTGCGCGCCACTGACGATAAGCAACAGGGCCTAGCTCTCGGTAAAACTTGGTAGAGTTGTATCGGAAAACACGATGATTAAACATTTTCTGTAGCCTTAAACTGTTTCAGGTATTCTTTACCGTGGTCATCTATCCAGTAACCTTTGAAGCGTTCAGAATGAATCGTTACAGGAATTCCCAAGAAACTAAGCTTTTTACGCAACTTTGATACATACGCTTCCAGAACGTTGAGATCCACGTCTTCATCATACTTATAAGCAAGCATTCTGTAGTTATCTTTGGTCAGTAAACTACGTAACTCACACAGTAGAATAAGAACTTGTTCTTGGCGGCGCGGAATACCCCACTCCACCGGAAATACAAACGTTGGTTGAAGCAGCGAACGCAATTCCGAATTTTCATTCCGAAGTTCATCGTTTTCTCGTTCTAGTATTTCCACCTTTTTCTCAAGAATCTTGTTTAGCATGACCCAATAACCTACTCAAAGGTACATCAATCGCATACGCGGGTATGCGGCGGAACACCATTTTATGAGACTCAATAAACTTTGTTTCACTGAACAAGTCACAGAAAATTGGAGTATAAGATATACGCCCAAGAAGGTAGCAATTTCTGTCACTTTTTAAAGGAATTTTGTGTTGTTTTTAAGTTAACCTGGTGCTTATTCAACTTAAAAACAGCACCCTCACCAACAAAAACCATACTCGGGAATTTCAAGTAATAGCTTTTGAGTGACTCTTCACTGATACGTTGGTACAAAATGTTCAGTGGTTGATCAAGATACGCTGTTAAATCGATTGTGTGCTCAAACCCAGCTTCCCGACCCTTATAACCGTATATCTCAATCAGTTGATCCAGTAGTATCCCCATCTCTCCCACCATAGCTAACCAGAGTGTCATTCGATAGGAAGGAATTAAGATTGAATGAATTCTGTGTCGTATTTTGCAATTCGTCATTTTGCAAACGACGGACAGAATCTATAAAGTAATCGACCAAAGGACAGTAGAACTCCGGGTCAAATCGCTCCATCGCCTCTGTGTCAAGACTTGGGTACAGCTTTTTGATACGCGCTACTATTTCCGGAAGGATGCTCAGACACGCGTCTCTGGCATTCTCATAAAGACGCGTGTCAGGTGTTTTGAAAGTTTTTAGCTTTTCGATGTTACTCATGACCGTCTACTATCATGCGAGACTCGCCAGAAGATGGATTTGTACGTTGAAAATAAATCCGTGTTCGATTGCATATCGTGCTGCCCATTCATGATTGCGTTTGTTCGCTTCCATATCGAGCAAGCCTTCCTGCCAGAACGAAACAACTTCATCGTAGTGCGAGCGTTGTTCGATGGTTGTTTCCGTGTTCTTCGCACGCAATTCTTTGGCTTTTTGCGGTAGCTGCTTATAGATGTTCATCGGCGATAGAAAGATTGGCTTGCCGGTCTTTGCAGCCCAATCATGTGCCCAATCCGGAATAGACGTGTACGCCGACGGTACGCTGATGTAACCTTTAAGATGGTCATCGGGATCGTTCCACCACCAACCGGCTTCCATCACAAATTTCAAGCAATCGGCACGATCAAGCATCGCTTGACTCGGTTTTAAATACGCAACAGCAACCTTACCATTCTCTGGTTCATCTTTGATACGATCTTCTTCACGGCATTTTGGAGATACAACAACCGTTGTTGAGGCAGGAAGTGCATCCGCAGACACTGTAATGCCGTTCGATTCAATCTGTGTGTTCTTAAAGTGCGCCGCACCCCACTCTAGCAGTGGCTTGATGTTTTGCAGAGTTGGTTCACCACCAGTAATAACAAGAACCATTTGTCGTTTGTGACCAGAAGCTTCTCGCACAGCTTCATTCAATCGCTTCAATGCTGGAGCCGCATTGCGCTTTGTTTCTGCTGTATACGTTGGAGCTCTGTATTGTGCCCAGTGAGGCACGACTTTAGCTTGATCGGTGAAGAATCGTTCGATCTCAATGTCAACAAGCTTGTCAATCTCATCAAGAGACAGCCACTGACCGTCATCAAAGAACGTATCGCAATTATGAACATGCAAGCCATCAATAAGATAATGATTATGCGGTTCGCAGGATACATTGGCAACTTCTGCTACACCTGTATCAGGATTGCAGGTAAATCGAACACGCGCATACTGCCTTTTGTTCAAAGGTTCAACTGATGTAATTCTTGCTCCATTATATACAAAATCACAAAGCTTACGAATGAATTCTTTCTTCTTAAAGGTATCGGGAAGTGTTTTATTACCTTTGCCCTGACCAATGCGCCAGTTAAACTCATCAGCCTTAAAGAAGATAACGCGATAACCAGCTTTCTTGTAGTGTTGTCGCCTGTTGTCCTCATAAGCCTTTTGTTCCGCTTGAGTATCACGTACATAAGGCTTAAAAGTTGGATCATAAACTTCGATAACTTTGCGTGTTCCTTTGATAACAAAATCTGGGCGCAAGTAGCCTATCTCATCGTTCCCAACAACGAAGTCTGGCTTGTTACCCACATAACGAATATCATCAACAATTTTCTTAAACTTCTTATGTGCAAGTTTTTCGAGACCGGACTTCGCATAGATCTTATTTTGCATCATAGACTTACGCGCTTGCAAATCGAACATAGGATTGTTTTCCGACATGCGTTGCGCTTGCGCTTTACGCCATTTTTTGGACCGCTTATACGGAATAAGTTCTCCAGATGAATAGCCTTCGGAAAGAGTTTTTGCTACTTTCTTAGCTGTCTTTTTGTTCTTCATGGGATTATTCTGTTTCATTTTGAACGCAATTCGATCACTACCAGAAACAGAATAGACGATGTCACCTGTTGCAAGGTGATCAGCAGGAATATATTCTTTGCCACTTGGATGATTCTTGACATGGAATGGGTGTTCGTTTGTACAAACTAGACTACCCTCTTTGCCTTCGTCCGTAACGTAACTTACGTTCACTAAGTCTTCCGCTTCAACCTCGCGTCGCATTGTTTTCGTGACTTTGGTAGTTGTCAATTGCAGATTTTCATCCAACGTATAGAGAATGTCACCTTTTCTCAAATCACCCATTGCGACGAGACCACGATTTGCTGTCCGGATGGTTTTATACGTCGGAAAGCAAAAGCTGCATTGGAGTTGGCACTTCGCAAGGCGAATGAAGAACGCGGGTTCACCACGATACGGCCCTTCACCTTGCAGAGTGTAGAACATGGACGTCACGAGCAATTTACCAGCTTGAGCTTCTGCGTTGTCACGGAAGAAGCTCTTGCCTGTGGCTGTGTTGTTCCCGAACATTGTATCACTCTTCTATTGTTCGTAGCGCAAGCAAATATCCGAAGAAGATCGGGTTATTCACGGCACCATTGTGAAAGTCTTCTATTGTTAATTTACGGCCAAGTTTCTTCTCGACACAATCGAAACATAGACTACCTTTTCGATTTGGCATAATCGACAACCACAATTCGTCCTGAATCATGTACGGCTCGTGGTGTCCTAAGCACTCATCGCAACAAAATCGACTTCCACGGAATCCATCAAACCGCTTGTAATAGTCTTTCTGATGTTCGAGGGCTTTCAAAACATGAGCGCGTTCACGATGCAATCGAATTGCTTTGTTTGCCGGTTCAAGATCAACAGCTAACGTCAATTGAACAAAATTATCCGGAACATTGATCAATTCTATGTCTTTGGCGATTTCTGATTCAACTAAAATCTCAGATAAGCTCAACGCTTGTTCGTCTGTTAGCGGCTTTGCGTGTGCCCTGTCTTCACCCCAATAGAAGACCAACGGAGATTCGGATTCTGACGAACGCACAACGTCTTGAAAATATTGTTTCTTACCTTCCACAAGTGCGTAGAGGAATTTACTTTCCTGTACTGCCGAATCCATTGACGCCTCGCTCTGTTTCACTCAATTCATCAACTTCTGTGTAGCCACCAAAGAAGCGCGGCGCGATCACCAACTGTGCGATCTTATCACCGGGTTTAACGACGTACATTTCTGTTGACGTATTTAACATGATCACGACGATCTCGCCACGATAATCCGGATCGATTGTCCCTGGGCTGTTCAAAACTTGTAAACCATGCTTGAGTGCGAGACCACTCTTACCACGCACTTGAATTTCATAATCAGGTGGTATTTCAATGTACACACCTGTGCGCAGTGCATAACGTTGATGCCCGTAGAGTTCAGTGTACTCCAAAGCATGAATATCAGCACCAACAGCAAAGCTATTTGCATGTTCAGGAAGCTTCGCACCTGACGCGAGCTTAACCTTAATCGGAACGTAGGTTGTCATTATCGCCGCTTTCTGATTTCTTTGGTAAGTTGTTCAAATTCATTTGGAAAAAACTTCTCTTGTACTGCAGAGTATACAAGAACACCAGCAAGAATAGCAAAAGCAAACACAATCATGGCTGCTGTTAAGATAAGCGGCCATCCTATAATGACTCCAAGACTTCCGGCTGACGCATAGTTTACTGTATCTCCGAGCAATACCCAATGAAACAGTAGACCTATTCCAGCATAAAAAGCCGCACAAAGTAAAAGACTAAGAAAGACAATGACTCTCATCTACTTCTCCAGAATAGCGTCGACGGGACGATTTTCTTGATACTGGTACTTTCCACTGTACGGTTGTTCTGTTGCTTCTGTTAATTGCTCAAAGATGATCTGTGCAATCGGTTCACCTTTTTGAATTCGAATCACGTCTCGGCTGTGGTTGGTGAGTTCGAGTGTGAGATAACCTTGCCAGCCTGGCTCAATCACTGTGTTTTGTACAGCTAAACCAAGACGAGCCCACGTGCTTTTGTCAGCAACGCGAGCAATCAAATCATTTGGCATATAGAAATATTCAACCGTTGATGCAAGCTTGAAGCTATCACGACGAATACCAAAGAGTTCAAGCGCAAGACTTGGAAGCGTAACGGGATAGAGCGTAACATCTTGTGCGATGCGTACATCATAACCCGCCTGTGAAACACCCCAGCTTTTGCCATTTACCACTTGTTTTGTTTCAGAGAAAACATCAAACAACGCTGTTTCGCGGTTGCGTCGAATGATCTCTTGATGCGGAATAATACCACCCATTCACTTATCCTCAATCTCATTCGGTGTCATGTACGACGTATGCACATGTACTCTATCATGTGTTGTGTGTCCCTTCGGGAAGACACGTGGCCAAATTTGTACAGCGTGTTCGTTAACTGCGCGCGGGTTATCATCGATCCAGATATCGATATCGATCCCAAGATTTTCGACGTACGGTCGTTTTGCACTTCGGTGCGTATAGATAATGTCCTCTACCAGAGCATCGAATACATGTCCGGTCTTCGTTTCAACCACTTCTTCTGGATAACGCATTGTCACGATGTACACACGATGCCCGGCAGCTTTTGCAAGCACACAGAATTTGTACCAGAAATCTGGGTCAGCGGTTATAGTCCCATCGAAGTCTAATGAAATATTCATGTATCTCTCCCAACAAAGTTTTTAATTTTGGTTGCCGCGTGTACAGAAATTTCAAAGTACAAGTGTTTTACCAACGGCTGAAATCCAGGATAACTGCAGTCGAACAGTGTTGAATGGCGAATATCAACGTACTCACCAGACAAGGACAGAGATTTTTCAGCGTGTCCTTGTTTGTTATAGATTGTGATTTCGAATGATTGCTTTGTTTCGATTACAAGCTTTTTAACTTGCTCAACAATACCATCAACAGTTTCCATTGCATGAATAATCATATAGTACCGGTCATTGAGATCGTCTTCGATAAGATCGATACTTTTTATCAGCATCGAGAATGCGTTGCGAAGTTCGCCAACACCAATTTCGATGTTCAAATCAAATCGGTTGATGATACTTTGATTATCCGCAGCAAAAGGATTGTTCGGGAGTTTCAAAGAAGCTGTATTGGTAACGCCTTTTGTTGGAATATTGTAGTTTTCACTCATTCGAGTGTTCCTTGTTCGCGTGAATAATTCATGTATTCGAGCACTTTGGCTTTCTTTTCACGAATGCGTTTCTGGGTCTCCCGATCCTCAAGGTCAAGTGTTCGCAATACTCCAAAGGATTCACACAATTGATAGACTGCAATCATATCGATGAATTCTTCTTCAATGCGCTCAGCGTTGTTCAGTGTTTTACCAGGTTCGGTCTCGTTCAACCCAAACCGATTTGCTTTTGACACACGCTGGGCGATTTCAACACCTTCTTCGCCCAGCACTGTTAGCATGTATTCGTTCAAATGCATGATTGATTCCTTTAAACCGCAACAGCACCCTTAATCGGCTTGTGTGCAACGTAGTTTGTCAACACAAAATCATCATAACGATAAGCATTCTCACTATTTGCATCTGTTTCAAGAATGCTCAAGTTATCGTGACGATTGGTAATGTGAAGCGTAGGCGACCGCAGCGGTTCGCGACTCAATTGTTCTTTCATTTGTTCAACATGATTGAGATAAATGTGTGCCGATCCGATCATATAGATGAGTTTACCTGGAAGATATCCACATTCCTTCGCAAGCAAACACAGCAACAATGCATACGATGCAATATTGAATGGTGCACCTAGAAAAATGTCGTTTGAGCGGATATAAAGTTGAAGATCAAGATACGGACGTGTTTCGTCTTCTGAGTTCGGACGCACAAGAGCTTGAAACTCCATATGGCAGGGAGGAAGGCCAGCCTTCGCCATTTCATCAATGTCAGCAGGATTCCAAGCACTCACAATGATGCGACGCGAAAACTTGTTGTTCTTCAATTGATCAACCATCAGCGCAAGCTGATCAATAACATGGTCACCAGCGCCACCAAGACGGGCTTCCTCTGGTGTTTCCCAAGCACGCCATTGCTTACCATACACAGGTCCAAGTTCACCATAATTCTTTGCAAAATCAGGTCGTGTCTTTATCGCTTCAACGAATTCTTCCAGTGTTGCTGTTTGCGAACCTGTCTTCGAAATCGGCGGAACCGTACGCATGATTGCGTACTGGTTGTTGTATGCCTTGAGTGGCCAATCATTCCAGATGTTCACATCATTGTCGACAAGATACTTGATGTTGGTATCACCGCGTAGGAACCACAGCAACTCGTAGACGATACCCTTCAAATACACACGCTTTGTTGTAAGCAGCGGGAAGTTGTCTACAATCAGCACACCACTGTCAGTGTAACGCGAATGACGCGACATGTCATAGTCGCATTGGTAGCCATTGATTCCGATGGTGCCCGTTCCGGTACGATCCATCACCGTGAAACCTTCATTCAGAATCTTTTGTACGAGCTTCAAATAAGCTGTGTCTTGATACGTGCGTGTGTATTCAATGCGACGATTGATGTTCATGTTCTGACCTTCCTTGTTATAGATCACCTATACTTTACCGTTGTCTGAACTGGTAAAAAAGGGGCGTAAGTCCGAAGACCGACGCCCCAAAGAGGAGAAATAAGAAGGAAGGCAGTATCGGAACAAGGAACCTTATCCAGATACACTGAAGAATTAGTGCTTTGTAGAATTTGATCTTTACCACCGTGCGTTCGTCGATGATGACGTGGTGTTTGACCACCGAAATTGTTGCACAGCCTTCATTTTTGTTTTGAGCTTGATCATACGACACAAGACCAATTTACCTGTGAGGCTCTTAATCGCTGTATCAAGCATGATTTTACCAGCATCAAGCTCTCGTTTCGCCGCAGACATTTGCGTGAAGATCATGTTGGTTAGAATATTGTCTGCTTCAATTTCGTCGAGCAGCTTTTCAACATTGGCAATCTTCTTTTTCAAGTCCTTCAATTCGTTTTGTTTTCCAGTCAACGAATCATTGTACGTGTTATACAGGACTTGGTGCATGTCCGCTTCGTTGTCGATGCCTTGTGCATACAAGACAATCATGTTGTTGGTAAATTCAGCAGCAACCTTTTCAATGTCGTGTTTTGTCATCCCCGTCTTATCGTAGATTTCACGATTCATAGGATTAAGAAGAATCTCTTTGATCTCCAGCACTTGAGCAAGACGTTGCTGTGAGCCACCATTGTCTGGATGTGCCGCTTTAAAGAGGATTGCGATCCGTCGTTTGATCTCACCAACAGGTGCGTGTTTCTTCAAACCAATCGCACCATAGTAATCAATGTTTGAATCACTGCTGTACGTGAGATAACCAGAAATCATGCAGCCTCGCTTTTGAACAAATTGTTCAAGACGCCCAAGAATTCAACACTGGTTGCGATCAACGGATCAAGCGTTGCGTGTGAGTTATCAATCAAGATATGGCTTCGACCATGTACGACACTATACATCATTGTTGGTACAAGCTGTACGTAGTCATAACGGAGAAACTGACGTGTGAGCTCCAACGCTTCACGATCCGGTTCATTGCTATACTCACTGGCAGGTTTCATCATTTGCGGACGATGCATAATGACGCGCATGAAATTCAACTTCAAATCTTGTCGCGCAAACTGTCGCATGTAGTCTTCAATGCGATTGATTACCAACACATCGCGCGCGTGTACAAACAAGAGCGTTGGAGTTTGAATCTCAATCAAATTGAGTGCAGCAAGCGCTGTGTTCTTTGATTTGTAGTGGTTGTAGATTTCAAGCGATGTTCCAACATCCGCTTTCACACGACGCGCTTCGGGACTCTTGTCCGAACTTGGAATGCCAAGGAGCTTTTCGATGCAATGAATAGCAGAAATCGTCTGAACACCGTTACCATGAAATTGCTTGAGTTGATTGATAAATTCGTCCTTACCAGAACCAGGAACACCGTTGATAAAAATGATTGTCGTTTCGTTATTCATTGTTGCCTCTATTCTACTTGCTCGTGTATACTTTACGGTCCAGATACAAAAATAGCCTAGTGCCCTTTCTTTGACACTAGGCTATTTCTATTTCTGTCGAAGCAGATAAATCGCCAACACAATTGAAATGATTGCATTTCCAAGCTCAGCAGCGATGAGAAAATTCCCTGTGAACTGTACGAATCGTAGAATGCGTGCCGACTCATAAGTTATTGGAACAACGTACGTATAAGTCATATACCACATAAATGCCAACCCGGCGATAAACAAAATGTGGGTAATACCGTTAAATCGTAGGTACGCTCTAAATTGTTTTGATGAAACGGTTTGTATGATCTTCTTGTACTTGGCTTCCGATTTTAGCGTTGCCAATCTCCAATGTATTAGCTGACCAGAGATAACCCTGGTCAGCGCTACAACAAAGAGAAGTATCCAATACTCGATAGGGAACAAACTCAACATGTGTTGTTCCTCTCTAAGAAAGGTTTACTTCTTGGGCTTGGGCGTGTTGGTTTCTTCTGCGGCCGGAGCGGTCGGCTGTTCACCATCAACAGGTGCATCCGTCGGCGTGGTCTTTGCATCCGTGCTTTCAGCCGGATTTGCCGGGGCCGCGGGCGCATTTGCATTCGTGCTGTTGTTCACAACATCGGTGTTTGTGTTTGCCATGTTGGCATCTCCAGAGGTTTGAGTGTTGCTGGATTGTGCCGCCAACTGAGCCTGTGCTTCGCTCAGTTGCTGCTTCAGGTCATCAAGCTCCATCTGCATAAGCTCTTTATCATCTTTGAGCTTTTTATTATCGTCTTGCAGCGTGTCATGTGCTGACTTCAACGAATCGTAGTCTGCAACAGCACGATCACGCGCTTTGGTCAGATCATCAATCTGGGCAACGTCGGCTTTGTCGCGCTTGCCTGCCTTGATCTTACCAAGACCAATTTCATTCTCAACACCTGACACACGCAGAACAACTTCAGAATCCGATGCCGATTCCAGATACACGTCAGTGTAGGTTGCGGTAACAGTCAGCGCATCGATCTTGGTCGAACCACCAAATTGCTTCACAACGTCTTCGTAGGTTGCTTGATTACGCGGAAACGTAAACTGCAACAGCTGGCCACCAGTATCATCGACGGGTGTCAAAGGATTGATAGCCGTTACATCATTGGTAAACATCTTGTTTCCTTTCTGGGTGCATTTTCAGGCTGAATAAGATAGAATTAGGTATTTTCAGGATATCTTGTCGGACAATTTGTGTGAATAGCGCTTCCCTTTACGTGTCAAGGTAAAACACGATACGTGTAAACCTTTGTTTCGTGGATGCTCTATAATTTTTGCCACACGAGCCAATCGCTTCTTAATAAGCTTGCGAATGGTTGAGATATCCGGATCACGAGGCTTGAAGCCATACACAGGACTACTTTGAGCGTATAACCAGAGTAAAGCGCGTTGTTCAACTTCATCTAAGTGCGATCTCATTGTAGTCCCATAAATTATGCGTCTCGACCGGATGGTGTCGCTTCAATTTCAGATCGAAGTTCATCCAACTCAAAGAATTCGTTCGCGGCACGGATCAACTGTACACCAATTGTTCCGGTTGTCTTGATCTTACCTTCTTCCCGCATCTGTTTTGTGTAGCCAACAGAATTGGTAATCAGCGTTGTCGGAACACCTCGAACTTGCAACGCTTCAACTAACGGGCAGAAATCGATGTTCGATGAAAACAAGATTACTTTGTCAACGCGTTCGGCCAGCAACAAAGCATCCGATGCAAGGTCAACATCGTAACCCGTTTTGTATGCTTTTTTGGCATCAATACCGGGGATTCCTGTTTCTGTGTAAACAGTCCCCGGTTTTACCGTTACTTTGTATCCGTTGTGCGACAACCAGTCAATGAGTGGTTTTGTCTCATCTTCTTTACCGGGTGCCGCCGACAGATAGAAATTCATAAACGAAACGCGAGACAAATAACGAAACAAACTTCCGAGGCGCTTCCAATCGATTTTGAGATTGATTGCTTGCGCTGATAGTCCAGTCGCATACCCATCAATCAGGATTGCGACTTTATCTGTTTCTTTGAAATATGGTTCGAGCGCTGACTTCGCTGTCGCAGCTTTACATACGTTTGGCATTGTTAGTCCGCATCCTCTATGACTTTCATTTTAGAATGAAATGGCTTCTTCGAATGTCATGTTCTGATTTTTTATACGCGTTCGAATTCTTTGATAATCAGTTGGGTGCATAGAATTATTGCTTTTCTCTATTGCATCCGGCAAACTCATTTGTTTACCTTTATATGTTACCCAAATTGTTCGCCGTGTATTTCTGTCTTGTTCTTTCTTTGTTACCCAACGGCAATTTTTAGGCGTATAATGTCCATCATTATTTTTACGATCAATTGAATGCTTCTTGCTTGGGCGTTTACCCATGTCTTGAATAAAGCATTCAATTCCAGTCAATCCGTTTTCACCCTGACGCCAACGCTTACAAACGCGAATACCGCGACCACCATAACGATGATACGCTTTATTTGTTTTTGTGTAGCATCGACTAAGAAGCCCTTGCAGAATTTTGTATTCATCAGTTGTGTGCATATCATGCTTTGGTACATGATTTAGACAACCGCATGACTTGGTCGAACCGTCAATTAAGTTTCTTGATGCCGTGTAATGCGTATTTCCGCAGTCACACTGACAAAACCATTGGATTTCATTTTGAGAATTTCGATGCTTGTATTGCTTGATAACTGTTAGCTTACCAAAGCGCTCTCCGATATATGAATATCGCGTACCATTACACACCCCACATTGTGCAGGATTTTTTGAACGAATTGTATGGCTAGGATACCAATCATACTCTGTTGAGCATATTTTGCATCTGTGCTTGATCGGCGTTGATGCATTTATAACAGGCTCTAAGACTTCTATGCATGGGTTGACAAATTTGAGTTTTGCCGCATACGTTTTGGCGTTGAAAGGTGTTAGTTTAACATAACAAAGTGGACAATTTCTAGGTCTAGAACCTAGAAAATCTTCTACCTGTCCTGTCCAAGTTACATGATGTATTGTGCACGCGAGTTTTACTCGCTTCTGCTGACCATTGTACGACCCCACAATTTTTATCTGGGGTCGTATTTCGCTTAGCAATTTTTGTGCTTCGTTTACAACTTCACTTCTCATTTTTTCTCTCCTGGACACAGGAGAATTAACGTTTCTATGAAGTAAATTGTAGAGGCACATTTAGTGCATAGTTATCAGCTGCACCCCGAGGTAGTCCCGCATTCTTCACATGTCGCGCATGTGCCTGTCGATTTCATTCGTGTGCTACCACATGAACTGCACGTATCACCTGTGTAAATCGATGAGGCTTTCACTGCGACGGGAATATGCCGAATAACAACACCACCATCACTCTTTTTATCAACCGTTGTAACAGAATTAACGCTTGCCAGTTCCAGAACACGATCCGTTACATCTTCATCCTGTTTGGGCTTTTCTTCTACGTATTCGTGTCGATTCAGGTAGTTAAACCCAATGTCACGGAACACGTAGTCGATGAGAGACTTACCCATTCGAATGTTGTCGTGGCCCTTGACAAAACCAGCTGGTTCAAAGCGCGTTCCAACGAAGGCATCGCAGAACTCTTCCAGCGGCACGCCGTATTGCAAACCGATGGACACAGCGATTGCAAAGCTGTGCATCACGGCACGGAAAGCGGCACCTTCCTTGTGCATATCAAGGAAGATTTCACCCAACGTACCATCTTCGTATTCACCCGTGCGAATATAAAGATTGTGCCCTGCAATCGTTGCTTTCTGTGTGTAACCACGACGCTTGTTGGGAAGACGACGACGAACATGTCGTGTTGCAATCAGATTGATCACGTTTTCAACACGTTCTTGTTTGATTTCTGCGGCGGGTTCAATTGCCTTGATCACCTTGGTAAGTTTTTCAGCAACCGACGCCATCAGAGGCTGCGACAGCTTCGAGCCATCACGGTACACAGAAACAGCCTTCAGGCCATTCTTGTGCGCCCACAGATAGATATCAGCAATGTCTTGCACTGTTGCCGAATTTGGCATGTTGATCGTTTTCGAGATTGCCCCAGAGACAAACGGTTGTGCAGATGCCATCGCCTTCAAGTGTGACATGGGGTCGATCACAAGACCATCGGGTTTTGCTGAAACCGCACATGCAAAGATCGGCTTGTGGTGATCTTTGATGATTGCGCAGTCGTCGATGTTACCAAAACCGAAGATAAACGTCTGTGTGTTGAAGAACTTCTCATCCTGAACACGCAACACACTCAAATCAACCTGCGATTCGGTTTGCAGATGGTTGAGAATGCTATCAAGATCATAGAAGTTGCTGAAGTCCAAATTGTCGATGATCGTTTGCGACACCCCAAAGTTCAACAGGTCTTCGTTTGTAATATGCTGCATCAATGCCTTTTCCGTGAACACGCGTGCAGTCAACGGATCAAGCGAATTGATGTGTGGGAATGTTTGTGCCCCAGAGATAAAGGCAACCGTTGCATCGGTTTCTTCTTGCGAATAGCCAAGGTTCAACAGTGCTTCCGGAACGGCCTGGTTGATGAGCTTGAGATAACCACCACCTGCGAGCTTCTTATGCTTCACAAGGGAGAAATCTGGTTCGATGCCCGTTGTATCCGTATCCATGATCAACGAGATCGTACCTGTTGGTGCAATCACAACCGTTTGAGCGTTGCGGAAACCTTGTGCATTGACAACATCGGCCCAAATATTCTGTGCGTTGTTCAGCAGTGTTTCACCAAGAAGCGAACGCGGTGATTCCAGCAAGCATTTATAATTTGCACTCCGATGGAGTATCATCACTTCTGTGAAAGCATCCTTATTGCGCTCGTACGCCGGGAACGACCCTAGTTCCTTCGCAATGCGATGTGATTGAAGGTATGCATTTGCCGTCATGATCGAGGTAATACCAGCAATCACAGCGTTGCCTTCGTCACTACCATATGCAAGACCTTGGCGCATCAAGAACGAACCAATGTTCGCGTATCCAAGACCAGTGGTACGATAGATATGTGTCTTTTCTGCAATCGCGTGCGAGACAAACTGTGCCATCTGAATCGAGATATCGAGCACGGTCGTAAACAAGCGTGCATAGAAGCCAAGAAGTTCCATGAACTTCTTGACATTCTTATTCGCCTGCTCCCAAATCGCAACGATGTTCAACGATGCAAGATTACACGCGGTATCATCGAACCAGTGATATTCTGCACACGGATTGCACGCAATAATACGCTCGTCATTGATACACGTATTCCATTTGTTCATGGTATCCGTGTACAGCACAGCCGGATCAGCGGATGCCCACGCTGCAAAGGCGATATCCTGCCAAAGCTTCTTCGCTTTGACTGTCTTCATGACCCTACCGTCGGTACGTGCGGTCAGATTCCAATCACCATCCTTTTCAAGCGCGGCCATGAAATCATCGGAAATGGTAACCGAATTGTTCGCGTTCTGACCTGTCACTGTGCCGTAGGCTTCACCCTGCCAATCAACGTCGTAGGTTTCAACGTCGAACTTGACACCACTCAACCAAGCTTGCATGGCACGCTGTACAAGCCCACCAGGTACACCTGCGTCAAGCGCTTCTGCACCCGCAATGTTCAATTCGTTTTCTGTCTTGGCATCCCGCATCACAGACAAATACTGCCGATTCAACATCGACCCAGTAACAAGTGCTGCAACTTTGTTTTCTTCGCGTACCTTGAGCGCGATGTAATCTTCAATCTCTGGATGATCAACGTCAACTGCAATCAGCTTTGCTGCACGACGCGTTGTACCACCACTCTTGATCGACCCTGCGGACGTATCACCGATCTTCAAGAACGACATAAGACCGGATGAGATACCACCAGACGATAGCTTTTCACCTTTCGCACGCAGCTTGGAGAAGTTCGAACCGCTACCGGATCCAAACTTAAACACCGCCGCTTCACGGTAGGCCAAGTCCATGATACCACCACTGGCAATCAGGTGATCCGAAATCGACTGAATGAAGCAGTTGTGAACAACAACGTTGTTTGAAAGATAATTTTCGCTGGCAGTTTGAATATCGTATACTCGCTCTCTACCAAGAGACTTAATATCGACAATTGTCTCCAACTTAACATCAGGGACTGCTTTACCTTGATATTTGAGAGTTTCTTGAAGTTTTTCGATTTTATCCGACGTAATGAATCCTACTTTGTCGAAGAATTTCTGACGTTCACTTTTGTTTTTAATAAACAACGAATGATATGCTTGTTTATTACCCTTGGCCACACCTTCGTTTATTCTGGAATAAATTCCAAAATTGAACAATAGTTTCTGAACATCGTGAAGGAGATCAAGAGAAATCACGTTAAGCGAAACAGAGCCCTTACGGACTGAACCGTCAGCTTGAAACAGTGCGCGCAAATATTGTTGGACTGTGTTAAACCCGCCTTGCATAATTTTTGCAGGAACACGTAAATTTACACCCCAACGATTTTCTCGTAGAGCATACTTATCAAGAAAATGGAGCAAATGCTTTCCGTACAGACGGATGCGTTTTACCTCCAATCTATTATTCTTAGCCTTAACATCACGAATTTTGTAATGCTTACCTACGAATACTTTCTCGATTGCTGACATAACGGCTGTATGTTCTTCCGAAGTAACAGTCATGAACTCTATGACTGGTGAAGAATACATCGTACGGGATTGAAAGCCGTCCCCTTGTAGAAAACCCACAAGAAAGGCTTCTGCAAGTTCTACATCTGATACTTTATTCAGTTCAATAGTTGTATTATTGCGTTGAACCAAACGCATACCAACTTCAAGCTCATCAAGACGAATATATTCGAAAGTTTGATAAGCTTTATTGTGGTAGTAATCCTTAACAACGAGGATTTGATGATCTGCTGTTGCTTCAATGTAGTTAGAATTTGATAGCTCAACGCGAAATACTTCTTTTTTACCATTATCAGCTACAGCCACAACTTTGGTTGTACCTTCTCTATCGAAAACTTCGAGTCCGATGAGGTTCTTTTTAACAACAGTCCCAATT